AAGTGGAACTTGGTCTATAGGAGCATATGCAGTAGTCCTTTATCCTGAAATCAATTTAGTTGGTAATGGTGAAAACATATCAAATGGTGATACTACACCTTCCGAAGCGGATTATACCGATTTTGGAAGTGTAAATGTTTGATGAAATGTTTTTTAATGCTATAATAAATCATGAAAACATATTTTAGAATAAGTGATGCTGGTACAAAAACAGAACGTTTACCGGGCGGCACAAAAGAGTTGTGTTTAGTTAATGCTTTACAAATATTTGAAAATGTCACAATTATAGCTGATAATTGCACACCTAAAACATTTGGATTTATAAATAATTTGCCTTTTGAAAATTACGATATTGTTAAAACATCGTTGGGTAATTCTGGATCGTTTATGAAAGCGTTAGATTTATCACTAGATCAAGAAGAAGAATTGATTTATTTTGTCGAAGACGATTATTTTCATCGTGATCATTCTTCAGATGTTATTCATGAGGCTTTGTCTTTACCTTTAAAACCAAGCTATGTCACTTTGTACGACCATCCAGACAAATATACTCCTATGTATTCTTGGGGTGAAATCAGTGGTGTAGTTCGTACTAAATCAACTCATTGGAGATATAGTGTTAGTACAACCATGACTTTTGCTAGCACAAAACAACATCTAATAGAAGATTACGATTTATGGAAAGAACACACAAAATCTTCTATGCCGAATGACCATCTTGCATTTATGGATTTACAATCAAAAGACAAGTTTTTAGCAGTGTCTATACCGGGAAGAAGTTGCAATTTGGATATTGCCATGTTAAGCAATCAAACGTTTATAGATGGGACAAAAGGGCTAGATATGGTTGAATGGTGGGTTGTTGATTTTATGGAACAACTGTTAAGAAGCATATTGATTCCTGAATATGGGGAAGAAAAATTAAATAAAATGCTAGAGCCACATGATAGATTAAACCAAATGAGAATTATGTCTACATTGTGTGGAGACAGATTAATCCCTACATTTTAATCCATTTTTCTATTAATTCATTTTTGAAAACTGTTCTTTCCCACTGATGAATCATGGTGTAAGGCAAAGGGTTGCTGTATCCTTTAAATAAAACCTGTCCTTGAAAAAAATCAACATCAATCCAATTTTTAGATATTCCTTCACCTGTAGCACAGTAAGGGAGCTTTTGCGGCAATACACAAGTGAATTTTAGAGGGGTGGCGTTTGCTATGTAATTTAATGCGGCTTGATCAGAACTATTTGTAGACGATATAGCACACAACCAAATAGTATTTAATATAGAGGCTACTGATTTGGGATCGCCATAAATAACTCCCGCATTTATTATAGGCCAATTCATAAATTGTCTTGAAAATCTACTTATGTTCATTTGGAACTTTGTTTGATCTAAACAATTAAATGTGCTTTGCCAATGATTCCCACCTTCGGCACATAAAGCCAAATCCCCAAAATCTAAAGAGAAAGGATTGATTTGAAACAGCACGTCTTTTATGTCTACAACTAAAACTTTTTCATATTTTTCCCAAATATCCATATGTTCCAAATATCCATAGAATCTATCACGCACTACTGTTTCTATGTTTTCTGGATTTACGTTTATTATATTACAATTGTATTTTTCAAATTTTTCTTTTTGATGCATATCATGGGAAAAAACTAATATATCTCCTTCAAAATTATGTCTTAATGATTTTAAAAATATGTCAACACCAATATTGTTGATGAAATTTTTCCCACTAGCCCATGTTATTATTGCGTTTTTGCTCATTAAAAATTTCGACCTCTTTTTTGTTCAATATGGTTGTATCAACTTTCACACTTCCAGAGTACTTTGGAAGGTAGGGACACATCTTGCATTTCAACGTGCAGCATTTTTTTTGTTTTAATAAAAACTCTCTTGATAGCATCAATCACCGATTAATCTTTTTTGCCCCAACTTAAAATAATTTTCTTCTTTTTCTATGCAAATCCAATTTCTATTAGTGTTTTTGGCTGCTATTGCTGTAGTACAAGAGCCAGCACAATTATCTAAAACAATCATACCTTCATTGGTATATGTTTTAATTAAGTATTCAAATAATTTAACTGGTTTTTGTGTTGGATGAAATTTTTCATCTGAATCATTATTCACTACAGGTATTTCAATTATAGAAGTAGGAAAACGATCTGTTTGTCCACCACCTACTATACCTTGTTTTGTCAACCCGTAATTAGTGCCGTCACTTGTGTTTTTAGTGAAAGAATTGACAGGTTTATGCCCTGTTGTTTTTTGAGGATTATATATTGGCAATTTTTGATAAAAAACCAATATAAGTTCGTGCTTTCTTAAAGGCATTTTCTTAGCATTCAAGAATCCAGTAGATTTGTTTTTTGACCAAATAAGTTCATATCTGAACATTTTAGGATTGCTAGTTATTAGTTGACTGGCAAAAGGCTGTATTGCGGTTAGCACAATAGCAGCCTTTTTTTTTGCTATTCTTTTATATTCTTTCCACAATTTATCAAAAGGAATTATGACATCCCATTTGTTTTTTGCTGTTACTCCATATGGAAGATCGCACAAAATCATGTCTATTGATTCGTTTGGAATATTTTTCATTATTTCCAAGCAATCGCCTAATATAAATTTATTATTCCCAATCATCATAATAAGAACTAGAAGGCTTGTCTATGTTTTTCAATGCAGCATTAGATGCTTTTTGTATTGCCATTTTTGTTAAATTAGGTTCAGCATTACGTACTAAACGACCTTGACTCAACGCATTAAGGGTTACTTCATGCGTTTTATTATTAGAGTAAACATGAATGAAAACTTCGCTTGTTTTATTTACTTTATCTTGATAAGCATCATATATCCCATTAACTATAACTTTTATATCTTGTGGAGTTATGTTCCAAGTTTCGACGTTTAGCCCTTCTAGTCTTTTCCATCCCCAATTCTTAATGGCAAAAGCACGAGCATCGCCTTGCCCTTCTGCCATTTTATATTCTTCTAAAGTCATCCCTTCGTCTTTCAAGGCTTCCCAAGCAAAGTCTTCTGGACTGTCTTCCCACTTGTCCATAATCATCTGTTTGGCAGATTGAGTTCTGGCAGCTTGTAATTCTTCTTCGTATTTTTCTTTTGCTATATATTCTTTGTAAGCAGGCCAATCTATGTATTCACCATGATCAAACTCATCATCAGCGTATTTTGATTGAACATTTTGAATGGCTAAGATTCGTGGTTTTGATCACAAATATCGCCATCACAATATTGGGCTTCACCATATTCATTAATCCAATACTCACCAGTTACAGATTCCAACCATAATCTAAAATTCATAAGTCTCATGATTTTATATATGGTTTTTGTTTTTTTTAATAGCCCTGACAGGAGTCGAACCTGCACGACCTTTCGGTCAATGGATTTTGAATCCATTGCGTCTGCCAATTCCGCCACAGGGCCATATTACATTTTCCATTTAGCTACAGGTATTCCCATTTCTACTTCTTCCCAACAATCCCCTAAATATTCGTGTTTTACAATTCCATCTTTCCCAATTTGCCATTTAATATAACAAACACCTAAATCATTTTTATTTATTTTTAGATTTTCAAATTCTTCTTTTGATATTGTTTTAATTGATCTTAATTCTGGAAAAACATTGTAATTTTCTATCATTGTTTTTAAATTTTCACAATATTCGCTAATGAAATTTTTGTCATAGTCATTTGAAAAAAACATATCTTTTTCTTTTAACGCCAAATAGCTTTTCATTGATTGAAATATTTCTAAATAATTAATGACTTCTTGTGCTGCACGTAGTTCTGTTTCAACATCCGCAGAAAAAAGATTGTATGACAATTTATCATTAACTTTGTAAAAATGTACAGGAGCAGGAAATCTATTCACCCAAATTTTACTATGAAAAGAGCATAATTGATGCATGTTATATTTGGTTGCGATGTTTTTAAGTTGTTTATAAAAAATGATTGGCATCCTTTTGTTTTATAAAATTGTAAAAATAAGGTTGGTTTTCAAAAAGATTGTAACAGTGAGAAAAGTATAATTTTCTTCTTTCACTCATTTTGACTATAAAAGTTTTATTTTTTTCATCTATTTTTGAGAAATCGTTATGGAAAGGAGGAGAATGCCAATGTTCGACAAGATACATGAATTCTTTAAAATTCTTTTGTGCATCTTGATCAATACGAACTGTAAGAGCATAGTATCTTTCTTCATCAGACCCAAAAATATTATTTTTTCTGCATGTTTTACATGGACCAAAAGAGGAACAACGTATATGTGGGTCATGTTTTCTTTTAACATGATTAGAATATTTTGTACTATCTTTTTTTACTTTGTTTGATTTTTCACGATATTGTTTTTTTCTATAATTTTTCCAAGATTTTGGATTCCATTCTGATCTGTCATTATCGTCCCAATCGTCCACTAGATAGCTTGGCGACCTTCTTGCTCTGTGTAACCTTTTGTTCCATCCAACTTCTTTAGCATCTTCTAAAGAGGCATAGTACGAACGTTTTTCTTGAGTCGTTTTTGGTAATCTAAAATACATTTGTAGCCTTTCGTAGTTAAAATAAAACTAACGAAGGGCCAAATGTTTTCCTATTTTTTTATTTATAAACATTTTAACCTATTGCCTTTAGAAATTCATTGAATCTTTTTAATTTTATGGAACCTGTTACTGTTATCGTATAGGTTTTATCTCCCACTTCTCCCGAATCATGTAAGTGTGTTTCTAAATCTTGATTATATGTCATTTTTTCTAAAAATCTATATAATTGTCTTTTCCCATAGTAATTCGTTTTTTTAGAATAATGTTTGAATATTTGATATCTTGTCGGTGTTTCCGTTGGCTGTAAGGAACTTATAATTTTTAATATAGCTATTTCTCTCATATCAAATTTTATTTTTTTTGGAGTAAAAAGCATAAATATTTCCTTTTTTAAAAAAGCGGAGAGTACAGGGATCGAACCTGTAAGGCTTTCGCTCGCTCGACTTCCAATCGAGTGCCGTCGCCATCCATCGGCTAGACTCTCCTAGTGTTCACTATTCATGTTGGGGGTTTGTTAAATCAAAATATCCTATATAATGCCCTTCTTTGTAGGCTAAAATAGATTTTTGTTTTGTTTTCTCGATTAAGCACTAGTCACAAATGATTATTTCTATTCCGAAAGTGTGAGTGAAATCGTCAATCACGGTAGACCCGTAGTTTCCGCTTGTTCGCCAACAAGTTGCAGAATGAGGAATGTCGAGATATTTAGATTTTGCATTGTCGTCATTATCATTGAATTCATTTTTGACAATACAATCACATATCAAACACTTCCTTGTATAAAAATCATCAATAGCCCTGACAGGAGTTGAACCTGCAAGAGTGTTTAGCTCGCCAGAACCTAAATCTGGTGCGTTTGCCAATTTCGCCACAGGGCTGAATTTATACTTACTAAGACTTTCCAATCTTTTTTTTGTCAATTCTCGATCCAAACAAATAGGAACTTGCCTGTCTTCCCCTTTTAGCATATCTATAGTAGAAGGCATTTTTCTAAAAGGATTAAAAATTAAAGGATAAAATATTTTTATTTTTATTTTGTTTAAAACGTTTTTAATAATTTTCATGATTGTTTTCCGTTTTGAAACAGCTTTGACAATGAATGCATTCAACATTTGCAGGCATCAATAATAATTTTCCACTATCCTCTGGTACGCTTTCCCAATCATTTAGTCCATATTGTTCTCTAACTATTTCTTCATGTTCTTCTTTTGACATTTCTGGTGCAATTAAGTTTCCATAATTGTCACGCCCACAGTCATCACAAGTCCAAGCAAAAGCAGGTCTTAAATCATCAATATTTATGGTTTTCAAAACTATTCCTTTAAAAAGTAGCACTGACAGGATTCGAACCTGCATATCTTTCGACACATCGACCTCAACGATGAGCGTATACCAATTTCGCCACAGTGCCATTGTACTATACAATTGTCTTTTGTAAAACAGTTATTGCTGTTCCGTATTAACATTTTGTTTTTGAATTAACTCACCAACTGCTTTTATGGTTGATAATTCATCTACGTTTATATAAAGAGATTTAGAATTAGTTAAAGAAATGACCCTAATTAATTTTAAACAATTATTTTCTAATTTTTCATGAACCATTTCTACCAAACTTTTGTTTGGAAAATAATAAAAACCATCATCACATTCTTTTATTTTTTCCCAAATTTGCTCATCCGAAAACATTAAGTACAATTCGACCTGACGGTTTTTTTTGGTAGACCACCATCTTTTTTTATTTTTTTCTGCAACTTTTTTACGATGCTTACGAATTATTTCTTCTTTTTCTTTTTCTCTTTCTGTTTTTATGTTTTTTATACAATTTTCACATAACAATTTTAAAGTTGTAATATCAATTCTTAACATCCCCAAAAGAGGGGTGCTTTTATTTGTTCCACATGAAGACATGAATTTATCCTTTATAATTTACAATTTACAACAAACGGAGCGAGAGGGATTCGAACCCTCGGACCACAAATTTGCGATCAACAGTTTAGCAAACTGTCGCTTTAAGCCACTCAGCCATCACTCCTGATTCAATCGGGTATCACAAAACGAATTGTATCATGTTCTCCCGGATTTTTTTTGCGATCCTGTAATAGTTTCTATTCTTTTCACTTGGCATTTTTCACAATGGGTATGAAATACAAAACCAGTACCACCTGTTGAAAAAACGCCGGGATTATCATCGCAGCCTCCCTCATTTTCAGATGTCCATTTATGGTTACACACATTTACTTTTGCTTCTAACATAATGGCTTCCTCATCAGGGGCAATATCTATAGTGAAATATTCTTTTTCTTCATTCCCTGTTTCATCAGTTAGAATATAGGAACATTGTATCGATGCCCCTTCTATACCCCAATATCCCTCTCTACACCAATCTTCAACTTTACTGGATGTCATTCGACGTGCTTCTAAAAAGCCGTTTGCCTTAAAAGAAGTTTCCTCAACTGAACAATTATCATACATTTTAATATTGTAATTCATAAAATATCCTTTTTTAGATAATTATTTTTCGTCACTTATGTTTCTTCTTGATAAATAATCTGCACTAATAGATTTTAGTATCATTCTGCCATTAGTAGCTGTTAACATCATGTTTTCATCTATTCTCTCCTTAGCAGTTTTTACAACCACGCCTTCTCTGCCTTTGAATCCCTCTAATTGATCAGTTTTAGCAATAGTTGTAAGACCATCAGTATATTCTTTTACTTTTTCTATGGAAAATTTTCCTTTATAAAGCACAGGAACAATGTCTATAGAAAAATCAGAAGCTAGTTTTTGTACTATATCAAAGTCTAAATATTTATTGTTTACAGCCACGTCAAAGAGTCTAAATTTCTTTTCCTTTTTTAATCCATAATTCATACCTTTTTGAATGCCTGCTCCATATAATTCTCCATAAGCAATAACGCTTTTAGCATTTTCATGTTGAGATTTCACGAAAAGCAAAAGAGGTTCTACTTCATCAGCGTTTATCCAAAATTCAGACAGCTTTAAAACAGGCTCATTATTTGAATCAACCTGCATACAACTTAAATACACTTCATTTTCTCTGTCGCTTTTTTCTTTTACTTGCCAATAAACATTCCCAAATTTAAATACATCATTTTCTAAGGGTTCTTTTTCTATAACACCTTTTTTTATTAGTTTATTTGATTCAAATCTTTTTATGTTGTCGTATTCTTTTTTTCTTTGACTGTCATGTGATCCGACGACAAATACATCATTTCCAAATTCATCTACTATTATTCCTATACGATTGGTTTTACCATGTATTTTTTCAGTAATTACTACTTCTTCATCTTTTTTGAATGCATTTGGATAATTATTAAATTGTTCTATTTCAGTGTAATGATAAAAACTAGGATCAGAGCAAATAACATCTAATTCTTGTATGTTTGATGGTTCCCACTTTTCAACATTAAAATGACTTTTAACATCTGTACCTACTTCCCAATTTGGATCATCACCTTGGGTTTCGTCTATTGGCATTATAACCCCAAATGATTTTTCGCCACGCAATATTGCAGCACGAACAATTCCACCTTCTTTTGAATTCCCTTTTTCATCTTTAGGAATAGGCTTCAAATATTTCATGATTCCCAATCTAGATTCAGCTAGATTTTTTGGCAAGATGGAGTCTGGAGGAAAGTAAACGCATTTATCTCCAGACTTAAATTGTGCTTGTTGAGTTTCTGGATTAAATCCTATACATATTTCCCACCCTTTTACAGTGGCAATAGCCATTTTGTCGGCTCTAGGATGTGGTTTCACATCTTTGATTTCGCAAACTTCAACAATCAAACTACTCATTTGTTTTTCCTTATTAAAATTTTTAAGCCAATGCGTCTGTACGGAATCGAACCGTCTAGTCTAAAGACATCGGAGTTACAGTCCGATTTTGATCACCACCCAACAGCAGACGCAAAAAGTAGCCCTGACAGGATTCGAACCTGCAAGCCTGCAAGGACAACGCATTTTAAGTGCGTAGCGTTTTCCATTTCGCCACAGGGCCAATTTAAAGCGGAGAGCAGAGGTAACGATCCCCAAACCGATTAAAGTTCCAGCCGTTTTCAAAACGGCGCTGTCACGCCTGTACAGTTTACTCTCCATTATTACATCGAATGGCTAGGACAGGACTTGAACCTGCAACCAGCGGTACTTCACACCGCCACTCTACCAAATTGAGTTACCTAGCCGTTAATTTCTTATTCACTTTTCAAAGAACAAATTATTCATAAAAAAAAACCGCAAGTCGCTAAGACTTACGGTTTTAAAAGCATTTTAAAATTGCTTCGTTTAGTCTATAGCGATATCTTCCATGTTACTAAGTAACAAATAAGACGATGATAAACTAAAACTAAAAAACATGCAATTCATTTTCATTTTCCTCAATTTAATATAGTCTTCTCAAAACTTTTTTTGAAAACTACAATTCCTTTTCTTCGCACAATCATTATAACACGTTGTTGCTGATTGTAAAGCACAGCGTGTTATTTTTTTTCTAGCATTCTATCTGTCACATCTTTACCTTCAGAAAAAATTGAGCTTTTTTCTGTTGGGGGTTTCACTTCTCCAATCGGATTTTTCAAAGTTGCAAAACCCTTAGCAGCTTCTTTAGTATAATCAGCCATTGCTCCTTCAACCCCACTGGTGAAATTTGCAACAGAAGCTATTCCTGTGCTTCTACGGGTGAAATATCTAGAAGTACCGTCAGATAAAGCTGACATGCCAGTTTTGGCGTCATTAGCCGTTTTGTTATCCCAAACAGCCATGTTTCCCAATGCAACCCCTGTTTCTGCGGCAACTTGTAACATGCTTTGCTTATCACATCCCATAAAGGTAAATGTCCAGTTGCCTTTGTTTTGGCAAGTTTCAATCATGCTTTTTAATGTGTCTGCATCGTATACTTGATCTGAATTGGTCTGCCCATCAGAAATGCCAATTACAAGAAAGGCGGTATCTTTATCTTTATCTTCTGTTGCTGTTTTTTGCAACTTTTGAATAGTGTATCCAATGGCGTCTCGCATTGCGGTAGCACCTGATGGATTATAATGAGAAGGATCAGCCGTGACTAATTTTTCAACATTCTCATTCCAAAGATGTTCAGTGACACGTCCATTGAAAGTGACCAAAGATACAAATATATCTTGTTCTTTGGCGTATTCTTGCATTTGCTGAACTTGTTCATTGAATCCTTCAATGGCTTGGTCTTTAGTGGACCACATAGACCCGGATTTATCTAATACTATTGCGACATAAGTTTTTTTCTTTTTCATTTTTTGTTTCCTTTGTTTGTTTTATTACCTTTATATTCTCTTTGTAAAGAGTTGGCAGAGGCATATCTTACAGTTTGCCCTGATTTGTCTACTACTTCTGCCCAAGAATAAGAATTGTTGTCTGCCCATTCTTTACGTGTTATAGGCTGAATAGGAACAATTCCTATTGGCATTTCTTTAGGGATATTAGGCATATTTCTATTCGGCATTCTTGTTGGGGCAACAAGAATGCCGTCTTCAAAAGGGTTTGAATCACCAATTTTCACACGTCCTAGCACGATTTTCAAATTAGGAAGTTCGTTTGTGTTTTTTAGTTTTTCAAATTCGATTGCTGAATTTCTATATCTGTTTTTAAGAATTTTAAAAGCATCAGATTTAAGGGATGTTTCGATAATATCATGTGCTATATCAATGCTTATTTCAACTTCCCCGTTTTCGACAATTAAATACACCAATTGTCTCACTTCATGGGGAACCCCATCCCAAGACCTGCCTGTTTGATCACAAGTGTCATCTGGACGCAATGGCCTTTCGTGCCATATAGGGTTTTCATTTGCGTAACTATCTGGTATGTCACCAATATAAAACACTTCGTGTGGTTCGCCATTTACATCAACATGATCCATTTCTGGATAATTTTGTTTTATTTCTAAAAGAAGTTTGAGACTTGTAGCAACATCGATGATTTTACTGTTTTTTTCAAAAACAATAAACTTCTTCCCTTTGCTGATTTTTCTTAATCTATCTCCAACGGGAGAATCACTCTCAGAAGGGTCGTAAGCCTCTACCAATTCTTTTGGCGTCATTCTTTCGGCTTTACGAGAACTAACAGGCCGATTAACAGCATCTTCGCCTTTTTCTTTGCGGCCTCGCCAGATATTAGCAATGTCTTTTGCTATTGAAAGGGGTTGTATTTTTTTGTTGTTTATCTCAACAACAGGCAAAAAGTTAAGGATTTCTTCGTATTTGAATGCAGCAAGTCTTTCAACGTTGGTCCCGCCTTGTGCTTTAATACAAATAATAAAATCTTCGATGTTTATGAATCCGGGGTCGTGTCGCCCGTCTTTTTGCCCAATAGATTCATTGTGTTCTTTGATTACTGCATGCGCAGCATCCATCATATCCAGATATGGACTTTTCATTCGATAGCTCCTTTTTTTCTACGCAGTCTAATACTGCTTAACTTCTACAGCGACTTTTAGTTGACCTTCAACATGGCTCGCCAAACCATTAGTAATGTATCACGTTTTCGTTGTTTGTCAACCTCAACATGAAAAATTTATTTATCGACTATTTAATATAGTTTTAAAAAACAAATTTATATATACAAATATGAAGTTTAGAGAATTTTTAATTAAAGAAGGCCCGTTTGATAGTTTACCCGGTGGCGGCCCACCTTCATCAAGTCCCGGTGGCGATATGGGGGGTTTAGGCGGCGGTCTAGGCGGTGGCATGTCTATGCCATCTAGTTCTCCCCCACCTATGGGTGGAGGCATGAGCGGCGGTCTAGGCGGCATGGGTGGCATGGGTGGCGACCCATCAGCAGGTGCAGGCGGACAAGAACCTGAATTCGAATTAAAACCAAATGATGTATGGGATGTATTAAAAAAAATATTAAAAGGGCAACCTATAGAAGACGATAAAAAAAATCTAAAAGACTCTGGAAATAATAATCCATCTTCGCTACAATCTGGTCAACAACCGCAACAACAGGGCATGGCCCCCACTGGTCAAACAATTATCTAATTTTATTTGAACAGTTTCTCTATGCCCAAAATTTTAGTTTTTACAGATATACATATCCATCCCCATAAGAGATCAACGGATCGCCTGCAACATTGTCTAGATGCTCTAGATTGGGTTTTTAAAACAGCTAAAGAGCAAAAAATAGACAATATAGTTTTTCTTGGCGATTTATTTCATGATCGTCAAAAAATAGACGTGATGACCTATCATAAAACTTTTGAAGTTTTTGAAAAACATTTATATGAAAGAGATGTAAATGTTTTTCTATTGCTAGGCAACCACGATCTATGGTATTCTCAAAAATGGGATGTATCCTCTGTCAATCCATTAAAAAACTTGCCGGGAGTGACGGTAATCAATAAGCCAACAACTTTAAATATAGCAGGCAGTGATATTAGTTTTTTACCTTATACACATGACCCAAAATCAGATTTAGAAAAAATAAAAAACGATTCTGGTTTTAAAATATTATGTGGGCATGTGGCTATTGACGGTGCTGTTTGGAATAAAATGGCAAACACCGTTGCAGAGGTTCATGTTGAACACGATGGAGATATGATTAAAGTTGATCAAAGCGTGTTTAATGGATGGGACCAAGTGTTTTTGGGACATTATCACGCTGAACAAAAATTATCATATAATGTGGAATACGTTGGGTCACCCTTGCAATTGAGCTTTGGAGAAGCTTTTCAACATAAACACATATTGGTGTTTGATTTAGAAACACATAAAAAAGAATATATACGTAATAAATTTAGCCCGCAACATTTTATAATAAATCAAAAAGATATAGAAAAATATGATTTAAATAACAATTTCATCAAAATACAAGTTGATGATTTAAGCGAATCCCAACTTGTTGATTTTAAAAATAAATTGCTAAATGACAATGCCCCTATTTCCATTGAAATAAAACAAAAACCTAATGATAAAAAAGAAGATCAAAAAGACATTGAAGGGGCAAGAGATATTCTTTTAAAAGAAGATGAGATGATAGAAAAATATGTGGAAAAAAAAGAATTAGGGCAACTAGAAAAAAAGAGATTGCTTAAAATAGGTATGGATATATGTAACAACAGTCAAAATAAGGATAGTTAAAATGGGTGAAGGAAATGCCAAGAGGCTTTTACTTAATCGGGACACACGAGTTGTAATGCATGACGAAACCACCAAAAAAGTTCAAGATTTAAAAATCGGCAACTTGCTAAAATTTATAAAACAGCAAAATAAGGATAGTTGAAATGAGCGAAGAAGACGTTAAAAGTATTGTCGAAAGCAATCAGACTGTAACAATGAAATTTGTATTAAATGCAGAACAAGTTGATGCACAATGGAGGTCTTTATTTAATCGAGCAAGCGAGATATTTTTAAAAAATGCACAAAAGCATGGATTCACACCAGAAAAAGGTACAGCAGTAACGCCAGAATTTCATGCTACAAGAATGGCATTGATACATACTGAAGTTGCAGAAGCAACAGAAGCTATAAGAAATGGAAATCCAGAAGATGAAAAAGTGAAAGGATTTTCCAATTTAGAAATAGAATTAGCTGATGTTATAATTAGAATTATGGAATATGCAGCGTTTTCTGATTTGAATTTAGGCGATGCAATTTTGGCCAAACACAATTACAATGTCAAACGTGAACACAAACATGGCGGAAAGTTATTTTAATGCATGATTTACAGTTTAAATTTTTAGGGGCAAATAATTTCCTTTGTTACGGAGAAGAAGGAATAAAATTAGAGTTATCTAATTACGGCAATATCGTTTTAGTTAGAGGCGATAATCTAGATGTCGAAGAAGAAGAAGAAAGAATAGCTTCGAATGGCGTTGGGAAGTCCACAATTCCAGAAATTATAGTTTACACTTTATTTGGTAAGACAATTAAAAGCCCAAAAAAACTAAAGCACGAAAACATAATACATAATAAAATTGGCAAAGGGTTGAAAACAGAAGTTCACTGGAACAAATATAGAGTTGTTCGAACCAGAAAGCCAAATACATTAAGAATGTGGGAAAGTGAAACTGGTGATTGGACTGATGAAAATGAAATCACTTTAGGTGGAATGCCAGCCACACAAGAATTAATAGAAACAAAAATTGGATTATCTTACGAAACGTTCGTCAATGTAATTATCTTCACAGATAACAGCAATGGTGCGTTTATGGAATGTGATAAGCCAACTAAAAGGAAAATAGTAGAAAATCTTCTGTCTCTATCCCAATATCAGGCACATTCAGATTTTGCTAAAAAGAAAAAGAATTCTATTAAGCAAAACATAAAATTAATAAGCAATAGCTATGAACATTTATTGAACGAAAAAGATTCTAGATTGAAAAGAATAGACGAAATAAAAAATAAAGATAAAGAATGGATGGTTTCAAAAAAATCAGAATTGAAAAAAGTCAATGACATCATTGAAGGTAAAAAAGAAGAATTAAAAAGCACAGATCAAGGTAAAGCATTAGAAAAATATCAAGAGGCACAAGACAAAATCAAAGAAATTAACATTTTGTTTCCTCAACTAGAATCTAGTTTAGATGAATACACAGAAGGCGTAAATAAGTCTAAAGAGTTATCTGACAAACATTTAGAAAAAATAAGTGATATTGACAAAAGCATATCTAAACATAAACTTCAAATAAACGAATTAGAAAATTACATTTCTCAAAGAGAGAAATTGATTAGCTCTTTTGAAAATAAAGAAGGTCAAGAATGTGCTAGTTGCTTAGGAATTGTGGACAAGAAAAATTATAAAAAAGCAGTTGACAGTTATGAAAAAGAAATAGAATCATCTCAAGTCAAATTAGATAATTTTGACGACAATAAATCAGCGTTAGAAGCAGATAAGTTGAAATTAAAAGAAAAACTAGACTCTTGCAAAGAAATAATAGAATTCACAAAAAAGAAACAAAAAACCTTAGAAGACAAAATATCTAAAAATAGAGAATTGATAAGACAACTGTCTTTAATAGACAGGCCAGAAATAGATACAGATCAAAAGGTTATAGAAAATCAGATAAATCAATTAAAAGAAATGGCTGTCGAAAAAGAAATTGAAATAAAAAACAATCCTTATAAGGAAATATTAGAAACTGCTGTAAAAGATCACGAGAAAAAGAAAACAGAATGCCAAGAAAAAAACGAAGAACTTAAAAAGGCAGAAGAAGAATTGCCTTATTACGAATTTTGGGTTGAGGCTTTTGGAGATTCTGGAATTAGAAAATTTATAGTTGAAGGCATAGTGCCTGCTCTAAACAAGAAGACGGAATACTGGATGGAATTTCTTATAGATGGAAAAATAAAATTATCTTTTGACAATGAGTTAGAAGAAACAATTAAAAGGAATCCTGCGGATGGTGACCCGTTTGTTTATCACGCAATGTCTGGTGGTGAACGCCGCCGTCTTAATCTTGCCGTTTCCCAAGCTTTTGCTCATGTAATGATGCTAAATACAGGTGCTATTCCTTCATTGGTTTTTCTAGATGAAGTTTCTACAAATATAGACCCTATAGGCATTCAAGGTTTATACAACATGATTGTAGAATTATCTAAAGATAGACAAGTTTTTGTTACTACACATGACCAAGAATTGTTGGAATTGCTTAATGGTTGTGATACAATAAATCTTCTTAAAAAGGATGGGTTCACTAAATTGTCTAATTAAAATTATTATTAATAAACAGAATTATTTTAATAACACTTAGATATCGCTACCGACAAAAACAAATAGGAAGGTTTAGAAATATGAGCATTGCGAAAGAGTTTCACAGTGGTATGGGTCAAGCAGTTGCCGAAAGAACCATATTAAGAAAAAAAGACAATGGCGAATTAGAAAAATGGGAAGACGTGGCAGATAGGGTAGCATTGGGAAACTCTTTATTATGCAATACAAAAGAAGAACAAGAGAGAGAATATAAACTACTAAAAAAGCATCTTTTAAAGGCAAATACTCTAATGTCGGGTCGTCATTTGCAACACGGCGATGCAGATCAACCAAAACGAAATATGGAGATTTTTACTAATTGTGCTACAGCAATTAGTGGGTTTGCGTCATTTTACTTATTAATGAACGGAAGTGGCGTTGGTCGGTGTTATGACGATGACATTATGCTTGTTAATTGGGATTACGCCCCTGTTATTCGGTGTGTAATAGATGAAAACCATCCAGATTTCGATTTTTCCGCTCATGAATCCGTGCGTGACGCTAAGCATAAATATGTTGGTGGAAAAGACATTCTTTGGCATCGAGTAGAAGATACAAGAGAGGGATGGAGCAAAGCTTTAGAAGTTTGGGAAAACGCAGCTTTTCAAAAAATACATACTCACAAAATGCTCATATTGGATTTTTCTGGCGTAAGAGCTAAAGGATCGCCGATTAAAGGGATGCAGAACAGACCCGCTAGTGGGCCAGTCCCTTTAATGAATGCTTTCAATAAAACACTTGCCTTAAAAGGTGCGGGAATGCCACGCTGGAAACAAGCAATGTATGCAGACCATTATTTTGCTGAATGCGTATTAGTTGGAGGCGCACGTCGAGCAGCTAGAATGTCTGTTAAAAATTGGCGAGACACATCAGTATTAGATTTCATTGCTGTAAAACGTCCTATAGAATATTATGGTAAAAAAGTGGATGAAGTTGTGGATATTAGATTGAATTCTGAACTTCATCCACAAGGTTTTTTGTGGTCTTCAAATAATAGCATTACGGTTGATAAAGAATTTTGGGAGCGTGCAAATGCTGGACGTAACGATCCTTTGTTCAAAGAAGAATTGACCAAACACGCCAAGCGTGTTTTTAAAGCTGCTACATCTGCTTCTTATGCTGATGGTACTGGTGAACCGGGTTTTATAAATGAGGACAAGTTAGTAAAAAACAAGTCGGGTATTTCTGATTTGGTTAAAAACAATGAATACTTCGGCAGCGATAAATATCAGTTAGAAGAAGATACAGAAATATACATGAGCCGCCTTCTTAAAAAGGCTTCCAAAAAGCTTAATTTTATGATTGTCAACCCATGTGTGACAAAAGATACATGGGTCATGACTAATTTAGGACCAAGACAAGTATTTGAATTAATTGGCCATGACTACACTGCTGTTGTGGACGGCAAAGAATATAAAGCAAAAGGATTCTGGAAGACTGGTGATAAACGAGTTTTCAAAATGAAAACGAACAGGGGGTATGAACTAAAACTAACAGAAAATCATAAAATTTTGGTAGAAACCAGTAGAAAACAAAAATTTAATGGTGGCTATAACGTCAAGCAAGAATGGAAAGAATTAAAAGACATTAAAATTGGTGATAAAATAGTATTAAACAATCATGATAATTATTCTTGGGAAGGTTGTGGTGGTACATTTGAAGAAGGCTGGTTGCTTGGCGAAATGGTAGGTGATGGCGGTCATAATCCAGAAAAATATCCGAGTTATGTTAGATTTTGGAATGAAGATGAAGATGTTCAAAAAATGGCAGGAATAGCAGTAGAATATTTAGAAAATATTGGCGTTGGTCCACAATTCAAAAGCGAAAAAAGCGATACAAATGGAATTGTCACCGTATCCACTAAAACACTAAATAGGCTTACTTCTAATTTAATAGAAGAAAAAAGTAAAAATCTATTGCCGAAAATTGAACAAATGAGCAAAGATTTTTATTGCGGGTTTATTAGAGGTCTTTTTGATGCTGATGGTACTGTTTTGCTACAAAAAGAAAAAGGGCGTAGCGTTAGACTGTCTCAAAACAACATCGAAAGATTAAAAACGATTCAAAGAATGTTGTTGCGATTGGGTATTGCTACTACAATTTATAAAGACAGAACTACAGAGTCAGGAAAATGTCTACCTGATGGAAAAGGTTCGCAAAAACTATATTTTTGTAAAGCCACTCACGAATTGGCAATATCGAAAGACAATATTAATAAATTCGAAAAAACAATAGGTTTTCATAGCGATAACAAAAATAAAAAATTAATTGGTTGCATCGAATCTATTACTAGAGGAGCTTACAAAGAAAGATTTACTGCTACTGTATCTTCAATTGAATTTGTTGGCGTAGAAGATGTATACGACACTACTGTAGAAAAAGTCCATGCTTTTGATGCAAATGGAATAAAAGCACATAATTGTGGTGAAATTGTAATAGCATTATGGGGTGCTTTTTGCACTATTGCGGATTTAGTACCTTTTCACAGCGAGAATATTTCCGACTTTGAAGAATGTGCTAGGACCATTACGAGAGGGCTGATTCGTGTAAACACTATGGATTCTATTTACAATAAAGAAGTAAAAAGAACTAATAGAATAGGTATAGGACTTACAGGCGTTCACGAATATGCATGGAATGCATTTGGGTTGACGTTTAAAGATTTGTTAAATGAAGAAAAATCTAAAGATTTTTGGATGTCTTTGTCAAGAGTGAAAAGAGCAATTGTAGAAGAATCCGAAACGTATTCTAAAAAATTAGGAGTGGTTACTCCACATACTAATACTACAGTAAAACCTAGTGGAACGGTTTCAAAATTATTTGGACTTACAGAAGGATGGCATCTTCCCGCAATGAAATGGTATTTAAGATGGGTGCAGTTTAGAGTCGGCGATCCTATCGTTGATGAATATGAAAAAAAGGGATATCCAACAAGGCATTTGAAGCAATATAACAATACTGTTATTGTGGGCTTCCCTACTGTTCCTATTATCTGCAATCTAGGCATGCCAACAATAACAACTGCTGCGGAAGCAACTCCTGAAGAACAATACAAATGGCTCATGCTTGGCGAAAAATATTGGATTAGAGGGGTGGATGAAAATGGCGTTCCTCTAGAAGAAGATACAGGAAATCAAATTAGCTATACTTTAAAATATGATCCTGAAAAGGTTGATTATCAGGGCTTTTCAAAAACGCTAAAACAATATCAATCACAAATTAAAGCTTGTTCTATCATGCCTCAAGAAAAACAAAGCTCATATGAATACGTTCCAGAAGAACCAGTTACAAAAGCAGAATATGAAGATTATTGTAGAAAAATAGAGTTCATAAAAGAAGATGTAGATCGTGAACATGTAGATTGTGAAAGCGGAGCTTGTCCTATTGATTTCAATAAGTAAAATTAACTTATTGGCAAACAACATGTTGATATTTCAGCCATTTTCAAGTATAATAATTCTAACTTGAAAGGTTTAGAAATGTATGTAATTGAAACGTTTAAGGGATTAGATAAAAAACATTATTTCCGTGTTAGACACTCTAATAATAGGATTATACTTGTAAGTGAAGGGTATGAACGCCCTAGTACTAGAACGAGAATTGCAAATAATGTTGCAAAAAGTTGGGGCATCTTTGTTGAAAAGATAACAGAAGAAAAAAAGAAAACATCTTTTTGGGATTTGTGAACAATAAAAAATGTTTTCTTTTTTAGGATAAATTAAATGTCTAAATATATTTTTGTTGTTGGTGGTGTAATAAGCGGTACTGGAAAAGGCATAGCTGCTGCTTCCATTGCACTTCTTTTGAAACTAAGAGGGCATACTGTAGATATGCTAAAGTTTGATCCTTATCTTTCTATTGATGCTGGAATTTTATCGCCGGGACAACATGGTGAATGTTTTGTTTGTGATGACGGAAAAGAAAGCGATCTTGATATAGGTAGTTACGAACGTTTAGCCAATATCCCGGTATCTAAAGAAAACACATGTACTTCTGGAATTTTGTATAAAGAACTTTTATCTGAACAAGAATCTGGAGTTTGTTTAGGACAAACTTATCAAGTCATTCCGCATATGACTAATAAAATTCAAAAAAGAATAACAGACCTTGGCGAGAAATCCGATGTTGTCGTAATAGAAATAGGTGGCACTGTAGGAGATATAGAAAGTGCTGCATTTTATGAAGCCATAAGGATATTCAAACAAAAAAATGATTGTTTAGTAACTATGGTTGCTCCTATATTGTGGATACCCACTATAAAAGAATTTAAAACAAAACCATTACAAAACGCAATAAGAGATTTGCAACATCATGGGATAAGTCCTGATTTATTGCTTTGTCGAGTGGATAGAGAAGTATCTGAAAAAATACTTAAAAAAGTATCTGATTTAACGGGGATGTCACGAGATTGTGTGTTTGACGCTCCAGATGTTTCATCAATATATAAAGTTCCAATTGAGTTTTACAATCGCCATGTAGACGATGCTGTTGTAGATATTTTACACATGAAAAGAACACCATGTAGGATATCTAAATACAAAGAATTAGTAGAAACAAAAACAGATTCAGAAGTAAACATTGGAATAATTGGGAAATATGTTGATGTTGAAGATTCCTACATTTCTATCAAAGAATCTCTTTATCACGCTGGCGTTGCAAATAATGCAAAAGTGAATATAAAATGGATAGATGCCGAGAAGTTAGAGAAATCTAAAAGCACGCATTGCGTCCATAATTATTTTGAAAATCTGCATGGAATTATTGTTCCGGGAGGGTTTGACGTTCGTGGAGTTGAAGGGAAAATTAAAGCAATACGTTATGCTAGAGAAAAAAACATTCCTTTTTTGGGAATATGTCTAGGATTACAATGTGCGGTAATAGAATTCGCTAGAAATGTTTTAAACATAAGCAATGCGAATAGTTTAGAATTTGATCAAAAATCCACTGATCCTGTAATATACTACGTAGAGGGACAGGAAAATATAAAGAAAAAAAATGGAACTATGCGATTAGGAGCCTATGACTGCGATTTGAAAAAAGATAGTATGGCTCGTGATTTATATGGAAAAAAAAGAATATCAGAGAGACACAGACACAGATTAGAAGTTAATCCCGAATATGTCTCAAAATATGAAGAAAATGGATTTAAAGTATCGGGGATTCATCCCCAATCTAATCTAATTGAAATAATGGAATTAGAATCTCATCCTTTCTTCATAGGGGTTCAAGCACATCCAGAATTCAAAAGTAGTTTGATTAATCCTGCTCCTTTATTTGTAGGATTAATACACGCAGCAAAAATAAATGAAAAATTAAGTTAAAGATAAGTCTAAATAATAAGATGAGATTTAAAGAATTTATATTAAATGAAAACACTGCCTACCTTGGGCAAAGAATAAGCGACATTTTAAATGCTATTCATGATTTAAATCAAAATGCTGAAGGTATGGGGCCACGACAACTTGCTTCACAGGGAGAAGGCGTAGTTAATCAAATTAGACGCATTTTACATACTCATTGGGATCAAAAAGAAAAAAAATATTTGCCATCGCTTCAAAAAGCAGGAGTGGCGATTATGAAATCAATAGAAGAAAAAGGCGATTTAAAAAATGTTCTACAAGGAGCATCAGGCGAACTAGAAGAAATAGTTAACAAAATGGGTACGCCGCAAAATCGTTTGGCGACAATGCCTGAAACAGATAGCAAAAATCAAACTAGCCCCTCACAAGGGGAAGATGCACCTTCTGACTCATCAGCTTCACAACAGAATCCGCAACAAAATTCACAACCCCCATCTAACGTTGCGAATTCTCCAGCACAAGGGCCACAAACGCCGGGAGTGCAGGAGCCACAACCAGCAATGGATTCCACTTTACCCGTTGCTCCTGCTGGATAAGCTGATGTTAAAATAACCCCCTATTGAAAAATGGGGGTGTTTTTTTTATCCTATTTTGATATAATAAAGATTACCGTTTGGAGAATCTATTATGTGTGGAATGGCTGGATATATTGGGGAAAGTTTTAATCCCAAAGTAACTCATGAATTAATTACAGAACTGCTTTTGCAAGCAGAAAGTAGAGGGATTGACGCTTCTGGTTTTTGGGGTACTCAAAAAGGGAATGGTAAAGTTCTTTACCACAAGGAACCTCGAAGGGCTAGTGAGTTTATTAAAAAAGATGTTTGGAAAAAAGTTGAAAGATTTAACCCAAACATGCTTTTAGTACACGCTCGTGGGGCATCATCTGGCGTGGGGTTACCTTCTGCAAATAAAAACAATCATCCTTTTATGACTTCTGATAGAAGTATAGGACTCATGCATAATGGCCGTATTCCTGATTTGGAATACAAATCTTTAAAAAAACAATATGAAGTCGTTTCAGAATGCGATTCTGAAATACTATTAAGAATATTTGAATCTGCAAAATACGATGATGATCATTCAGATTTTGAAGATTGTCAGCTTGAAACAATTGACAATCAAGTAAAATCAAGACTCACTGGTATTAGAGACATCTGGTCCCACATAATAGATGGTCATATGGCCGTAGCAATTGGGGAAAGAATAGATGATGACAATCGTCGTTTATGGCTGTTTAGAAATAAACATAGGAGTTTATGGTTGGCGGATTTAAGAAAAGAATTAGGACAAATCTTTTTTTGTTCTACCTTGAACATGTGGAAAAATGCTGTATTCAACTCTACTTCTTTACAAACAATTATAAAAAAGTCAGTCAAATTAATAGAAATGCCAACAGAAGAAATATGGGCATTAAGAATTTCAAACAATGAACCTGTTGTTGTTAAAGAAAACATAATGAAGTTTGACGTACTTCAACCTGAAGAATACACTTATTCTGATATAAAAAAAGAAAAAATCAAAATCCCTATTAATAAAGCGGTAACTGGCGTTTATACAAATTTAGACGATCAAGAAAACGTCAAAGCCTCAAATATGATAAAAGAAACTCCGTATTCAACAAATCAAATAAAATATAAAAAGAAAAAAGAAAAAGTAAAAGAAACTGAAATTGAAGAAAGAGATTATGAAGATGCAATGAAAGAAGCGATTATAGAAAAAGTTGATGCTGCTTGTGAAAAAATGCACGACCTTTTGACAGATATTGAAGTAGTAACAGCAAACAATTTAGGAGAAGGTTCTTTAACGCTATCTAATTGCGAAGAACTATTAGACAACCTGAACACTCACGAACTGGATTTAAAGGCTACTTTAAAAATGTTTGGCAATTAATTCATATAATTATACTAGTTGTTGACTAATATAATTATATGAAAGAAAAAGATTTAGAAATTGATAGCGTTCTAGATAAAGTAAAGAAAAAAAAATCTATTAAATCTGGAAAAAAAGGGGGGCGTGGCGAAAGAATTATATGCAAATCTTTAAATGAAAGGTTTGCATGTTTGTTGCAAAAGCACAAAGATTGGGGAGGGTTTAATAGATCAGTAGGGTCAGGAAATCGTTGGGGACAAGGGGTGCATTTGTCTCAAGCAGCGAAACAAACGTTTAGTGGAGATATTTCTTGTCCTACTAATTTCAAATTCGTAATAGAATCTAAATCTGGCTACAATGACATTGATTTGAATTCTATTTTTGATGGCGGGCAAAAAGAATTAGACAAGTTCTTTTGCCAAGTACTAGATGACGCTAGCAGAAGTGGAAGAAAACCTTTACTCATTTGGAGAAAAGATAGAAAACCTACTATAGCTTTTGTCTTATCAGAAGAAATAAACATAGAAGAATATCAATTCAGTATTCGATATAAAAATTGGGTAGGAGTCAATTTAGATAATTTGTTAAAACTAGACGATGCATTCTTTTTTAATCTTTAGGATTATAAGTAGCGGATGTATCACTCAAGTCCCCCACAAACAGTTCTTTCATAACCATAATAGGTTTTATAAATTTAAGTTTCTTTAAAGTATTTTTGGGACCATATGGCTGCATTCTAAAATGCCCCCTTCTCCAATGTGGTTTTGGAGAAGCATGAAACCCTTCTGCTGAACTTCTTGTTTTTTCTTTTCTTGTTTCGAAAAAATCTATTTTTTGTTCGAATTCAACAACAAACATCGTCCCATCAACTAGTCTTTTTGCTTGTTCTCTTTTAACTGCATTATTGCTGGACAATCTCCCTTTAAATTTGTCAAATTTTTGTTGTGACATTCCTAAAGGACCAATTATTTTCGTTCCTAGCAAGGTCATCATTAGAGAGAAATTCATGCCAATTCTTTGCACTTTTTCTGCAACCAAATCTTCTTGCATCAATTTTTCAAATTTAAATTCATCATCTTTTGGCAGGTTTTTATATCTGTTTTTCATAAGTCCATCTTCAATAGTGTCGTAAACAGGCGACAAGCTGTTCATGATGGCAGACCCCTCTTTCAATAAAGTGTCTTCCGAAAAACATCCAGATGCTATAAACCCTGTTTTTTCTTCTAGAAAATTTGCCACGTAACTAGGTCTATAATTAGAATTGTGTTTTTCAACTAAAAGCTTTTTGTATTCTTTGGGTATTTTTATAAAAGTAACGGGATATGGTTGACGATAGTTTTCAAAAGAAATATTTAATTCTGTATTTTCCAACGCAAGACATTGTTCGAATGTAGGGCAAAACACTTTAGGACCATCAGATAATGCTTTAGAAATAATGTGAACAAACATTGTGTTCGTTGTGCTATTTTTTGCAAAATCTATAAGACTAAAGACCATGCCTGAAATGTTTTCAGGTGGGGATAGTCTCAAGTTTACGTTGAAATAAACTTGTTTGTTTTTAGTTAAAAAATCAATCCAGTTGTTTTGCCCAAGCCACTTCAAAGCCGTGTGATATTGCGAAGGAATAAATTCTGACATCATTGTTTTAATCTTTCAGTAAATCCATATAATAGACGATAGTACAAGTTGAAGCTTTTTAAAGGAGATGAAATGACAAGTACGAGCGGTCTATTGAATGATTCCACCGAATCAGAATTGTTCGAAAAGGAATATTATAAAAGTTATTGGGTTGCGAAATCTTATTTTTTAAACAATGAATATTTTTCAATTTGCATTGATAGGAAACAACTCGAAAGAGCGAAAAAGGTATGCGAAACCAACTTCCGGCTTTACGGTGAAACTTCTAAAAACCCTACACGAAATTTAATATTATAAAAAAAGCCGGGGCAATATTACCCCGGCTTTTTTTATCAGTACAAGTTTTTAAAAACTCATACTTACACCAACGTTTCCAACAAGCTCGAAATCGCTATTGTTGTTGAAATTGTCTGCATCACCGCCGAGAAACAAACCATGAACGCCAGCATTCAAAGTCCAGTTGTCGCCAATGAATTCTAGGGGAATAGACCCTTCTAACCCAATATCGAGATATCCAAAATCAGCATCGTCGCCATAATAGTCGTCAATGCTGAATCCTACGACAACAGGTGTGGAAACAGTTATATTATCTAAAATAATAACTGTTGGTCTAATTCCTAGCTCAAGATAAGAACCAGTGCCGTTGCCATCTCTTGAACCTTCTGTTTCAAATGCAAGAAGCACATAAGGGTTGACATCAACACCAAAAAATTCTTTGTTTGAAGAAACCCCTAAAGTAATTTCTTGTATCTCATCAAATGCTGCATTTGGACTTAAATACAGGTTGTATCCAAAAGATGTAGTTAAAAAATTGGTTAAGTCGAAATCGACTGAAATTCCCAAACGTGTTTCATACCACGCCTCTACATCGTTGTTTACTGATGCTCTTGTTTGTGCTTCGTGAATGCTGTTCCACCAAACCCCGTTTACTCTGAGATTGTTGTGAGCGTGGTAAACAACATCTAAACTAGGTTGTGCTATTACGCCTGCGTCCTCTTGATTTATGCCTCTATGAAAATAGTGGGTCGTAAAATCAGTGTTTGCTCTAAAAGAAAGAGAATCTTCTTTAGCAAGGTCTTGCCCCATTACAGGCATGCTAAGTCCTACTGCAACTAGCAGTGTAAATAAAAACTTCTTCATCATGTTTGGTTCCTTTCGTTTAAACCATTGATGTAAGTCGTCTATTGTACTGATCGTCGTTCATAAGTCAACTTCTTTACAATCTTATGAAAAGTCGTATAATCATCGCAATCACGTTTTTGGAGCAAAATAAATGAAGAATAATACTTATCCTAAAGAAAAAAATAAAAAATTAGCTTCTCATTATAAAAGAATGCTCCATATAAAAGGAGAAAAATGGTCTTACAAAATCGCAGGTACAGATGTTTATATCTTGTCATCAAACAGACAAACAAAATATAAAACTAGTACATTTGAAGCATCAGGCACGACAGAAGATGCCTTTTGGAGCGAACAAGATGAATATAGTAGCATGGATATAGAGTATCCGACATGTACGCCAAAAGATATAAAAATATTTATAATAAATAACATTTTTACGGGAAAACAAAATGGAATTCGAGTTATATAGTAAAAGAGACAAAAGATGGATAAAGTCTGCGATTAAATCCGAAATCAAATCTGACGGTAAGATTGTGGTGGGACTAACCAGTGGATGTTATGATTTGTTGCACTATTTGCATCTTTTATATTTTAAAAGATGTAGAAGATATTGCGATATTTTATTGGTCGGGGTCGACAGTGATGACATGGTGCGAAAATCCAAACCCGGTCGTCCTATTGTTCCAGAGGCACATAGATTGGCAATGGTATCTGCTATAAATGTGGTAGATGCCGCCTTCATTATGGGAGATGTTAAAGATTTAGAAACTGCTATTAAAGAATTTGATGTTGACAAGCTTTTCAAAAATGATTTTTTCGTTGATCCAAATATAAAAATTGTAGGGGACGGATTGACAGAAATAGTAATTATTCCAGATGTGGACATGCCTGATTCCACATCTGGAATAATTGAAAGTATCATAAGAAAAAATAAAACATAGTTTTATTTTTTCTTATGATAATAATGGGTTACGAATTTTTCACTTTTATTTATTTCTATTTTATTTTTCAAAAAGTTATTTTTTATTTTGCTTATTGGAAAATAAACATCTCCAACATGTTCCCCATAAACAATGCTTAAAATTATTTCTTCAACATGTTCCAAGGCTTCTTCGTAAATAGAAGCACCACCTATAACAAAAATATCTCTATCTCCTGCTATTTTTTTGGCTAAATCTAAAGCAGATTCAAAACTATTACACCAATGTACGCTTTTTGGAACATCATCAGTACGTTCTTGTCGAGATATAACTATAGATTCTCTTTTAGGCAAAGGTTTTATGGGCAAACTGTCCCACGTTTTTCGCCCCATTATTAAGATGTTGTTTACTGTTGTTTCTTTAAACAAAGTTAATTCTTCTGAGATATGCCAAGGCAATTTATTTTTATTTCCAATAAGCCCTTTTTCATTTGCTGCCATTATCATTTTCAACATGGAGTACCTTTTCTAATGGATAATTTGTTTTTCTATACTTTTTTTCTAGTTCTTTTTTAGAAACGTTTAATTCCAAACAAGCAAAATTCAATAATTGTTCTTCGGATATTGGTTTTTTAGTCAATACAGTTTCGATATCTTTCGCTGACATGTTTCTGAATTTGTTTCGCCATCCTGTATTTTCTCCTTTATACCAAGTATACCCATTAATAAATTGTTGTACTGCGATTTTTGTTTCTTTAACATATTTGTTTTTATATAAAGCTTCTTCAAAATTGTCTTTTTCTATATCGTAGTCTTGCCCACATCTTAATAAAATTGTAAACAAAGACTTTCGTGCATTGTTGCGATTCCAAAAAGGGGCAGGTTCTATCCAAATTGATCTGTTATATGTTGTCTTCCCAAATTTACTAAGGTTGGAATGCTTCATGTTTTTTTCTAGCTTTAAAATAAAAGCTGCTATATTCTTCGATTTGTCTTTTTTGTGTGCAAAAAGAATACATTTAATATTAGGATGATTATTATGAAAAGCTTCTCTACATCGTTGCCAACTAGAAACATTGCCTGTATCATCAACATGGGCGTAACTACCAGCAGCTACATTTATTGTTGGCATTCCAAAATTTTTTGTTTCATTTAGATAATTCATTTTTACCTTAAAAGTAGTATTTTTTATAAAGGGATAAACCAACATTCTTCTGCTCTATAGCGGCCCAATGTAGAGAAAGTCATCATGGGCTTCACTTGAGAAACAGCTAGTACAAGAATCCATTGTTTATCATCGTTAAAGGGATTTTTAACATTGTTAAAACAATTTTTACTCTTTATTCCGCAATTACAAGCAGAATGATGTGAAAAAGATACTCGACTTGTTTTACTGTAGAAATCTGCTGTGTACCTTTTCACAGTTTGAAAAATGTTTTTTTTGAAAATAATCACTCTTTTTTATTATAGCTTTATAGTTTAAACAATCAAACAATTAAAAATAGTTTACATGACAGAAATTTGAAACAAGTTTTAAAAGTTGAATTCTTCGATTAATTGCACTATAGTAGTAAATAAATGTAGTTGATGTGGAAACGAAGTTTTCTGCAAAATCTTTATATACCTCATTGACACAAGAGAAAAACATGGTACATTATTTGAATCGTGTAAGAACAGTAACGCTTAACAAAGGAGCAATGATATGAAAAAAGCAGAAAAACAGGCAAGACAAGGGGACATATTTTTCAAGTCGGTTGAAAAAGCCCCAACGAAAACAGTTAAACCCTATGGAAGTAACATTCTAGCATATGGCGAAGTTACGGGTCACGCTCATGCAATATCCAGCCCATCACTTTCAGAATACGAGTCTGTTATTGATGAAAATGGTGATATCTTTGTCTATTCATCAGAAAAAGATATAGAAATTTCTCACGAAGAACATGGGACAATAACTCTTGAAGCCAATAAATGGTGGAATGTTTCTCGTCAAAGAGAATACGACCCCATTGCTGTTGAAAAAGAACGAATTGTCGCTGACTGATTTATATTTGAGTTAATTTTTTGACTTAAATATATCTAATTAAAATGTATTAATTAGATATTTTACTCAATCCTTAAAAGGAATGCATCAAATGTCCGCAAAAAAACAAGAACAAGAACAGCCAAGAAACGCAGCAGATATCTTTAAAAGATATTTAGGACAAAAGGTGGCTGTACTTTGTGCTAGATACCATTATCGAGGAATTCTTTCTGTTGTAACAGAAGATGCGATTGTTTTAGCGAATCCAACAATGGTTGAAGTTAGCGGCATCGCCGCTGCTGAAAGACCCCATAGCGAAGACCCTATGGGGTCTGATGTCATTGTCAAAAATGATGCTATTGAAATCATGCATCAGTCAAATTGGGTAACGTCCGCATTGCCTTCCGAAGACGGATATGTTGGTACCAATACCAACTAAATAAAAACCCGTCAGTTTTACTGACGGGTTTTTATTTTTTTTAAAAGTGAGTAAATAATGTCAAAAACAAGCAGCCCTCTTTCAAAATGGCTTGCAAGGATTAGCATTGTCCATAGCGAATATGATTTTGGCCCTTTGAAAGAATATAGAAATGAAGAAGGTCGTCTTCATAGGGATAATGCACCAGCGTATGTTTCGCCAACCAAAGTTACCTATTATCAAAATGGGCGAAAACATGGGTTAGACGTAGGTATTTTTGGAACAATAGCCTATTATTATGAAGGAATTGCAGTTCCTAAAAGATTTATAGACGCACCAGAAACCCTAAATTTAGATTCTATAATTACAAATCCTAATACAGAGGTTAGGTATGTAGGATTAAAAGTTTATGGTTATGATAGAATGGAAAAGGAAGGGCGTCTCAAAAAAATCAATGAAGATGAAAAAGGGACTCTTTATCTTTTCAAATACAATGATGGCAAAACAGACCTTAATACAGAAATAGGTTTGGCAAAGGTGTTAAACTCGTCTGCGGAGCCTGATGGGACGTATAAGACGTATTTCCTACAAGTACCGCCAGATATGACTACCTGTAAAGAAGCTATTGCATGGACCTTTAGAATGAATGTCGACGATTATTTTCCAGAACAGGAAAGTTAATATTTATTAAAAAAAGCGGATTCAATTGAATCCGCTTTTTTTAATAAATGCTGTTGTATTCTTTTACTTTTTTTTCTATTGCTTTTCGTTCTAAAAGCATTTCTTTTACTGTTTCTTTTTTTGCCCAATCTAGAAGCAACTCCCCTCTCATTCCTTGTTCATAACCTTTTATTAATTTTTTGGTTTGTATTTTTTTATACACAGGAGCGCTAGGAGTCCCTATTATTTCTTCAATTTCTTGTTCAATTTTTATTTTTCTTTCATTATTCTTTTTTTCTAAAAAAAGATTCCAAAAAGGGGCCACAAAAAACAATATGAAAGCCAATAACCAAAGTTTATTTAAAGATTTTCTTGATATTGGGACGTGCAACATGTTCACCTTATAATTATTTGTGCTTATTAAAATAAAAAAACGTTATTATTTTTCCATTGTCGAAAAAGAAATTTATTGTCTAAATAATAATATGAAATTTCATAGTTTTATTATCAATAAGAAATTTGGACATTCTTTAAATTTAATTAAAGAAGAAAGCCAAATGCCTTTTGGAAAATACAAAGGGAAGCTTATTTCTCAAATTCCATCTGGATATCTTAATTGGGCTGTAGATACTGTAGATAGCAGAATCCTACCGGATGTTTTAAAACAAGAAATCATTGCTCTTATTAGACAAAACAAAAATATTCCTAGTGTCCCTAACGCAAACACAAACACAAATACAAATACAAATACAAATACAAACACAATAAACATTTTAAACAAAAAAGGGAGATGGATAGGCGTAAAAATAATAAGCAATCCTCCTTTAAATTTTCAAGTTGGGGACGTTTTAACTATCGAAATGAACGGTGAAGGCGATTGGTTTGCGGTGAGAGAAGATAAAAAAACTGCAATCTTATCAAAAAACATGATTTCCTCTATTGTTCAAAGTCTAAAAACAGATGATGGGAAAAGCATTCAAGGGGCCACCCCATTAGAAGTATTTAATATTATAAAGACTTTAAAGCCTTTAAAGAAAAACAAAAAAGATAGTCCGTTAATCCCATCTGAATTGATGAGTGATGAACAAAAAGCTATTGAATCCAAATTTGAAAAAATAATTAATGGACAACAAGATCACATTGTAATTAACGCCTTAGCAGGCACAGGCAAAACAACAGTTTTGAAACATTTAGCTTGGAAGTTCGGCAAGCCGGGCCAAAAGTGGTTGTATTTAGTTTTCAATAAAGCAAACGAAGTGGAAGCAGTAGAAAAATTTCCAAGTTTCGTAACAGTAAAAACAACTAATAGTTTTTTAGGAGATGTTTTAAAAGCTAAAAGCAATATAACGAAAATTCCTCAAACTGATAGGTTGATAGGAATAGCGAACCAAGACAATGGCAGCAAAAATATTGAAAAGATAAGATTATTGGCAGATAGCACAGAGTTCCAAGCAATAGAAAACACGTTGTTGAATTTATCAAATGTACATAACGAAACAGATTCTATAGGGAAGACTACAGGAAGGCTTATCAAAGCAATTAGATATTCTTTTAAAGAACAAGCTTTAAAATTAGCAAATTTAGCTAAATCATATGCAGTCGATCCAGAAGGAGATTTAGAAAAAGAATTTAAAATCATTATGGATAAATACGATTTTGACTACGATTTATCTGACATCAAAGAAAGAATTCAAAAATACGACTCTAGTTTTGGGGCTGCTGTAATTGATCGCTTGCAAGAAGTTTTAGGATATGATTTTATGACGGCTAATTTTGAAAAACAAATTATTAAAGCCTCTGAATGGATGATTAGAAAAAGCGTTCCCAATGCAACAAAACAAAAATACAAGTCGGGTAAGAACGAATATGATTTAGGAAAAATGAGAGATTTCAATGACGATTTGTGGTTCGCCGCAACGATGGCCAACAAAATTGATTGGCCTAAATACGATGTCGTTCTGGCTGACGAAGTGCAAGATTTCAACGTATCACAAAAAATTATGGTTCTGAAATTGCACGATGCTGGTAGCAAAATAGTTGCTGTAGGTGACCCCAATCAGTCGATATACAGATTTAGAGGGGCTGATGGAGAATCGTTTGATAATCTGGCAACTTTATTAAAAAAGGTTTCCCAATCAGATGAAAACGTTGAGTATTCTTTAACTAAAAACTTTAGATCGAAAAAGGCTATTATAGATTTCGCCAATGAAGAAACACATGTAAAGAATTTAATTCATGGTAGAACATCTGATGATGGAGATGATGGGATTGCAACCAAATTTAAAGTCGACTACAATCAGGCGTTTGAGGTTCTTAACCAAGAAGGAAATTCTAGAAAAAACACCGCCTTTATCGCCAGAACAAATGAGCCGTTAGTGCATGCTGCTTTAAAACTTTTGTCAAATAACATCCCTTTTGTTATTGTTGGAAAAGATATAGCTAAAGACTTGAAGAATCACATTGCTTATATGATTAGATTAAATAGACTGCATGACAATGATCGTGTTGGAGATTTACATCAAGCATTGTTTGATTTTCAAGAAAAAGAAAAGGAACAACATGAATCTAAATCCACAAAAAAATCTTATTTAGAAGAAGTTAATGAGGTAACAGAGGCGTTGTCATCTGCGATTGATAATTTTAGTAACAGTGAAAGAAATACATATGACTCTCCCACGAATAATGATGAAACAATTGGTGAATTTAAAAAATGGATAGAAAATAGATTGGGGGGATTAAATGTTGGCGAGCGTGTATCCGATACGAAAAAATATCAAAAGAAATTAGAAGAAGAAAATCCAGTAGTTTTGACGACAGCCCATCGTTCTAAAGGATTGGAATTTGAGAGGGTGTATGTGTTGAGGTACGACGGGTATCCTAATAAAAAAGCTACAAGAGAAGAAGACTTGAAGCAAGAAGAAAATGCGAAATATGTCACAATAACAAGAGCAATGGATGAACTGCATATTTTAGATTTGAAAGACCAACCGGGCTACAAAAAACCCAATTCAAGCGAATAAATCGCTTTACAAAACGCACAGAAGCCCTATACTTAACAAGCAAGATGTTTAACAAACAACAGCAAAATTGAATAGTATGGGCATAACGTCTCAATTTAAAACACGAATCAGACCTGCATACTCCGAAATGATGGGCAATATATGAATACAAAAGTTAAAATTTTAATTTATATTTTAGTGGTTTTTACATTTATATCAATGGCTATTTTAATTGAGCCATTAAACACTAATGAAATGACAAATAACGCATTGCAAGCCGTAAATGGGACATCGAACCAATTTATAGAGCAACAAACATATCGTGAAACAAGCGTGCTTATCAAAACGTGGTTTATGCCAATTGTATTGATTGTAATTGGCATATTTTTATTCAAAAAAGAATTTGTTAAATTCTTTAAAACTCTTTAAAAGGAAAATGTAAATGAAGCATGACATTGGAATTATTTTGGCAGTAGCAATTATGACACTAGCTGGATGTAAGCCATATCAAGAAGAAAGATATGTAGAAGCTGGTACAAATGAAACGGTTTATGTTATTCCAATCGACGGCGATGCAGCAACACAGGTTAAGCTTGATTCAAAAGAGGCTTATGAAGAAAGACGGGTTTTAGCTCGTAGAATAACTGTGCCTACTCGCTGGAAGAAAACGGGAAGATTTTGGGCTGATGGATATTATATTCCTACTGTAAGAGTAATACGAGTTAATAGAAGTCCTGTTACTAGAGAATGGACCGCAGATAACAACAGCGGTACTTCTAGAAACAATCAAGCTATTTGGATCGAATCTTCTGATTCTGTTGGTTTTTCTCTAGGATTCAACTGCACTGCAATGGTTCGTGAAGAAGATGCTTCTTTGTTTCTTTACTATTATCCCTCTGAAAAATCAGATGGAGAAAAAGGCAATGAAGACACCAATAGCCGACTAGCCGTTGTTATAGATACAGAAATCAGGGGATTGGTGCAGTCTGTTAGTTCAGAAGTAGCAGCTAGATACAATCTCGATCTTCTGCGAGAAAGAAAGAACGAGATTTTAGACGAAGTACGAAAAGCATTAATCCCTTATTTTGCAGAACGGGGCATTACCATAACAACTATTGGTATGTTCGATGGATTTTCTTATGAAAACGCCAATATTCAGAAATCTATTGATGATGTGTTCATCGCACAGCAAGAAAAAAATAGAGAAAAAGCACTTCTCGATGCTATGGGTTCAAAAGAACAAAGATTGAAGCGAGAAGGCGAAGCAGAAGCAGAAAAATTTGCTGCTATAGCTGAAAAACGTTTGGAAACTCGTGAAAAAGAAATTGATGTTGAAGTTCAAGGAATCCTCAAGAAGAACACTGCTCTTGCAAACGCAAGTCCTATATATGTTCAACTACGAGCTTTAGAAGTCGAACAGAACAGAGTAGAAAAATGGGATGGGAAAGCTCCGCAAATGATGATGGGGAGCAACGGTAATGGGTTTTTGCCTATGATGCAAATGCCAATGACAGTCACAAGCCCATAGAGAAAAATACGAGATAAAATTTAATACAAAAGCCCACGTTTTAAACGTGGGCTTTTGTATTTTAATTGCTATATTAAAATCATTATGGATATATTAGTAGTTCCTACAATTAGAAAAGATTGCATTCTTAATTTTTTAAACAAATGGGAGGGAAATGGAGATTGGGATAAGATTATTATTGTAGAAGATAATCCTACTTGTACTTTTGACATTAAAGGAATAGACTTTCACTATAGTTGGGAAGACATAGAAAAGGATTTAGGAAAAGACTCTTGGATCATTTCAAAACGTGATAGTGCAATTCGAACATATGGATTTTACAAAGCTTACCAGCTAGGGGCAGACTATATTTTCAGTCTAGATGACGACTGCATGCCTTATAAAAAAGATTTTTGTAAATCACATAAAGAAAATATGCTTTTTGAAAAATGGATGAGCCTGATTCCAGATGTTAGAACAAGGGGATTGCCCTATAAAAATAAAGGGATGTTAAAATGTGTAGCTAATGTAGGTTTGTGGAGAGGAATACCAGATTTTGACGCTGTGACTTCTTTAGCAAATGGAGTTCCAGAAAACTTTGACCCTCAATCTAAAAAACAAATTATACCAAATGGAGTTTACTTTCCTTTTTGTGGTATGAATATGGCATTTCATAAATCTATAATCCCATTAGCTTATTTTCCATTAATGGGGCAAAATCAAAAATATTCTAGATTTGATGATATTTGGTTTGGAATTATTTTAAAAAAGATATGTGATCATTTGAGGCTAAACATTAGCTACGGACATCCAGAAATAACTCATAAAAAGGCAAGCAATATGTTTGTCAATTTGATAAAAGAGGCTTCTGGTATTTATTCAAATGAAACTTTTTGGGAAACAATAGATCAAATAAAATTAACTAAAAACAATCCTAAAGATTGTATGGCTGAAATAGGGGATGGATTGCTTCACCTTGAAGATGAATATTTATCTAATCTTGGGAAAGCTATATTGATTTGGATTTCGTTTTTTAATTGATATATAAAAATATAATGAAATTTAAATTATGGTTGGAAAACGGGCAACTAGAATTTCCTTTTGCGAAAAAGGAACCTTATGACGTTAAAACAGAACCCATGTCTACAGAAAAAACACCAACAAAAAACCTTAAACTTGTATCAATAACCAATGATTATTCTAACCAAAAGGTGGTTAAAATAATCATTGGTCATGATACGTATGAATATTTTATACCTGCATTTGAAGGGAGAGATAGATTGATATCTCAATTGTCTACAAATGGGGCATGGAGTGCTTTAAATAAAATAAAAAAAATAAGTTCTTTTTATTATAAAAACGGACATCCTATTGAGTGATTTTCAAATTGGGTGTCACTATTCCATTGCCATATTTTGCATTGAATTCATTAGCTATTTCTTTTAGAGGCGTTGCGACAATTGCAACATGTTCTTTTTTTATTTTGAACACATCATCATCTGAAATAGGGATTAAAGGCATCAATCCGAATTGCGGCCTTCCAGTTGCAGGATCAACATCCATGACTGGTTTAAATGCATTTTTCATTTCGTAATAGTCATCTTTTTCTGTCAAAAAACACACTACCTGATCGCCATTGGTCAATTGTAAAACTTTAATATTATTCATAATATTTTCTCCTTTTCAACATTATAAAAGTTATTTACTAAAAAATCAACTAAGTTTCTTTATTATTCCGTGAAGCAGATAATAGAAAAGGTTCTTGAAGAAAACGATGAAGCAATTTTAGCAGATGGATTTGAATCTTCTGCAATTGGAGTTGGATATCGTTGTGGACAAAAACCTGTCATCGTTTATGATTATAAAAAATGCATTGAAGAAATAATTAAAAGCAAAGGAGTTTCAAGACTTGAAGCTGTTGATTTTTTTCACTACAATGTTGTAAGATGTTGGATCGATGAAAACTCACCTATATTTTTAGAACTATGCTAATACTACTTATTATTTCAAATTTATTATTGCCTTTTGCAGTGGTTTTGTATTTCGTTTATTATTCAAAAAAAGCAAAACAGAAAGATAAATCTATTTTGCTTTTGCTTGAATCTGTATTAAAAAAAATAGACTCTAACAAGAATGAGTTATATGAAATTTCTGACACTGTATATGAAATATTAGAATTGTTAGAAGATGATGGAGATGATGGGGATGATGACGGAGAACCTATTATTCTCATTGAATCATCATTGAAATTAACAGGTTAAATCTCGAACCAATGTGGCAATTGAGGTTTTATCAATTCTAAAAATTCTTTAGAAGAATCAATTCCTAATTTCAATCTGAATCTTCCTCTTTCTTTAATTATCTCTGAATCAAAATAAGCATAATTAAAATATTTTTTAATATTTTCAGTACCTTCTTCTCCCCAAATATTTGTATTTAAAATAATATTTTTGTTTTTTAATTTTCCACAGTCTCCGTACCAAACAGCAAACCCCACGTCTTTTAAAGAGCTAATATATTCTATATCAATTACTCTTTTTCCATTGGAATAAAAGTTTTTTCTATATTCATTAAATATAGGATAGCATAAAGAGTGCCATCTGTTTGTTTTTTCGATAGTAAAAGGCTTGTCAGAAGATAAGTTGCTTAATTCAAAAGACTTGTGTTCAAGCCACTTGCCTTTTATACATCTCATAGATAAATAAGCTGTTTTGCTTTTTTCAGACTTTATTAAAGATGAACCTCCTAATATAGTCCCTAAAATATATTGTTTTTGAAGATCAGATATTTCTGGATTTTTATTGTGTGCCATTCAATTATTTATGCAATTGGATAAATTTTATCCAATTGCATAAATAATTTGTTTCTAAATGTTTAGATATAATTGAGATCAAAACAAATTATTTAAGGAGGCATTTTATGTCAGCAACAAGCGTAACAGGAAAAGGGGCAGGAGCAGCGGGGAATCTTAAAGGTCCGGGAAACGGTCGTAATCATTTCGTACCATCAGTAACTCCACATGTTGTAGCAGCCGATGAAATTGCTTTAGTAGCCGGTGCAGCTACTGTAGAAGTGCCGGGTTTATCTGGCGTGAACTATACGGTTCAAGCTCAAGATATTACTACTCCATCTAACACAGTAGCAGTTACTAAAACTAACGTATCAAGTACACTTTCTAGATTGACTTTTGCAGGAACCGGCACTGACGTTGTTTCATACATCGTTGTGAAAATGGGCCAAGCTGGTTAATATTGTTAGACGATTCATCTTTCTAAACAACGTTCTTTGGTTGAAAAATCAAAGAACGTTTTTTATTATCCATTATAAGCTGGTTGTCCCATAAAGGTTTTGTTTTTGTTTCCACCGGGAGAATAAGCTGGTTGTCCCATAAAGGTGTGATTCTGATTACCTTGTTGATTCTGTTGATTCTGATTACCTTGTTGATTCTGTTGATTTTGATTACCTTGTTGATTCTGTTGATTTTGATTACCTTGTTGATTCTGGCTTACTTGCTTGCCATATTCAATAACACTTTTCAATATGTCATCAAACACGTTTTTTAATTCTGGATCAATACTTTGAGACAATTGGCTCAATCTAGATAGAAGCTTTCCCATTTCTTCTATTTTTGCTTCTTTAGAAGGAGCGGGATTTACATTGCCATGATAATTTTTCGCAACATCGCCAGCAAAGTTTCGAACCCCTGCTGCTGCCTGTCCTATAGAATTCGCCAGATTTTCATTTAGCGAATTGTTGAAATTTAATATTTTAATTTTATCTTCGTTTTTTTCTGCATAAGCGATAAGATGATCAATATAATGCTCTGCCACTACTTGCGTAGAAATGTCGTTTCCCACATAGTAGGATGCGGCTTTTGTTGTTGTATTAACTTCTTTTTCTTTATTGTAAAAATCTTTAAATGTTTTCATAGTTCACTCCCAATAGCTTTCTTTTAGATGTAATTCGTGTTCGTATATGGAATAATCTAATTTTAAAAATTTAGTCCATAACTCTAAAACAATACCTTCATTTTTATATATGAAATCAAGTTTAATATCTTTTTTATTTAATAATCCTGACATTGGCGTAAAATAAGATATCCCATTAAAAGACGCCATAGAATTGTAGTCAAACAAAATAGAACTAATTACGCCTACTAATTCGTAATCAGTATTGTAAACTCCCCCTCCTGAATCTCCCTTGACCACGTACATAGAAGTTCTGTATCTTTTATTATTTATGGATGTATCTGTTATTTTTCCGGGTATAAACCTTGGCGTGTCTTTATAGCCCACTCCATAAACATCATTCCCAATGTAAAGTTTGGGTGAAAAATTAATTTTAGCTGTGGGTAAAGGGAATGGTGTAAGAAAGACAATTACAGCCAAATCTAAACTTGGATATCTAGCATATGTTATGTATGGGAAAGAGTGATTTGAGCGTTTTGCAAAAACGAACTTTTCATAATATGCTATTTCCAAAAAAGACTTAGTGTTGAGGGCAACAACATGGTCGCAAGTTATCGCTGTGTTTAGATAAACATTGCGACTTGTCCTTATACTTTTTACGACAACCCCACTCCCACTTCCAGTTATCCGTTTATCAGTTCCAACTAATATATGCACTGATGGAGACAAGGATTGTTGATAAAGAACAATGTCTGCTTTTTGAGCATGCAATTTATTATTTGCGGCAAATAAAAACAGAAACAATACTATAATAATCTTGTACATAATTTTATATATTATTTAGGAGTAATAACATGAGTGGAGAAAATTGTTGCAAAAAAAACCCTGATCTTAAAAACGAATTGAATTCTTGCGAAAACGATTGCAAAAGCACAGGTTTTTTATGGGATTTGTTTGGCGAAAAAGAAAAGACATTTACCTTAAAAGAAGTAAATGTTTTAGTTGAAAAAATAAAGAAGTTTAACGCAGGGGCCATTGATGAATACTTGGACAACCACGTAAACGAAGCTATTAAAGAATGGGTTGACACTTACAGTGAGTGAAGATAGTTATTGGGATTTAGATGAAGTGACAAAAGCCATATGTGTCACTTGCCATGAAAAAACACCAAAAGGGTATTTATGGAAAGGCACAGAGTATGGATATGGCGAACACAAAATAGAATGTTCTATTTGCGGGAAAGTTATTAATGAAGAAACTAAGACCAGTAGTTAAAATACACGGTGGAAAATATTATTTATCAAAATGGATTATTGATGCTTTCCCTCAAGAATATGAAAAACTAAGTTATATAGAACCATATTGCGGCGGTGCAAGTGTTTTTATGAACAAAGTCCCGTCTAATAATATAGAAATAATTAACGATATATCTGCATCATTGATGCAAATATATCGTGCATTAAGAGACGAACCAGAATTATTCATACAAAAAGTTAAAAGAACCACATATTCAGAACGTGTATTTATTCGTGAGAAAAACAAACAAGGGAACGTGTTTGATGATTATCTCAAAGAAGCTTTAAATGAGTATGTCGTAAGAAGAATGAGCAGAGGTGGATTGAAAGAAGCTTTTGCTTGGTCTGATAGAGAAAGAGGCGGCAAGCCCGGAGATTTAAATGCGTGGATTACGATGGCTGACCATCTATCTCTTTTAGGGGATAGAATTAAAAAATGCTATTTGCTAAACAAACCAGCTTTAGAAATTATAGAAGTTTTTGATTCGAAAAATAGTTTGATTTACGTTGACCCTCCATATGATCCAGAAGCTAGAGTTTCTAAAAACGTATATGAAAATGAAATGACTACAGAAGATCATCTAAAGTTAATAGAACTCATAAAAACATGTAAGTCTAAAGTAGTTATTAGTGGATATCCATCAGCTATTTATAGAAGCCACTTGAAAGAATGGAACTGTATTCAGAAAAAGATAGCTAATCATTCATCTCAGAAAAAAACAAAACCAATTAAAACTGAATGTCTTTGGGTTAATTATTAACTCAAAGACATTTTTATTTTAAAACAATATAATTACTTCATAGATAAATGCGTGAGGCTGTTATTTAAACAATGGTTGGAAAACGCAGGTGTTGTTTACTCTAATGTAAACAACAGAAACTATACCAGCAGGTGTGTTGGCAGCAATATAGTCGCAGTTGACAAAGAAAACTGCGACTCTCTTGTAAATGTTGAGAAAATATTTGGTAAAAGAAAAAAAAGACACAAAAAGGAGAAGCCATGAACCCTAGTCCAGCAATTACTTTCGAAGTCGATTTGACACTTGTAAAGAGTGAAAATATAGGACCAGTAACATCCCAAAAGTCAATAGGAATTAAAAGTGCAAATCAAGCGGATAACGCAACAGCACCAAATAGAGTTTCTACGTGGCTTCCATCTTCATTAGGTTCATCTAACGTTAATCTTAAACACGGTGAAACATTCACACTTTATGGATTAGAAGCTATTAAGTTTAGAAATTTGTACGCCGAAGGCTATGCACCAGAAGAAAGAACTTGGGTGACAGTTTCATCATGATTTCTTTTCACAAACTATTAGAAAAAATGATGGAATCGGATCAATATGATGACGATTCTCAAGATTCCAACGCATTGCTTAAAAGTGGCGTTGAATCTAAAGCTATGGACATGATACGTTCAGGTAAAGATTTAGAAGGTTCTTTTTGGCAAAATTTTATTAATATGTGTTCTAATTCTGAATCCATGTCTGATTTGCTAGACGTTCCTAAACACAAAATTGCGGAATGGCCTTCTAAAATACAAGAGTTATTAGACGAAGTTGAAAATTTGGATTCAGAAGATGTAAAAGAAAAGAAAAAAGTGGTTTCTACTGGTGATAACACTTCGTTAGCTGATCCAAGCGGACCAGACGGTAGCCAACTAGACCAATCAGCCCCGAATAATGTAACAGGAGAAAAAAATGAGTTTAAGTTCAATACATGATTTCAAAAAATCAAAACATGTTCTAAATGAAGAAGATGGAATAGACATGAGTCGTTTAGCAGGTGCAAACAGTCTTTTAGGCACTGGAAGCGAACAAGTCGACACAAGTTTGTATAATAGATTAAATAGCGCAATAGGAAATTATTTGGAACAAAAATATCCTAATAAACAAGACGCTATAAAAGCTGTAATTGTTGCCACATTGAAAATTTTAAATACAGATTTGAATTCGATGATGTCTTCAACAGATTTGCAAAGAAGTTTGCCACAGCAAACAGACGACACACCTGACTCGGAAGTATAATTATGAATTTTAATGATTGGGTGAAATTACACGAAAACGAGCCTTCTACTCCCGTAACTGACGGGAACGAACAGGCTGCACGTCCTACTGGTGTCCCTTTAGATGAAATGCAGATTAAAAACATTCTAAAAATGAGACTAGAAGCTTTATTTAAAGAACTAGAGAACCAAAATTTTTCTCGTGACAAGTCTTTAGAATTGCTAACTATAATATTGAAAGAATTTAGTCAAGAATTTAATTTAACTTCGGTCCAACAAAAGCAGGCAGTTGACAATATTCAATGAAAAGCAATATCACAAGAAATCAAAGGCCATCCTTAGATGATAAAATAAAAAAAGCTTTGGCTAAAAAACCAACTGCTGATTATATCAATTCTAATGGGCTTACATCACTTCAGGTAAATAAAATGTTTGGCAACACAAAGGTTCCAAAGGCCACATTGATGAAAATCAATGGAAAAAAAGGAGGGTTGAAAAGACGCCTCACTGTAGAAAGAACCCCTAAAGTTTTAAGAAAAAGCAATAAGGGGCATTTGCCTGACCATAGTTCTAAAAAGTTAAAATTACCATTGTGGTTTGAATCTCAAGATAATATTGATGTTTCTATTATTGTGCCTTGTTTTCGCAGTAAAAAAGTCATAGAAAAACAAATACAATCTTGGGATGTAATTAACGATAATTATAACGTGGAAATAATTTACGTTAATGATGCGTGTCCAAACGATTCTTATCAAGAAGTAATTGCTTCTTGGCGAAAAAGAAAAGATGAAATTAAAAATAATGTTGGACAAATAATATTGAATGATGCAAATTATGGATATTCCATATCTTGCAACATAGGGGCTTCTCAAGCAAAAGGCAAATATCTTATATTTTTAAATGCTGATTGTGAAGTTAAACCCAATTGGATACGTCCTATGATAGAGTTATTGGACTCTGATGATGAAATAGGAATTGTGGGGAATTTACAAACAAAGAACGGAGAAATAGATTCTGCAGGATCGGAATGGTCTTGGAGGTCTAGTTCATTCGAACATATAGGTCGTAATGTTTATAATGGCGTTCCTATTGGACAAAGAATGAAAACAACCTCTTTGCCAGCGGATTTAAAAAATCCAATAGAAAGACAAATGGTGACAGGCTGCTGTTTTGCAATCAAAAGAGATTTATTCGTAGAACTAGAAGGCTTTGACACAAATTTCAGAATAGGATATTGGGAAGACTCTGATTTAAATATGAGAATAAGAGCAAAAGGGTTGAAGGTATATTTTCAACCCAAATCAGAAATAATACACATCGGTGGACATTCAGGAGGGGGCGGACATCCCTACATGGCAGACAACAAAAAACTGTTTCTGTCAAGATGGATAGATAATGGCAATTTTAATCCAAGAGCTAATACTGTTGTTGCTCCAACTATAAAATCAAATATTTTTGGCAAAGTCGTTGGTTGTGTAATAGCCTGTAATGAAGAAGAATTTTTACAGGTTTCTGTTGAAAGCGTAACAAAAATAGTTGATGAATGGGTATTTGTAATTGGTGGCAATCAGCATGCCTACAAAAGTGGAATGTGTGACGAAAAAGGATATCCCAACGATGAAACATTAGAGATAGCAAAAGAGTTGGCTGCAAAATATAACGGTACAGTTATTGAACCTCCTGATAGATTGTGGAAAGACAAGGTGGAAATGAGAAACGCCTATGTCCCATATTTAGACGATGGAGATTGGCTGTTTGTTCTAGATGGCGATGAAGTATACAAAGATGAACAATTGTGGCGAATATCAGAACTCATGCATACACATGAAGCATTTATAATGCAATTTTGGCTATTTTGGAACAATATGTCTACTCTAGGAACAGGCGCTTGGGATTCTTATCCTCAAGAAAGAATAATTCGCTGGCGGAAAGGGTATGGATATACAGGGAAGAATCATCTTTTTGTGTCTGATTCTTCCGGCGCTGTCGCACACAATAAAGTTCCATGCTACAGAGGGCAAGACAAATTATTTTATCATTATTCTTGGATTAGACCGATAGAAAAAATAAGACAAAAAAGAGAATATTATAAACATCAGTCTGGTAATCATAATGATACTTATGTTGATGAAGTGTTTCTCAAATGGCGTGAGAAACCAAAAGAAGTGGATGGCAAAACGCATCCTATGGGCGGTGGGAGTTATATAGATTTTATAGGAATGCACCCTAGAGGGGTCCAGAAACTTATAGAAGAAGGTAAGTTTGACTTCTAAATACAATAAAAGCTTTTTAATAACTGGAAGTGGGAGATCAGGCACGAAATTCTTGTCTAGTTTGATGAACAAGTCAGAAAAATGGACTGTTCTACATGAACCCAAACCAAAAAAAACAGATTACGAAAAAGCTTTTGTTGAAACAATTCAAAACAGATTTAATAAAGACTATTACGGTGAAGTAAACTCCTATTGTAGAAAATATCTTTTTGACTTAAAAATAAAGAATAAAGCTGTTATTGTTAGAAATCCATATGATATATGGGTTTCTATTGTTAATAGACGAAATAAAAATAAATTTTGGGAAAAAAGTTTGGAAGAATCTTTAAAAATAATCGACAAAGCGATAGATGATAAAAATATTTTTCCTATTAGTTTTAAAAAAATGACAACTAACGTCTATTATTGTCAAAACATTTTGTATGAATTTGACATACACGATGTTACAATTAAAGAAAAAGATTTGAAGCAAAAAATAGGCGAAACTAAAGAATTTAATTTCAAACGTTCCAATTGTCAAGAGAATAGATATTTTGAATATTTTTGCAACAAATATAAAAGTTTAATTTAGTTGAAAAAATCATACTAGTTTATTTTAAAATTGGAGTTTTGACAATGGATAAAAAAATACAAAGAGAAGAAGTAGTTAAAGAAATCAATAGCTGGACAAAAGCTATGAACTATCAATCAATCCCTTTTAGAAACTATGAAGGAATAAGACCTCATCGGGAAGACCACAAACATGTTTTTAATTCTTGTGTTAATGCTATTAAAAAAGAAAATTATGACATTAAAGGTAAAAGCGTTTTAGACGTGGGTTCAAATATAGGTTATTTCGCCTTTTCCTTTAGAAAAGAAGGTGCTGGAGATTTGTTTTTATTGGAAAAAATAGGCAAAATCGCTGAAACAGCGAGAAAGATTGCCGAAATAGAAGAATTGGAAAATGTTGAAGTATCAAAATCCACAATAAACAATTTAGAACAAGCAGAAAAAATAAAAAAATGCGATATCGTTGTTTATAAAAGCGTTCACCATTGGGTTAGAAAATTTTCTGACAATGAAATGGCAAAAAAAATATTTGGAGAACTAACAAAACAAGCTTCTATAGTTTTGTACGAGCCGGGCAATTTTGGCAACGCCAAAGTAAGTGAAGAAGATGATAACTTGCCTGAGATTTTTGGCTTCAAAACAGTTACTATATCAAAAAAGTTTAGAGGAAGAAAAGTTAAAGTCTGTTTTAAATGATTTTAGAAGCTAATAAAAAATATAATATGTTTGATAAAGAATTAACTTTTGAATCCTTTTTTCATAGAGTGGGTTGCAAAAAGGATTCTATAGGCAAAATGGTTTCAGTTAGGTTTTTAGACTTAGACAAAAAACACCCTCCAAGAAAAGATTTGCATCAGCATTTGTATGCTGCGGCTTTAGATGAAAATAGAAGCAAATGGTTTGTCAAATTCTTAACAGAAGGGCATTATAGAAAATCAAAAAATGTTTATGATAGCTTAAAATCTTTCGACAAAGACAATGTTGTTTTAGAAACATTCTACGACAGCGTGAATAACGCTCTTTGTCAACCAAAATTGCCTAAGACATTGCATGAAGGTATAAAGAATATAACCCTTCAACAAGCTTCTGAAAATGCTGATATAATTGTTTCTTTTATAGAAAGAATTTATAAAAGCGAAGACGAAGATGCTAAAAAAAATATTTCTCATTTTGACATGTCATATGGGAATTTCATGTTCGATTCTAAAAAGAGAATTGCTATTATAGATTTTGGGTTGTGGCCTAGAGACACAACTATACAACACTGGTATGAACTAGCAGAAAAAATTAGAGGTATGGCAAATGATTTATAGTTGTTCTATGTTTTTTAACGAATTTGATCTTCTGGACCTTAAAATAGCAGAAGAAATAAATATAGTAGATAAAATAATTTTAGTAGAATCTACTAAAACACATTCAAATCAAAATAAAAATTTGTTACTAAAAAACAATCCAAAATATGTTCACCCCAAAATAGAAATTGTAGTCGTAGGAGAAGACTTTTCTAATTCTAAATTTGATAACGAAGCATCTCAAAGAAACGCCTCAATAAAAGCCATGCAACAGTTGAAAGATGACGATGTTATTATTTCTTGCGATTTAGATGAAATATTATGTGAAGAAGATATTTCTAAAGTTGTAGAAAAAACTAAAGAAAAAAAATATATAAAAATCGGAATGAAATCTCATTTTTATAAAATAAATCTTTTGTTTGGAACGTGGAAAAGCCCCATTGCAGTAACTGGAAAAGTTTTAAAAGAAAATAAAATGGATTTAACAAAATTGAGACATGATAGAGCAGGCGTATTAGTAAATACAAACGGTCATCATTTTAGTTATCTAGGCACACCCGAAAATATTAAACTCAAACTTGACAGTTTTAAACATAGCGATGTTTCTTCTAAAGTTAAAAAAATAGATTGGATAAAAGAAAGAATAGCCAACAAAGAAGACATATTAAAAAGAAAAGGTAGAGTAGGAACAATTGTCCCTATTGATCACACTTACCCAAAAACTATTTTAAACAATCTAGAACAATGGGAAAAACACATAGAAAAAGAATGAAATCTATTTAAAATAGTTTGTATAATCTTCGCTTAATTTAGAAAAATATTGCTTTTGCCAAAGTCTACCATGCAAAATTTGAATTTCTGGCATGCGTTTCCACCATTCTAAATAAACCTTATCGGAATATTTTTTATCCCCTTTTGCGGGTTTTACTCTATGCGATTTAGGAGTTGGCATTGAAGGATGTTTCCAATTGTAAGCAAGAGGCAAACTCCCTATGTTCAATTTAGAAGCCCATGCAGCCTTTCTAAACGAGTTTTGATCATGGCCTGTCATTTGCGGCGTGTAAACGCTTTGCCAGTCGGAGAACAGGGTACACGCTGTTTTTTTATATAACATTACCCCACAATTGAATTCAGGGAAACAAGCAGGAATAACATGGTCCCTTTTTGACTGTCCACCACTATGTGATAGTGCTATATCATATTTATCTAGTAGCTGGAACATGTCTTTTATTACAGGTTGAATCACTAATGTGTCATTGTCCAAATATAATGTATTTTCATAAGGAGTTTTTTGCAACGTCTTTATTCTATTAAGTTTGTATCCACGAGGTTGTGGATCAGGAATTATTTTTTGAACATCAACACCAGAAGGAACAGGCATTCCATTGGCATTTGTGAAAATTGTGATTGGTACATCAGGATGAAAGAATTTTATTGATTTTGCTGATATTAAAGCTTCTTTTATATGCTTCCCTTGACCAGATGACACTTCTGCTATAAAAATTACGCCATTCATAGGATTATATATTAACATGGAAATAGATTACAATACAAACTGTTTTGAGGGATCATGGAAGGTAATGTTACAAACTAACTACCTTGAAGAAACAATAAAAAACAATAAAATAAATTTTGATAAGAAAAATTTGTGGATTAACAATGTAGAAGATTGGGATGAGGTTGCCCATTACGCACAGAAAGCTGTAGATAAAGGAGTATTGACAAACTTTTATAATTGTGAAGATTATATTGAAGAAGCAATGGCTCATTTCGATGTTAATCGATCCGATAAATCTTTAGGTAGAGGGTACCCATATTCAGTTGGGAGTTTATGTGCGATTTACAATTGTAAAAAAGAATGGATGTTGTACTTTACTGATGATGCATATGTCCCGTTTGAAGTAGATTGGATACCAGAAACTGTAAAATTCATAGAAGAAACTCCAAAGGTTAGATTTGGTAATTTGATGTGGGGTAGAGGAATAGAAAAGATAAGTTGGCCTACTGTCAAAAGAGAGGCATACTATGAAACATCTGATTATTTTGTAGGTTATGGATTTTCCGATCAATGTTATTTGGCGAAAACAGATTTGCTTAAAAATTTAGATTATAATATGAGTCATAAACTATCAGATAGAAGATTTTCCAAACAAAGAAAACCGGGTACCTCTTTTGAAAAAAGGATAGAAGCTTGGAAGTTAAACAATGATGCTCATAGAGCGACGTTTAAAAATGGATTTTATGTACATGCTTCTGTTATGAACTCTAGAAAAAAAAGGATGGCAAAATGATTTTTGTACACGTACACAAAACAGGTGGGCAAAGCATTCAGTCTGCCCTAAAAGGCAGAATAGAAAAAACAGGGCATACTATAGCTTCTGAAATAATTAAAGACATAGGAATTAATGGATGGAATTCAAATTTCACATTCTGTTTTGTTAGAAATCCTTGGGATAGAGTGGTATCTGTGTATCATTTTTACAAAAAGAAAAGAATTACAAAAGGGAAGCCATATGAGGAAGACTTTGAAACATGGCTGAAAGACTGGATAAAAGTTTCAAAACCTTTGCATAAAAAACACCGTTTTATTAGAAATGCACCACAATGTCATTGGATGTTCGAAGGAGATAAACAATTAGTTAATTTCATAGGAAGATTTGAAAATCTTAACAAAGATTTTCAAAAAATATGCGAAATAAACAACTTTAAGTCTATGCCTAAACTTGAACATAAAAACAAAACCGAACACAAACATTATAGTGAATACTATAACGATAACACCAGAAAATTGATATATGAATACCATAAAGAAGATGTAGAAAGATTAAATTACAGTTTTGTATAAAGTTTCATCTGATGCTTTTTAAATAAAAACCTTTCAATCTAGATTTTTCTATAAGCCAATGTTTAAAACTTCTTGTTTTATGCATTTATGGAAGTATAATGAAAAACATCGGCTGATATATCAGGATAATAAATGAAAACTTTAAATCAAAAAATATTAAAAAAACATGAAGTTAAAACCCGTTCTCTAGAAGAAGTTATTAAAAGATTCCCTTCATGGTATGATCCAAATGCGCCATATCAAAGAAACAAAGTTTGGTCAAAAAGACTAAAAAAATCTTTAATAGAATCTATTTTAGCCGGGTTACCTATTGGTCCAGTACATCTAGTCCCTAAAGAAGAAAAGGGAGCTACTTCTTGGATCATAGACGGAAAACAAAGATTGTCTTCTATTGATTCTTTTACAAAAAACGAATTCGATATCATGTGGGACGAAAAAAAATTAAATTGGAATATATTACAAAAGAATGAAAATCAATATCTTTTAGAAAGATTTCAAACATATCAAATGAGTTTGATAATTTGGCCTTCAATGTCTCTTTTGACGCAAAAAGAAATTTTTGAAATGATCAATACTTATGAAAAACTAAGCACTGCTGAAAAAATATATTGCCCTAATTTTCTTTCTCAATCTTTGTTTGAATATATTTATAAAAACTGTTTTTCGGGACTTGCAAAGCATGCAAGAGGCGAAATGAGATTAAACAAGAGGTTTTCTGGAATATATTGGACTCATAAAATTTCTGTAATTGCATGGGGAGCAATATTGAATGACAAATGGGCGACTAGAAAAATAGATTTTACAAACATTAAAAGATCAGCAGTTGAGATAAATGAATCTCTTTGTAAATACTTCACAGAAAAAGGCAATCTTGAAGAATTCAAAAGCGATTTGATAACAAAAAATGTAATAGAAGATTTAGGCTACAAAAGTCAAATCAACTTCATGAAAAAAATAAACGACGCTATAGTTTATTGTATTGACTATAGAGGCGATTTGCCGAAACAAATTCCTTCTGTAGATTTAACTGATATAGCTGTTGGTTTTTACAAAAAAGCTCAAGATATGGTAATAACCGCTTCTTTCATTAAAGAAAACGCAGAATTGTTTCATGATTTTATTATACGCTTCATATCTGAAAAGAAACAAGAAATAGAACTGTCACGCCATACTACAGATAAAAACAGTATTGAAATTAGAAACGGATTATTTAATAAACTTTTTGATCAATTGGAAATAGATAAAACAAAAAAAAATAAGCCTATTCCTCCTGTGAATAGGGCATTAGCTTTACTAAAAGCAGATACACAATGCCCTATTACTGGCGAGGAATTAACTCCCAAAAACACTCAAATAGATCATGTGCTTCCGAAATCAAAATATGGACATACAGATTACAAAGCTGTTTCATCAACTGGCAATAGGAATAAGTCTAATCATACAGAGAACTCTATTGAAAAAATAAGTTCTTACATGAAGTCTTAAATTATTTTTATTTGATTGGAGAAATCCACTAAACCAGAACCAGACCAATGTCCTACATCTGTTAGATCGTATTTGGTTTCTTCTATAGACTCCCAAAATTTTTTCATGTTGCCAAGTCTCTTTAAATAGATATCGTCTAGTAATAGTACACCAGTCCATTTGAGATCGCACAGAGCTTTGTAGAACTTCATTTCGTCTTTGCCATTATGGGTAATGTCTAATAATATAAATTTAGATTTGCTTACTAATTCTTGAAATTTTTCATTTTCATCTAGACTGGTAGCGTCGTAAGCAATGGGGATTACAGGGTAGGGATGAAATTTTTTCGCTTTAAACTTTTGTTTGTAATCAATTGTATAAACCGTGTTTTTTTTATTCAAAGCTAGTGATAATGCACTTGCTCCCAAAAAAGTTCCTATGTCTAGTAGAGTTTCCCCTTCAAACCAATTAGATATATAATGTAACAATTTATAGTGTTCTCTATCTTTATGTAAATATTTATTCGCCTTTACAGGGAGAAGGTTGAAAACTGGTGACAAATCTATTTTTTTTATATCTTTTTTATATAAGCTATACATGAAAATATATAGTGTTTTATGTTTTCAACTATATAAATAAAATAATGAATAATTTAGATTTGCAAAAAAGTATAGAAGATAGATTGTATAAATATATTGATTTATTAGATTTAATGATATGCAAACGGTGTATATATTTCCGTTCAGGAGAAAGTAAAAAATGGACAAACCACCATCAAGGAAAACTTTCAATTGAGTTTTCACAAAACAATAAAGTAGAAGAAAAATATATTGACAATTGGATAAAAGATACGGGGCATGGCCTTTTACATTGCTTTCTTACAGGATTTTTTGCCTATGGCGAATTGCTCAAAAAAAAGAGTTATGACGACATCGTTAAAGATATATGCAAGGGGGCTTTTGAGGATAATGATTTCGAAAAGCTAACTGCAAGTTGTTTATTGCACGATTTGGTAAAATGCACAGATGGGCATGACGCCCATGATGTTAAATTAAAAAAATATTATCCAAATTTATTATCAGAGACATACACTCACACTAATCCATTAAGCGATTCTTTATTGACTATAGGAGACAGGATAGAATTAAGAAGATATTCAGACTGGAAAGAATGGTCTACTATTGACATAGAAAAATACAACTCTTTTAATGTTGAGGAAATAGAACATTTTTACAAAACAATTCGCCCTGCATTGTGCAATCTTTTTGCTCATCGTTATGATTTATGGATCAGGCACGGAGCAGAAGGTAAAACTAATTTTGGGAAAAACAATTTTTTCCCACAAGTTTTAGATCATGAAATAAAAAGACAAAATTTAAAACTAGTCAGTATGGAATCGTGTAAACTTTTTACTTTTACTTCTATAGATTTTCCTAATTCTAATTGTATTTTAGACCATTCTAAAACTTGGTGTCCTAGAGGGCTGCTACCATTGAAAACCGTCAAAAAATATGAATTTAAATGCATTCCATGTAAGACACATGCAGGTAGAGATAGAGATTTGACTGGTGGAATTGTAAAAGGTCGAGATCATATAGGAATAGATGATTTAAAAATACCTTTAAATGAATGGGTGTTCTTTTATGATTATAAAAATACACCTAAAACAAAAAATGCAGATTTAGAAGATTTAGTATCTAACACAATGGGCCTAGAAGAAAAATTGGCAATAAGGATTTTAAATTGTACCGAAAAAATCATTGAAAGAATAAAGATTTTATTATGAATATATTTAAATACGAATCATATAAAGAATATAAAGAAAATCAAGTTAAAGCAAATAAAAGGAAATTAGATAGGATTTGGGCTTTAGAAGAACCAATAATTTTTATTTCAGACTATATCAAAAAGAACATTCCAGATGCTGAACAGGGAATATGTCATGGCGTGCGAAATGGGTGGGAAGTGGAAAAATTTAAGAAATATTTGGATTTTAAGATAACAGGAACTGAACTGTCTGATACTGCAAATTCTTTTGAAAATGTCATAGAATGGGATTTTCATCAAACAAAAGATGATTGGCTGGATTCTATAGACTTTATTTATTCAAACTCTTTAGATCACAGCTACAAGCCTGAATTTTGCGTGCAACAATGGCTTAAATGCTTGAAGCCTGAAATTGGCAGGTGTTTTATCGAATGGGGAAAAAGCCATAATAAAGGATTTGGAAAAGTAGATTGTTTTAGCGCAGACAAGAAGGACTATGAACAAATAATATCTTCTGTAGGAGAAATAGAAGACGTTATTAATATCACATCTAAATGCAGAACTCAAGGAACAAGAAAAACATGCATCTTCATTGTAAAGCGTTAATTTGCCTTATTACTTCGTCAACCGTTAACTCTTTCATGCATTTCATGTCGTATGGACATCCTGATCTGTTACCGTCAAAAACCGTTTTTCCGTCAATTTTTTTGAATTGACATGGTTTGCATGGAAGGCTAAGACCGATAGCATGTGCGTTTGGAGAAATAGGTTTATTTTTAACAATTGACGATGGGCCGAAAATAATATAAGTAGGAACGCCAGTTGCAGCAGCAACATGCGATAATCCTCCGTCATTTCCTATGAACATTTTGCAATTAGATATATAAGACGCCATTTCCATTAAACTTCCGGTACGAAAACGAACGTTTTCTGGCCAACTCCAAGGTTTCTTAATCCATGTAGGATCACCATGAGATTTTATATCTTCTTCTTTTCCAACTATTGTTACTTTTTCAAATCTTTCTGCTAGCGAATCGTACTTATCCCATCTTTTCATTGCCCAATTTGGTTTCGAACCGGGATAAAGAACAACCGCATTATTCAGATTGTCTTTTTTTGTTGATACATTTATTTCAGGGTTAGGCAGTAATGGAGTTGGGTATATCCCCATTTGTAATGCTAAATCATAATATACTTCTGTTTCTGGTATATGTTGAGCGTAGTTTATTTGATAAGAATAATATTTATCTACATTGTATTTTTTATTAGGAGTGAACGGTCCTCTTAATTGTATGTCGTATTTTGTGTCTGGAGCTTTATTTATAAAAACCTCCCCTACGCAAGACAAATTCAATATTTCTGCAAGATCAGATGAGCTATTACAAAACAATAATAAATCAACGTGATGGCTCTCTGCAACTAGTTTTATAGTTGGTGTAGCTTGGATGATGTTCCCGATTCCGCCGCCTAATGTAAATAAAATTTTCATTTTATTTATAGTAGTAACGACAGGGATAAATAAAATTATGGATTACGAAGGATCGGGACAGTTAGGCATTACAGGTGGAGCATCGTATTGTTACGATGATTCTAATTCTTCAACTATCAGTGTTGTAACAACATTCGAATCTATTGATCTGCATCACGTTCAAGAAAGTATTGCATATAAACTAATTTTGCTTAAAAACAAAGTTAAAACAGGCAGGTGTGTTGTATGAACTTTTCCTACATATCTTCTGGTGCTTTTTCTTTAGGAGGATGCAGTTCTCCAATTGTGTTAACTCAAAATTTTTATATAAAATTTGCTGTAGGATCAATGGTGTACATAAAAGCAAAAGCCGAAATTGGAAAATTGGAAAAAATAATAATAAAAAAAGTTAATAGAAACACGTTAAACAATACGCAATATTCAGGAGTATCCCCAACAATTGTTTATATAGATTCTTTAAATGGAGCTTGGCTAGAGAATGAGTTGTGTTGGGAAGCTATGGCATTAAGTTTGAGCATAGATTATTACGAAGAATTAGCACAATATAATACGAATTTAGTAATGCAGTGTAAATAGAATATAGAGGTTATATGAAAAAAGAAATAAATCCAGTTGGCAAAGTAGCCGAAAATGAAAAAATAGAATTAATAGTGCAAAACTTAAAAGAAGTTTGGGACAATGATTCTAAAATAAGCACAAAAGAAAAAAAAATAAAGGCGACACACTATATGCTTGCCTCTACTGATGAGTTGATAAAAGAGGCAGAATCATTAGAAGTAGAAGGACAAGATAAAAAAGCTACTGTTCTAAATGCTTTAGACACAATTTATGATTATGTCGCTAAAGGGCTTGTGCCTTTTTTGATGAAACCTTTTTCTAAAGTTATTAAAAATTTCTTTTTAAATGTCGTGATTTCTTATGCTATTGATTGGTTTGTCGAGAAATACAATGTCAATGAATGGGGAGAACCCAATGTTAAAGAAAGCGAAAACGTTATAACTATAGAGAACCCCGATGTCGAGATACAATCTTCGAATAAACCAAAAGACTTTTGCAGTTTGTTCCCATTTGAAGTCAAAGAAGTTGTGACATTACAATCAGCAAAACAACAATCTGGTTGGGGTATTAGTGCCTTCGAACTTCCTAAAGCTTGGGAGTTTTCCGAAGGCGAAGGGGTGACTATAGCAGTTATAGATACGGGATGTGATTTGGATCATCCTGATTTGAAAAATAATTTGTTACCCGGAAGAAACTTTATAAATGCTAGAAAACAACCTCAAGATGACAATGGTCATGGTACGCATGTTGCAGGTATAATAGCTGCCATAAATAATACCATTGGAATGGTAGGAGTTGCACCAAAAGCTAAAATAATTCCTATAAAAGTATTAGATAAAGACGGCAATGGGAGCATGTCAAATGTAGCTAAAGCAATTAATTGGGCGGTAGACAGGAATGTAGACATTATTTCCATGTCTTTAGGTTCTCCAAGACCGCTAAGAAACGTTAGAATAGCCATTAAAGAAGCTGCAAAAAAAGGAATTCCTGTTTTTTGCGCTGCTGGAAATGCTGGTCGTACAAAAGAAGTTTATTATCCTGCGGCATATCCAGAGACAATAGCAATTGGCAGTATTGATAAAGATTATAAACGTTCAGATTTTTCTAATACTGGAAAAAATTTGGATTTCATGGCCCCCGGTGGCGATGTATTTTCAACAGTTCCAGATGATTGGTACGCAATCATGTCAGGAACATCTATGGCTGCACCTTTTGCTGTTGGTGTATCTGCATTGTTGCTTTCATATTCAAAGAACAACAATAATAAATATTCTTTGAAAAATGTAGACGATTACAGAAGAATATTGAGAAAATACTGTACTCCTATTAGTGATCCAAAATTTGCAGGCGATCATTTCTTTGAAGGATATGGAATTATTGATCCAAGAAAAATTAAACAATGGGCCGAAAAAAACATGTTATAAAAAAAGTCCGCCATTGGCGGACTTTTTTTATAAATTATCCATGAAATCTTCAAACACTTTTTTCAACTTTTCTTTTATTTCTAGAGCGTCTTCCACAGAAGAATTGTTTAATTGCAACTCTAATTCTTTTTTGTCTTTGTTTATATTTTCTATTTTGCGTATCTTGTCGTCTATTTCTTTTGCTTTTTCGTATTTTTCTTCATGTAATATTTTTTCAAGCTTGTTTTTCAAAAAACTCAAATATGAATCTATCCCCTTTTCAGCAAAAGATTTAGGATATTCGTCTTCTCCATTTAAAAAAGAAAATCCATCAATGCTAACTTCATTCATTTTTTCTGTAAGAAAATAATTTTCCGCACATAATTTGCAACATTTTACGTTTTTTACTACTTCTCCGTTTATGAAATCGTAAATAGGGATGTTTTTGCTTTCACTACATGGTTTGTTTTTTATTGGACAATCACTCATTGCTCCCCTAACATATCTAAATAAGCTTTTAACTCTACTTCATTTAGAATAGTTCCCTTAGCCAGTAATTCCAAATCGTGTTTGAAGTTTTTAATTTCTATATCCAAAAGTTTTATGTAAGGCACAGAGTTTGGTTCTTTTTCCCATTCTTTCTTGTACCGTTTTAATTTTCTCAATATTGTGAATCCTATCCACAAATAAAAATCGTTATCAATTTCCATTTTAAAGTTATCGGCTTTTTCTAGTTCTAAATAAAATTCTTTATCATCAAAATTGTCTATCCAATTTGTGTAGTGTGTTAAAACTTTTAAATAGTCGTCTTCTGTAGGAACTTTTTCTTCGTCGAAATAAAAGACAGGTGGTTCTATTTCGACTATGGTTGGCGGTTTTACTTCGACTATGGGAGAGGGGTCTATTATAATAGGTTTTTCAATAGACTCTGCTTTTTTGTAACTGTAAATAGAAATTATAGTTGTCGCTATAATTAAAAAAGGCAATATTAATTTTATTATATTTTTTTTCATTTTGTTAGCAATCACAAGAAAGGCGTTCCCGTTATTCTTAATGAAACGCCATCGTTTTCCAATGCGTTTATCCCTTCACTTGTAACACGTTTAAACCATATAGCTGCTATATCTCCGGGTTTTAAAGTTCCAAAAAGAAGTGGAGAACTCTCACTGGTATCTATAAAAGTTACTTCAAAAGGTTCGATATTGTCAGCAGTTAACAAAGAAGCAGAAAGATTTATCGGACCTCCATTTATTGTTTTTGTAATTTCCACACTAGGGGCAGAATTTAAATTGTTCTCACTTAACTCCAATAATTGATGGTACCTATTGTTAGAATCTCCTTTAAAGGCAATAGTAAAAGTAGTTTTAGGGCCGACTGTCTCCACGGCGGTTACCTCCACGTCTGAAAGTTCAGAAAGTGAATTTATTGCATTTTTGAAATTCGAAGCCCATGTTGACAAATTAGAATTGTGGTTTACCGTAAATGAATTTGTCGTATTACCGATATAATTAAAAACCATGTTGCCGCCTGTAGCAACGCCATCTACAACCACTTTTTGCGTGTCTGTAGCAAAAGTGGTTCCGATTTGCACACTGCTTCCGTTTTCCACTTGTGTCAAAATAAATATTTTGGTATTGTACAAATAGTCAGATTCACTAATGTTTGAAACATAAATACAACGATAGTCTATATTTCCTATTAAAGATTCATCAGGTAATACATCATCAAACAAATTGTTGGTTGAACCAACTACAGGCTCTACAGATGGATCGCCGCCTATAGACGCATTGGGGGCAGAATTTGTTGTGCCGCCTGAAAGAAACAAGGCTATATCAGATGCGTTTATTGTCATTTTTCCTCTTTTTTAAGAATGTATCTTATATTTCTCGGCGTATACCCTGTTAATTTAGCTACAGAATTCAAATTTAATCCTGAATCCGATAAAATTCTAACATTTTCATGATTTTTAATTTGTCTATTAGGGTTGACCCCAAAATTTTCTAATGTTCTATAAATTTCCCCTATAGATTTACCAGTTTGTGTTGATATTTCTTTTACACTTACAGCAGGGGATTTCGAATAAAGGGATACGATATTGTAATCCAAATTTGCATTTTCAACGAATTCTCTAAATTGTGCCATACTTTATTTATTGAAGAAAACCAATATTCTCTTGAAATCAGAAATAAGTTTATTAGACTTAACAAATCAGCACTTCGGTGAACACATTACAGGATGATTTTTGTGATAAGAAAAAAGAACATTAATTGGCGAAAACAAACAGGTTATTTATCTCAAGCTGTTAATTCGGGAATAGAATTTGCATTCGTTTCTGATGACATGCATCAATGTACTCCATTTGTTTATTGCAGGGATTATTTGCAAGACGCCATTCAAGGCGTTCTTACAAATAAGAAGAAAACCATTTATGGTTTTAAATTTAACCCTCAAGATGAACACTTGCCTTCTGTTAAAAAAACTCAATTGATCGTTTGTAATTCAATTGATAAGTCATTCCATAAAAAGATGGCTAATTGTTTGGATTTTTTAAATCAAATTGAAACAAAGTTAAAAATCAAAAAAACAAAAATGTGTTTGTGCAATACGCCTCCTTTGAAATATAAAGCTGGTGGAGTTATTTTTATAAGCGGGAGCAAACGATGGATAAATAGTCCGCCTATGATTTCTTTTTACACTTTGCTAATTCGAATTGGGTTCGGATATAATCCTAAAAAACATGGGGATTACAAAAAATTTATAAATGGGATAGTATCCAATAAAATAAATCCTTACATGTCCGTCGACCACTCCAGACTAAAAAATGCGTCTGCTGCCATTGATAGAATTTTCAACAACGGGGATCGTTGTATATTTCATAAAGCAATGGAAGATAATTATTGTGACAAAATAGCATTGTCAGTCATGCATAATTCTTGTGGGATTGTCGGTTTGTCTTTAGGAAATTGCAGAACACAAATGCCTAGATGGTATAAAGGAGAAGATAAATGAAGTTTTCATTTGGCAGTGATCCAGAATTTGTAATAGTAGATGAACATGATAATATTTGTAGTGCTATAGATGTTTTAAAAGGCTCAAAGGACGAGCCAGTTTTAAATGGCAAAAACAAGTTTTTTTACGACAATGTACTAGCGGAATGTACCATTACCCCTTCTAAAACTAACAAAGAAGCTGTAGAAAGTTTTCGAAATTCTTTGCTAATATTGTCAGACATGGCGAAACCATACAAAATCAAACCTTTAGCTTCTGCAAAATACAACAAAAAACAAATGCTTCATCCGATGGCGCAGAAAATAAATTGCGACAAAGAAATCTGTGCATATGAATTGAAAACAATTGAAGTAGATGAAGAAGTATTCAAAAAAAGCAATTTGAGAACCGCTGGCGGGCATATTCACATAGGTGGAAATATAGACGGTATTGAAATACTTTCTATAGTTAGAATGTTGGATTTGTTTTTGGGTATCCCTACTCTTTTTCTAGATAAAGACCCCACTAGCAAACCTAGAAAAGAATTTTATGGACAAGCAGGAAGATTCAGAACTCCAGAACATGGTTTGGAATATCGATCTTTAAGCAACTACTGGACTGCATCTCCTGAATTGGTTTCTTTGATATTTGACATATCTAAATTCACATATGAATATGTTAAAAGTAAAAAGCACGAAAAATTCTGGTTTATAGATTTAGAAAAACTAGAAGACGAAAACGTATGGGCAGAAGAAGATTTTAATATAGCGGACTATCACATTTGTACTGGATATGATGCAAAATTATTAATAAAAACTATTGGCAATGCCGATAAAAGTGCGGCTGCTATTTTTATGAAAATGGTAGAATCTGAATTGCCAGATTCTATTTTTAGTAAAATCAAAAAGCTTTCTAATAAAAGAAAACCTTTTGATCTCTACAAATCTTGGTTTTAAAGGACGAAAATGAAAAAGATAAATAACGAATGGTCTATTTTTAGAGATGAAAATTCTGAAAATGTGGATTCTTGCGTTCTGGCTTTGCCGGGACGTTTTCAGTCAGGCAATGATTTTGCTTTAAGGCATTATGAATTAGGAAATTTCAAAGATACTGTCGTCATAGGGATAACGCCAGAACATCTTGAGTGGTATCCTATGCCCAATGGTGCTTATGATCAGAGTAACGCCATAGACGGAATCCCCTGCGCAGTAGACACAATTGTCAATGTGATGCATAAGATAGAGCAATACTATGGGGTTCCATCTGAAAGGATCATACTTTCGGGATACTCGGCGGGTGCTGTAATGGCTATTCAAACACTGGCATTACATAAAAAAGTTGCAGGAGTTGTCAGTTATTCGGGGGCTATATTAGACCCCGACAACCTGCCTTTAAGCGAAACTGATTCTCCGCTTCTTCTGCTTCACAATGAAGATGATGTTGTCTTTTCTTGGGAAGAAAGATTTCTCCCAATGGAAAAATCTTTGTTAAACAAAGGGTATAATCTTTTTACGAGAACGTTTGATGAAGGCAATCATCAATTGTGTTTCGACGATTACCTTATAGGAAACGCTTTCGCTTCTTATATATTAGGAAAATATGATGAAAAAGAATATTTTTCGCCATATTTCAACTTCGATACGAGGTTGCTTAGATTGGTTGTAAAGAATTTAATAACAGAGTTGGAATCTAATTTGGGATCGCCTTCAATTGTCTATTAATAGTTTTTCTCAAATGTGATATATCGTATTCTCTGCATTTTCCACAAGCCCATTCCCTTCCTATTGATGAAAATGCTTTTATTTCTGATATGTGATATCTTTTTTTGTAAAAATGAATATGATTGCAAACCGGGCATATGGTTTTAACATTACCCGGTTTGCAATCATAATTCCATTTATATCGTTTAGATTCTAGTTGTTCAAAAGCATCAACAGAAGATTTGTGATTAACAGAAAAAATCTTTTTCGAATCTCTATTTTTCTTTTTCTTTGTTTTTGAATTCAATTTATTAAACAAAGAAATTAAGCTATCAGGAAGCGGAGGGATTACAAAACTATTATTGTTAATCCATTCATATTTAACGTGCTTTTCGTGCATGCTTGGCGGCATAACAGAAATGTGTCTATTTGCTCTGAATTCAATATTGTCACAGCTAACCCTTGTCAGGTTTTCAAATGGGTTAAGAAACAAATGATGCTTGGATTTAAAGCTTAAATAGACAGGATGTGCATATCCATTTACCGCTTCATCTATTATTGCATTAGCGTTTGCATCATCCCCTTCTACATCAATTATAGTTCCTAATAATATAGCAATATTGAATTGTTTATATCTTTTCATTTCACTTATAACAAATTCTTTATTCCAATTTTTCCAAGGAACTAAAGGCGATTTAGTACCCCAAGCAGTTGGGACAACTTGAAACCCCATTTCTAAATATTTTTTCGCCCAATCATGATTGTTAAACATTAGTTTTTGCTTTTAATAGCTGCAAGTACTTCTTCTTCTTTTAAATCTCTAGGATGCTTGTTTTGCTTTTGTGCATATGAAACTATTTTAAGGAGAATTTTTTCTTCTTTTTTAGATGTCCAAAAGAAATTGTCAGTTGTCATAATAAAAATCCTTTTATTGTTGGTGTTAGACAGCTAGAATATAGCGGAGTTGTTGAAAAAGTCAAGCAGCATAATTGCAAAAGGGTTGATGGAGAACGTCCTGTTCCCTTGTTTGTTAATTAAAAGCGATGAAAAAGGTTCAGGAGGTGGTCGTAGTAGCAAATTAAATGCTTTTAGCCTTTTGGTTGATGATCCTCAGACGCAGCAAGATATTGAATCTGATATTGTTATGCGTTGTCTAAAAGAGGAAGAATACTCTGGTGCAGTTACTCGTGATTCTTTTGATGGTTTCGTAGAAGAAATATTAGATCAGTATGGTTTTGATAAAATTGATAATTTAGAAGATGTAACAAATGCCCTTTGGGTTTCGTTGTGTAATAGGACTAAGAAATTCATCGATGGTCTTGATGTTTCAGAGATTGACATTGATTTAATTCGTAGCGGCGATCCTATTGGTTGGCTTAAATATTATTTTACAAGTGATTTGTGTGGTACAAAAACGTTTGCTGATATTCGAGAAGCTATTGGCAATTTGAATAGTGCTGACGAAAATAAACGTGTTCTTCTTCAAATGGCGATGGATGGTAACGGTAAACCACATGTGAAAAGTAATTTAGGAATAGCGTTAAATAATTACAAAAGAAGATTAAGCGGTTCTTATGATCCTGTTTTCGATGCGGAAATAACAAAAGAAAGACCTGATTGGTTTGAAAACAGTTCTGTTGTTGCTAAGAATAAATTGATCGAAATGGCAGAAAATGGAGAGAATAAACCTCACAGTAAAACTAAACTAGGAAGTTGTTTTGCAGAGTATATAAATGTAAATAGAAATACTTATGACTCTGTTTTTGTCGATAATATAAAAAAACTTTGCAACTGGTTAGTAAAATCCACTGACGTTAAAAAATCAGAGTTGTTAAAAATGGCTAAAAATGGTGACAAACGACCAAGTGGTAAAAATACTAAATTGGGAGTGGCTTTGCTTCATTACACAAGTAGTAATTGCACTGATAAAAAATTTAATGCTGAACTACGTAAGTGCCGTCCTGATTGGTTTGATAACACGGCCAGTGTTAAAAAAGAAGAATTTCTCAAAATGGCCAAAAATGGGGAATCTAGACCTGCCCAGAATTCAGCTTTATGTTCTTATACAAATAAAAAAAACGGTTCTTACGATCCTGATTTTGACGCTAAAATAAGAAAAATAAGTCCTGATTGGTTTAAAAACAGTGCTGATGCAAAAAGAGAAAATATCTTGGAAATAGCTAGGGCTGGCGGATATAGACCTAACAGTAAAACCAATATAGGTATCGCCTTGAACAATTATACAAATAGTCGTAAGGGCAATAGAGGGTTTAGTAAAAAATTTAATGATAAAATAAGAAAACTGCGTCCTGATTGGTTTGAAAATAGTGCTAATGTTTCAAAAGAAAAATTGCTTAAAATGGCTAAAAATGGAGAAGCAAAGCCAAGTCAAAAAACAAAATTAGGACAGAGTTTATGTAATTATGTAAATTCAAATAGGGGTTGTTATGATCCTGCTTTTGATGCTAAGATACGAAAGCTCCGATCTGATTGGTTTGTGAGGTATTCAAATAGAAAAGAAGAATTGTTTATGGTGGCAAAAACTGGAGAAAAGAAGCCTCATTATAAAACAAAATTAGGATCAGCTTTGAAAAATTATTTAACCAAATCATCAAGTTCTTACGATCCTGCTTTCGACGCCAAAATACGCAAACTCCGTCCTGATTGGTTTAAATAATGGCTATAGCTTTAAACCAAAAAAACTGGAACGATCCCAATAAGATTCTAGCAAGGACTGAGACAATCATCAGTCCTTACAAGAGGCTGTTCGGACACAACCTTCCAGAAGATAAACACTACTGGTCAATGTGTGAACAATGCTCGACTCCAAATGGCACATTCCAAGAAGGATGCGAATTAGATCAAATCCTAAAAGAAGATATAATCTCTGTAAATCAGTTTCACGGAGTTGATTGGAATGAAGAAATAACAGAAGCCAATAGAAATGCAAACCCTGATGCCAATTGGTATCATGGCGATTTCCAAAGGACAATGAGTGAACAAAGAGCAAAAGGAAACTTTGATCCAGCAGTCATTAATGCAGACTTTACAAGTATGCAGGGCAAAGCTATGCCTTACATCGCTTCTATATTGAATCTTGCCTCATATTACGATGGAGAGTTAATGGTTATTTGCAATATGGTGTTAGGTTATCAGAGATTCCCTGATAGGATGGGCAATATTGATTTGGCAATTGAAAAATTAAATGAGTTGCCAATGTTTCGTCGTGCTAAAAGAAAGTGTAATTGGGAAGCAATGGATAATTCTTTTTATGAGTATGGTGGCACTGGCGATAAACACTCTACAAAAATGGCATCTATTATATTTTACAAAGAGGCATAAACATGGCAACAGGAGAAACAGCGTTAAAATTTTTATTGACGTTAATAAATAGAAGTTTTGTACCTTTTATTATAACTATTTTTTTAGTTGGTGGATTTGATATTATTCGCTTTTTTTACAATCCTAATTGGTTTGATAAAATAACTACGGCTGATTTTTGTTTTTTCTTATTCGTTTTTTCTACAATTGCTATTTTTAAAGAATGGATAGATTATAGAAAAAGAAAAAATACTGTGTATGAATTCCGTCTTATTGAAGGCAAAGACCTTTTGCCTCCATTGGATAAATATTAAACAGATTTCTATATTAGAAAAAGGAGCTTAACATGGCAACTAGAGAAGCAGCATTAAAGGCGTGGGATACACGCAGAGCCAATCAAAGAAGCGAGTCAGCACATAAAGCATGGAAAACCAGACGACGAAAGGCGGCTGCTAAGAAAGCGTGGGAAACACGCAGAGGAAATTAAATGAAAGTGATTCGGGGTTACAAAACTGAATTAAAACCAAATAACAAACAACGTTCTGCACTACTGCAACACGCAGGAACAGCCCGTTATGTCTGGAATTGGGCATTAAATAGGATTGAGAGCAAAGTCTCTAAACCAAACGCTATCCAACTTCATAAAGAATGGAACGTATGGAAAAGAGATAATGCTGTCTGGTACAAAGAAGTGTCAAAATGCTCGCCTCAAGAAAGTTTAAGAAACCTAGAAAATGCTTTCAAACACTTTTTTAGAAAGTGTAAAGATAAGAAGAAAGGAAAGTTTAAAGGAAAAGCAGGTTTCCCAAGATATAAGAATAAACATAAAGGCATTGGTTCAAGTAGATTTACAGGAACAATAAAAGTTGCAGAAAATACTATTCAACTTCCAAGACTAGGAAAGTTAAGATTAAAAGAAAACAGTTATTTGCCAATTAATGCCAAGATACTGTCTTTGACAATAAGCGAAAAAGCAGGAAAATGGTTTGTGTCGATTCAAGTTGAGGAAAATATTCCAGAGCCAAAGGCTAAGAAAGAAAATGTAGTTGGAATTGATTTAGGAATTAAAACATTAGCGGTTTGTAGCGATGGAAAAGAATATCAAAACCCCAAAGCATTAAAAACTAGACTCAGAAAATTAAAGATGCTACAATGTTCAGCTAGTAAAAAAGTCAAAGGTTCTCAAAATAGGAAGAAAGCAAATCGTAAAGTAGCGAGATTGCATTATAAGATAGGAAACATTAGGAAAGATACATTACATAAAATCACTACAGAATTGACGAAAACCAAGTCAATTGTTGTGATTGAAGATTTATGTGTATCTGGAATGATGAAAAATCATAAACTAGCTCAAGCGATTTCAGATGTTGGATTGTATGAGTTTAGGAGACAATTAGAATATAAAGGAAAATTATATGGCTGCGAAATTCAAGTGGCTGATCGGTTCTTTCCAAGTTCTAAGTTATGTCGTTTTTGTGGTTGTTTGAATGACGAGTTAACATTAGCAGATCGAGAATGGACTTGTGCTTGTGGTGCTGTCCATGATCGAGATTTGAACGCTGCTAAGAATTTAGAAAGTCTCGCTGTCAGTTCGACAGAGAGTTTAAACGCTTGTGGAGAAGAAAGCTCTGGTAATAAGAATGTTATTATTGCGAAACTATCTTCTATGAAGCAAGAAGAAAACGTTAAATCTGCTACTTGTAGATTTTTGTAATTTTTTTGGAACGGTATAGACATGAATGTTTTAGTTACGGGAGCCACAGGATTTGTTGGAATTAATTTGATCCGAGAATTGGTGAAAAGGAATGTAGATAACATAGACAAATATAACATTACAGCAATAGGATCAAGTGACTCATCGCAGTTGCCCGGTATATCTAAATTTCTAATTAGACATGCAAATGGTGTGGATTACACACAGCTTGACAAAAAATATGATTTAGTGTTTCATCAAGCTGGATATAACGACACTCAATGTGACAACAAAAAAGAAATGATGCTGGCTAATTACGAAGCACCCAAAGAACTTTTTGAACGTTTGGCTGACGGGGGATGCACTCGTTTTGTTTATGCTTCATCCACTTCTATTTATGGCGATATAAATCCCCCTTATAAAGAAACTGACATCCCTTGTCCTTTGACATATTACGCAGAATCGAAACTATCTTTTGAAAACTTTGCAACTCAATTTTCAAAAGATAGAGAAAACATTACATGTGGATTAAGATATTGTAATGTGTACGGACCAAAAGAAGATCATAAAAGAAATAGAATGAGCATGATTGGACAAATAATAAACAGGATTATTTTGGATAAAACACCTGTTCTATTTGAAAACGGGGATCAAAAAAGGGATTGGATATATGTTCATGATGTAGCATTGGCGAACATTGGTGCTTCTACTGCTGCTAAAAGCGGAATTTACAATTGTGCTACTGGTGTCGCCACCACTTTTAACGAAATTGTAAATATAGTCAACGAACATTTAAATAAAAATTTGAGTCCATCTTACATTACCAATCCCTACGAAGAAGCATATCAAGAATACACCAAATGCGATATTTCTTTAATTAAAAAAGATTTAGATTTTACTCCAAAAACTGATTTGAAAACAGGAATTTTTAAATATATTCAATATTTAAAAAACAAAACGTTCTAATTAGAACGTTTTGTTTTTTAAATCTGTTTTTAGTAAATTTTTATTACCAACCAATTCTTGGTATAGGAGCATATCCTAACTGTCCCGGACCAACATTGTCGTCACTGTCTACAAGGTCTTCATTGCCATCTCGTGGAGCAACGATAAAATCTTCATCAACTAGTTTGTTTACGCTTGCTTCCCAAGCTTTAACAGCAGCATCATTGTCATAAACATCGACGCTTTCTTTTTTCATTTTTTTATTCATTTTCTTTTTCATGCTTTTCTTCATGCTCTTTTTCATTTTGTTGCTGCATCTTTTGCACATGAATTCACCATCATCTGAATCGTCATCAAATTCTGAATCATCATCGTCACCTTCGACTTCATCTCCTGTTTCATCATCTGAATCATCGTCATCATCTGAATCATCGTCAACTTCTGAATCATCGTCAACTTCTGAATCATCGTCAACTTCGACTTCATCTCCTGCTTCAATTTCTTCATCATCTGAATCATCATCTGCATCTATGTCTGCATCTTTAGCAGTAGCAGGTTTTACAAGTTCATCCCCTGCATCCATTTTCTTTTTCATTTTCTTTTTAGCTGTTTTTTTGGCTTCTTCTAGTTCTGAAAAACCAGTACTATCAGTAAACTCATCTTCTTCTAATTCTTGTGTGAGTGAGCCTACAACACCACGTAACGCATTTTTGCTAGATAATCCAATAGGATATGAAAAGGATTCGTTTAGCTCTTTAAATTTTTTATATGTAAGTAACATTATATAATATACTCCGGTAATTGGTTTTAAATATACTAGTATATATATGATTCTACAATGTATTTTTAATAATAAGAAAAAATGTCAACAAAAATTTTATTAATATTTTTTTTACTTTTGTCTATATTTTACATCAGCAGTGCAAAATACAATTTTGAAGAAAGCATTGATTACCCCTCGATAACAAATATAAAAACCGATGGTCTTGAAAAATCCAATGAAAATATAGATGAAATCGTATCTGACATTAATAAAAACACAAAATCGTTAAAAAGCATAATATCAAATAATACTGAAATCACAATACACGGAAAAAAAGATATCGTCTTGACTGGAAATTTTGCATATGAAACTCCCGATAAATTTAAAATAAAAGCAGATTTTTTTGGAAACACAGTCTCTTTAAGACATTTAGAATACAATTTGTCGATTAAAATAAACGATAAAGAACGTGTTTTAAACATTCCTCATATAAAACAAAACATGGGTTTGTTATTGATTCCAAAAGAAAGAACCGTTTATATTATTGGGCAAAAGATAATATTGAGCTTTAAAATTGAAGATTATACTTATATTTTAGTTTTGAGGAAAGATACACGAAGCATAATTTCATGTTATACTTATGATTTAAACCATGAATCTTTACTAGGAATAGACGTTATAGAGTATTATTCAGAAGCAGGTTTCACCATTCCTAAAAAAATGATTATTTCCATAAACAATGAAAACATTTTACTAACATTAACAATAAATGATCCTAAAATAAATATGGATGTTCAAGATGATTACTTTGAACATTAACGTCCAAGTTTTCTTAAAATAGCTTGTCTTCTTTTTCTTTCTACTTCTCTCCTTTTTGCCGTAATTCCAGAGGTATTACTTAAAGCAGAAACTTGTATGTATTTGCTTTTCTTGACTGTAGGCTGGTTTTTCATAGCTCTTAAAGCCTCTACAGAAGGATTGTTTTTAGGAGTAACCACAGGTCTTTTAGCACTTTTTTTTCCGCCACAGCCACATCCCATTTTTTTTCCTCCAAAATAAATAAAAGCTACTTTTATAAGTATATATGAATAAACAAAAATTAATATCTGACGCAGTTGATAGAATCGAAACTTTGTTTGCAAACCAAGAATATGAAGCTGCACATATGGTTTCGTCTCAAATTTTAAATATTGAAAAAGAAAACTTGCCTGCTCAACAATTGGCTGGACTTTCTGCTTATAAATTAGGAAAATTAGAACTTGCCTTAAAAACTATTAATGAATCTATAAAAAGCTATCCGGGCAATCATGAAAATTATAACAATTTAGCTTTATGTTATTTTGCATTAGACGACTACAAAAACGCTCATGCGAGTATAGATAAAGCCATTTCTATAGAAAATAAAGTTTCTTATTTAAGCAACAAAGCTTTGTTTTTTAAAGGAGAGGGAGAATATGAAAAATCTTTAGATATATTGAAAAAAGTTGTGGATTTATATCCAGAAAAAGCTTCTTATTGGGACGAGCTAGGTCTTTACTATGGGTTGAATAATGATTTGGAAAATTGTATAAAATGTTTCCAAAAATCAATTGAATTAGACAAAGACAGATATGTCACTCATGTCAATTTAGCTTGTGCTTACTTTTTAAAAGGGCTTTACAAAGAAGGATGGAAAGAATATGAATATAGATTGTCTACGTATCAGCAAATGAATCATATTAATAAAATATATGAAAAAGAAAAGACTTGGAAAGGTGAAGACCTAAAAGACAAAACCATAGTAGTTTATTGTGAACAAGGGGCTGGAGACATTATCAACTTCATCAGATTTGTAACAAAATTAAATGCAAAAAAAATAAAACTACACGTTCCTTCATATATGAAGGAACTTCTTTTAGCAAGCGGCTTTAATGATATTATTACCGAAAAAGACGAACCAGAAGAATATAACTATCATTGTTCAATGATGAGTTTGCCTTATCTATTGAATCTAGACAACAAAGATTTGATTTGCGAACCATACATTAAATCTTCTAAAAATGTTAATATAAAAGAAATAGAAAAATATAAAAATACATTTAACATAGGAATTGTATGGGGAGGTAGTCCTTTTCATCCTAATGACAAATTGAGATCAATTTATTTGAAACAATTTAAAACTATACAAGATATTCCTAATGTTAAGTTGTTTAGTCTTCAAAAAGACACTAGAAAAAGAGCTTATTTGTCAAACCCAAATAAACAAATAGATTTAACAGAAAACACAAACGATATGTCAGTAGTCGATCTGCAATCTTATATACAAAATTTTAACGACACCGCTGGATTTATAGAAGCGTTAGATTTGGTAATAAGTGTAGACACTGCTGTTCTACATTTAGCTGGTGCTATGGGAGAAGAAGCATGGGGTTTGTTGCCTTTGACACCTGATTGGCGATGGGGATTAAAAGAAAATAATACTTTTTGGTATGATTCAATAAAATTATATCGTCAATCCAAGCACGAAGATTGGGAAAGTGTTTTTGTACAATTGAAAAAAGATATCATTCAAAAGATTCAACAAAAGTAAAGTTTTTTGTTTTTTCCATAGAATAAGCTGGTTTATGGAACTTATTAAAGCGTATTTCTGCGTTTGTATTTGCAAAAGTAGGCATCAAAATGAATTTTTCTTTAGGTCTGCATCTGGTTTTATAAAATGACATGATGGCATTTGTGTATTTGCTTAATATTTTAACATGGGCAGATTCTGAAACTATTCTTTTTAATTCAAATGCGTTCAAAATGTCTTCTGATGTTTGTAAAGCGTTTGATACATTGAGTTTGTGCTTTCCACGCCCAATTCTGTTAAAGTCAACAAACCAAACCATCGATTTTTCATCATATTTAAATAAAGGATTTTCAATGCCTATTTTGCAATGTGCTTCTTCGAAGTCTTTTAATTGAGACATAAACATTTTATTATTGTTTTTGTAATATTCGAAATAGTAATAACCCAATATCCCTCTATAAGACATTAAAAGATAGTTTCTACTGTCTTTTTTATTTAAATTATTGCTTAAACAAAAAGAGCAATAGAAATTATTCGGGCCAGAAAGTTTGTGATGCAACTTTCTGGTTTTTGGTGAAAGGGTCACTAATTTTTCACAAAAACTACATTGGCAATGAATTTTGTCAGACAACTCATCGTCAAAATTGTATTTGGATTTTAATTTTACATTACCAGCTTTGATTTTTTTAATTTCAGTCATAAATAACCTATATAATCATAGAAAGAGTTCTATATAAATAGAAGCTTTATTTAAAAGAAGGATACGAATATGAAAACTTTTATTCAATGGGCAAAGGTCAATAAAAAAAACTTATCTGTAGTGGAAGATGTTGTTTCCAAAGGGGATGTTGCAACTGACAGCGAAGATTCAGAAAAAGCGACTTCTGAAAACAGAGCAAGAACAGGATGGTCAGGAAATTACCCACCTGCGTATTTCAGCGGCCAATACCCACAAAAATACGTCAATCCTAAAAAATCCACAGCAGATTTAGACGCAGAACATATGAAGAAAAAATAAAATAAGTTTTTTATATTCTTTTATCAAAAAGCCCCTTTTAAAAGGGGCTTTTTGATAAAATCAATCGTCATCATCGTCTTCCATGTCCCAACTTTTGGACATTCTATCCTTTTTATCTTTTTTAGATAAAGAATCTTCGTTTTTTGGCAACATTTTTGGGACTCTTTCCCAATACCCCCAATTGCTCGAATTTTCACTGCTTTGAAAGACCATACCTTTTTTGTGATATTTAGATAATATTTCTTCCACTCTTTGTTCAGAAAGAGATGTTTCTTTTGCTAATTGAGAAATGCTACGCCATTTCCATTTTTTATTACGGGCCAACGCTATAAAGAGTTTTTGTTCTTCATCACCTTTTTTTGTGCCTACTGGATAAACGTCTGTCCACTTTGACGGGGTGTTTTTTTTACTCATAATTTGATTCCCTTACAAAAATACTAAATAATCATGCTATTATATAATAGCACTGTAGTTTTATTGTACGTTAAAAAGTTTAGAAAGAAAAGTGAAAAATGGCAAAATACAAACACATAAAGTTAAATCGTTTTGAAAAATTAGCTGCTAATAAAGAAAAATTAGCAAAAGCTCTTTTTGGAGAAGGGGTGTACTTATACAGAAACAACGCTGGTGGTGATCTTAAATTGCCAAAGCCTAATTTGGAAGGCACAACGTTCGTTCCAAAAGGTGGAACGTTTAAAGGCGATAGTTATTTTATGAGCATGGTGAAAAATAATGAGCTTAGGCTAGTGGAAGTTTTAGAAAAACCAAAGGAAATAAAAATGGAAGAAAAATTAATTTTAGACCAACCAGATATTGTTACCACAGAGGGAACTGTTGAACATGTGTTAACAGATGAAGAAAAGAAAAAGCTAGAGGAAAACGAAGAAGAAGGACGTGAAACCCTCATTACAGAAGACCCAATGGATGGCATTCAAATTCTTACCGACTAATTTGCTTTAAAAACCGATTCAAAGTGATATAATGAAGGCAGCTTTTTAAGACTGGCTTGTTATATCATTGGAGTTTAATTAAATGTCAAATGATGCTTTTGATGGAAAAGATTTTCTGTATGCGGTTTTCAAAAATGATGTTTTTGTCGGATTAGCCGAAAATAAAATTTCTGATTTAGTTGCACTTATCGACAATAGAAATGCTGCTTTAAAAGAAGTGACTTTATATAAAGTTGCTTCTTTTAAAGAGTTATCAGACGTTATGGAGAATAAGAAAAAAAAGAACGCACCTGCTGCACCTGCGTTGGAATCAGAATTAAACCGCATTAGTGATGTCTTTTCTAAACTGCTTGGCAGCATGTCGATTGGAAATTTTAGCAATTCTAGAATTAAACAATATGGAAAAAGCGGGTATACAACAAAAAAGGGTAAAAAAATGAATGCTGCATTTGAAAACTATTATGATCCTGACGATTTAGTTTGCCCTTATTCCTTTACTGGTTGGAAAGCGGTAAGTAAGACAAAAGGCATAAAAGCCAAACCAATGGGGCAGATAATTATTGATAAAAAAATAATGGAAATGTTGAAGCTGCAAACATTAGAAGGGGATCAGGCTTTAAAAGACAATTCTATGGTTTGTTTGGGAGTTGATTCGGAACCTTGGCAGCAAGACGTTTCTAATTTATTTAAAAAATACAATGTGGTTAATGTAGATCAAGATGGATGGTTGATTTGTGAACCTAAAACCGAAAATAAATCAGAAGCTTTGAGAATTACAGAAGAAATGTGTGACGACAAGCACAAACTCACCATCTATGCTAATTGGGGAACGAAATTGGAAAATGGTAAATTTTCACAAAAGGGAAAAGTTGGTGATTATTTTTTACGTAATACAGAAGACAAAAGAGATACTTATATAGTTGAAAAAGAAGTTTACGAAAGAACGTATTCGGACATTTAACAATCCCCATATGGTTCGTCTTTTTCATAGGGTCCAGAAAAACGTTTTATATTTTTTTTATATTTTTTGGCAAGAAGTTTCCAACGCCAATCTGTTAAATCTATTCCATAAAAAGAGTTTTTGAAAAATTTTTGTTCTTTCCAATTGTGTCCGCATGAATTGCATGAGCATATATTAGAATAATGCATGCTCGTCAAACACGACAAGCACATTGGGCATAAAATCATATTTATATTTATGTCCAACAAAAAGAGTTTTAATGTCAACCAAGCTTTACAACAATCAAGTTCCTAGTATAATGCTGATGTTGACCAAATGATGTTTTATTTGTAATTTTAAGGGGATCAAAATGTTAGATGTTAGATTGCTTATCATTGATCCACAAGGATCATTCTGCAACGACGTGCCACAAGACCAACAGCAATCGCTTCACGACGGCGAGCTTTGCGTTCCCGGTGCTTTAGACGATATGAACAGACTTGCAAAAATGGTTGATCGTATTGGACATAAGATCAAAGACATTACTGTAACTATGGATTCACACCCGTTAGGCGGACTGCATATTGCACATGGATGTTTCTTTAAAAACATTAATACAGGCGATAGACCATCGCCATTTACCATTATGACCTTGGACAAATCTGGTTCCGAGCCAAAAATTATAGGGACTATTGGTAGCGATACTGCTGAATATGTTACTGCTCATCCCTCTTTTAGAGTTTGGACTTTAGAATATCTTGATAATTTGGAAACAAGTGGCCGATACCCACACTGCATTTGGCCTGAACACTGCATCATAGGAACGCCGGGGCATTTAATTGTCCCTGAATTAAGAAGTGCTTTGCACAATTGGGGGCAATTAAATAATGGTTTCGTGAATGTTGTTACCAAAGGTTCTAATTTTAGGACTGAACACTTTTCTGCTGTTAGAGCAGAAGTGCCTGTTCCAAACGACCCAACAACACAGTTAAATACTGATGTCATTGAAACATTTTTAGATGCTGATCTTATTGGCCTTTCAGGAGAAGCTAGATCACATTGTTTGGCAAATACTGTACGAGACATCGCTAATGAATTTGTAAGCGGCGGTCAATTTGGCACCAATGATGAATTCATAAAAAAGTGTGTTCTTTTAACAGATGCTTCTTCAGATGTTCCTACATTTGAAAAATTAGGGAATGACTTTGTAGATGAAATGACTTCTCGTGGAATGAAAACGGCTACTACAACCGACTGGCTTTCTTAAAAGGAGATTAAAAATGCCTGTTTTTAATGAAAATAATAATTCTAAATCTTTAGATAAATACAATAATCAAAAGTTTACATATTCTGCCGAGAAAATAGACTTGTTAGGTGCCTCTGAATATACATTGGTTACAATTGTAGCTGATCGCTCTGGCAGCACGTCAGGATTTGATAAAGACATGGAAAGAACTGTAAAAGAAATTGTAAGGGCTTGCAGTGACAGTCCTAGAGCAGAAAATCTTTTAATTAGATTTGTTTCTTTTTCAAATCAAACATATGAGGTTCATGGATTTGAACAATTGGCAGGAATCGACTTGAATAGATATGATGGCACTTTGTCGCCAAAAGGTTCTACAGCACTTTATGATGCAACTATTAATGGCGTGGAAAACCTTGCCGATTTTGGCTCTAATTTGATTAAAAATGATTATGAGGCGAATGGAATAGTTTTTGTGATAACCGATGGTGGTGAAAACGCTTCTACTTATAGTATTAACGATGTGAAAAAAGCATTCGCTAGTGCTATAAAAAGCGAAAGCTTGGAAAGCATTACTACAATTTTAATTGGAGTTAATGAAGCATCTAATGACCAATCTATTCAAGCTTTTGCTAAAGATGTAAATTTTACGAAATTTATTGGCATGCCAAATGTAGACAAAAAGTCATTAGCTATATTGGCACAATTCGTTAGTCAAAGTATTTCAAGTACGTCACAATCTTTAGGTTCTGGAAGTGCTTCGCAATCTATTCAGCCTCCTACATTTTAAAACTATCCCCTTTTAACAAATTTATTAAAAAACCCATAAGAAATTTCTTATGGGTTTTTTAAAAGGGAAAAAATGAATATTCCATCTATTTTAGACAACGATTTATATAAATTCACTCAACAACAAGCGGTTCTTTCTCTTTATCCTTTTGAAAATGTTGAATACAACTTCATCAACAGAAGGATGACGGATAAATTTACAGATGAATGTGTAGATGCCATTAAAGCAGATATTGCGTCAATGTCACAATTGAAGCTGACGGAAGAAGAAAAAAAATGGTTGCCAAATCACATTTTTACTCCTGCGTATAAAGAATTTCTTTCCGCTTACAGGTACAATCCCAATGAAATAATTGTCGACAATGAAGGCGGCAATCTATCTATAAAAGTAGTAGGTACTTGGATACGCACCATTCTGTGGGAAGTCCCTTTAATGTTTATAGTTAGTGAAAATTGGTACAAATACATAGACGTGAATTGGGATATGATTGGACAAGGCTATAAAATAAGAAATAAAAACAATAGACTAAGCGAAGCTAATTGTTTATATGGAGATTTTGGGACACGTCGTAGACGTAATTTTGAAACCCAAGATTTAATTGTGGCAGAATCCAAATCGTATAAAGATTCTGGTTTCGTGGGAACTAGCAATGTTTACTTGGCTAAAAAGCATAACGTTAATTTTTTAGGAACCCAAGCACATGAGTGGTTTATGGCACATTCTGTTTTATCTGGGATGAGACACGCTAATCGCAATGCGTTAGACGCATGGGCAAAGGTTTACCGTGGAAATTTAGGCATTGCATTAACAGATACTTTTGGGTCGCAACCGTTTTGGGATGACTTTGATCTTTATCTGGCGAAATTGTTTGATGGAGTCAGGCAAGATTCAGGCAATCCTTTTGATTTTGCAGATGATGCTATAAAACATTATAAATCATTAAACATTGATCCTGCCACAAAAACTATTGTTTTTAGTGACTCGCTAAATGTCGACACTGCGATTAGCCTTAACAATCATTGTGCAAAAAGAGGAATAAAATGTTCTTTTGGAATAGGAACTCATTTAACCAATGATTTTAACAATTCTAAATCTTTAAATATTGTTGTCAAAATGACAAAAATAAACAATGTTCCTGTTGTAAAATTGAGTGATGATCCTTCGAAAGCAACAGGAGATGTAGAAGCAATTGCAGTGGCCAATTGGGTGTTTTATAACAAACCTTTATTTGGGAATTAATATTATGGAAGAAATGAAAATAGTTTTAGGACAAATTAATACTACGCCTAGAGATTTTGAAGGCAACATGAAGCAAATTACAGATTGCATCGAAGAATCTCCAGACGATACGGATTTAATTGTCTTTCCAGAGGCTTCTATCCCCGGATATCTTTGTCAAGACATGTTGTATGATTTAGATTTCATTAATCAAAATTTAAATTGCTTGTCTCGCTTGGTTGCAAAATCAACTTCTTGTAAAGCCACAATTGTTGTGGGATATTATGATAAGAATACCAAGCACACTGGAAAGCCATTTAAAAACATGGCTGCTATAATTAAAGAAGGCAAAATAATTGCTCAATATCAAAAACAATTATTGCCTTTTTACGATGTGTTTGATGAAGGCAGATATTTCGAAGCTGGTAGTGATCTTTGTGTAGTACCCATAAAAGGTGAAAATTGGGGCATAGCAATTTGTGAAGACATTTGGAATGATAAAAATTCTGATGACTATTACTACAAAAACAATCCTATTAAAAGATATGCAGAATTAGGCATAAAAAACATTATTAGTATCAACAGTTCGCCTTATGTGAGAGACAAGCCTGAAAAAAGATATAAAACAATTATGAATTCTTGTGAAAAAAATGAATTCGATATATTTGTTTATGTTAATCAAATTGGTGGTCAAGACGAATTGGTTTTTGATGGTAATAGTTTTGTAATTAGTATGCAAGACGAGTACGTAGACAAAGCAGAACTAAAAATAGGTGGATATTTAGTAGAATTAAAAGAAAGGTTGATGCAAACAAATCCCGACAAAAATACAGAAACCTATCATTCATATTTCTATTATGATGAAAACATAATGTATAATCTTTTAGTTCTTTCTCTAAAAGATTACATTGTGAAAAACGGATTTAAAAAGGTCGTATTTGGCAGTTCGGGGGGCATAGACAGTGCTGTTGTCGCAGCAATAGCTTGTGATGCTATAGGTGCTGACAATGTGTATGCAATCATGATGCCTAGCGTAAACAGTAGCGAAGGATCAGTTAAGGATGCTAAAAAGCTGCATGAAAATCTAGGATGCCATGAATTGTCAATACCAATAAATCATCAACAAATGTTGGAGTCTATAAGTAATACTAATGAAAAACTAGATTTTCCAGAACAAAATCCTGTTGCAATAGAAAATCTGCAAGCGAGACTTCGAGGGATGATCGTTATGCACTATTCCAATAGCTATAATTTACTCCCGCTCACTACAGGTAACAAAAGTGAATTGAGTGTTGGGTACTGTACTTTGTATGGGGATATGTGTGGTGGACGGGCAGTTATATGTGACCTTTACAAGACGGAAGTTTATAGTATTGCTAGGTATATCAATACTATGAAAAAATGTATTCCTGCAAATATTATAAATAAAGAACCGAGTGCAGAACTGTCCCCTGATCAAAAAGACAAAGATTCTTTACCGCCTTATTCTGTCTTGGACCCATTATTAGAAGGATATATTGAACATTATGCGACAACTTGGACAGAGTATAAAGCATATGTTGAAAAATCAAAAAAACGCAAAGGATATACAGAAGATGCAGACATGGAAACGGTCACGCCAGAAGTTTTTGCAAACATAGTTAAAAAAATAGACATTTCTGAATTCAAGCGTAGGCAAGCGACACCGGGTACAAAAGTACATGAAGTTGCTTTTGGAATTGGACGAAGGTTGCCTATTACTAAAGGCACAAGAAATTCTAAAGAATTATTTAAGGAAAATGAAAATGCATAGTGATGTTGTTTTTATAACGGGTTCTCAACATAAAATTTGTCAAGATTATGCGAGAGCTAATCGGAACATTGACAACCCTTATGTCATAATTTCAGATGGATGCTCGTCAGCACCAAATACAGATTTTGGTTCTAGATTGTTAGTTAATTCTGCTGATAGTGTTTTAAGTTTAGATAATTCTAACGCAGAATCAGTTTTGGAAACTATTGCAATTAAATCTTTTTTATATACTAAAATTTTGGAACTTCATCCAGATTCTCTTTGTGCCACATTGATTTATTTAAAAATAGAAGGCAATGCTTATAAATCAGTAATGTGCGGGGATGGCGTAATCGCTGGAAAAAGACATAATGGGAGCTTTTTTTTGAAAGAATATGCTTTTGATTCAAATGCTCCATATTATTTACGATACTCCGAGACAGAGAGTATGAAAAAAGATTTTTCCGAAAAATGTGGGTTGGATATGACTGTTACCACATGGGACATAGACGACAACAACATGGAAACAACAATAAAGAAAACACAATTTGACTTAGATCATCCTTATCAAATAGATGTTTTTCCAATAGAGGAATATGAATTTGCTGCCATTTTCAGCGATGGGTTGTCTAGTTTTCGTAAATGGGATTCCGCAGAAACATATAAACAACAAATTCCAATAGATGTGCCTAATGTGTTTATGCCGTTATTGTCTTTTAAAAGCTGGTCAGGTGACTTTGTACACAGACGTGTGAATAGAGCGTTAAAAGAGTTGAAAAACGAAGGCAGTATGCATTTAGATGATTTGTCGATTGGTGTTATCAAAAAGGATTAATAATATGAAGGTTAAAGAACAAGGCGTAGGAGTTGTTCAATTAAATCCTCAAAGAGATTTTGTAACAAAAGGCGGCGAAAAAAGCATTTACCGTTTAGGGAATAAGACTTATGCAATATATCATGATAGAAAAGATGTAATACCAGCAGGAAAAGTAGCCGAATTATCTGTTTTAACAGATGAACATGTTATTATTCCTGAACATTCACTTTTAGATTCTAAAGATAGGATAATCGGATACAGCATGCCTTTTGTCGATAACGCTATCCCATTGTGTAAGCTTTTCACTAAGACATATAGACAAAATAATAATATCTCTCAAAAACAAATTATAAATTTAGTAAAAAAACTGCAACTTCTTGTTTCTTATGTTCATAGCAAAAAAATATTAATTGTTGATTTGAACGAACTTAATTTTTTAATTAAAGATTTTAAGAACGTTTATGCCATTGACACAAACAGTTATCAAACTCCAAGTTTTCCTGCAACTGCAATAATGGAACAAATAAAAGATCGCCACAATAAAACTTTTTCACAAGAAACTGATTGGTTTTCTTGGGGGATTATTTCTTTTCAAATGATAATAGGAATACATCCATACAAAGGGAATCATCCAGAATTCGAAGGGACGCCTGTTGAAAAACTAAATGCACGGATGTTGAAAAATGTTTCTATTTTAAATAAAAAAGTAAGTACGCCCGGCTCTGCTTATCCTTTAGACAACATTCCTAAAACTCTTAGAAAATGGTATGAAGCTGTTTTTGACAAAGGAATGAGATTATCACCACCTATTAATTATGAAAACGACATAATTGTCATAACTCCAATTAAAACAATTATCAATAATGGATCAAGGCTTGTTATAGACGAATTGTTTTCTTTTAATGATGAAGTGTTAAATGTTTTGTTTAGTTGCGGCAAGGCCATAGTCAAAACTAATAAAAACGTTTATATTAATGGACTAAAGTACGATCTACCCAATTCCAAGTTGTGTTTAGGCTCAACTCCGACAAAAGGCATACCTGTAGCTGCTTGGATAGAAAATGGTATGGTTGAACTATACGATGTACTAAATGCCACTCATGTGCCATGTAGCATGAGTGGGAGTAGCGTTTTCACAGTTGAAAATAGAATTTATGTGCAAAGCAATAACAGCATTGTAGAAATGAAATTTTTCGAAATGCCAAATAAAATAGCAGCAGCAACTAAAGTTGTGGGCAATGTATTGGACCTACCAAACGCCACACATGTCTTTGATGGTTGCGTATTGCAGAATCTCATGGGGAGATGGTCTGCTTCCCTGTTTCCAGAAAGTGAAGCGGGTTATCAGTTGTTCTTAGATGACTTGTCGTCTTATACAAAAATATTTAATGCTAAATATGAAAATAAGGTTTTAGTGGTGACTGGCATCGATTCTAAAGGAAAATACGACAGACTTGTCTTTAGAATTGATTCATCATATAAAAAATATGATTGTCGAAAAATAGAAGATGTTGGCCCAACAGATATCAATTTCACAGTCGGCGAACAAGGGGTTTGTGTTTTGATAAACGAAGATGGGAAACTAGAAATATTTCGCAATAAAATAGGCGAAATTGTTAGCGAAGTGCCAGATTCTGTTATTGATAAAGATATGAAGCTTTTTCACAATGGAGCGAATATATTGTTTGCTAAAAACGAAAAGATTTTCAATATTAAAATGAAATGAGTTCACTGTTGACGGGCAAAATGTTGGCCAATTTCTTTTGGATCAGCCGTTGGTTGCCCTTTGCGAGTAGATTTTTTATTTTTCTTCCCGAATAGTTTTCTAGCTTTTTTTGAAGGCGGGGTTCTTGTATTGAAGACCAAAGTTCTATTATCAGGGGCAGAAGGTTCAAATGGGGATGCCCAAAAAGTATCTAAATCCGATTCGTTTTTTTTAATATATTTTTTAATTTTGTCGATGTGTTCTTGCAAGCTTTGCTTTACAAAAGGATGGAAATCCAACTCTTTCCAGTTATCTAAATCCACCCATTTGCTGTTTGTGTGTTCTTTACTTAACTTGGCTTTAAAAGGCTTGTCTATAATACAAAGAAAAGAAGTCCATCTTCCACCGTCTTCAATTATTTTATCAAATACTTTTCCATGATTGTATCCACATTCCTCTTTAGTCTCTCTTTTTGCCCCTTCCAAAGCGGTTTCGCCACTTTTCAAATGTCCTCCCGGTGTAGTCCATTTTCCTGAATGTGAATTAGGCTCATATTGAATTGCTAAAAATTGCTTACCATCAGTTAGAAACAATCCTGCACTTTTTTTTATATCTTTTTCAGTTGATTCTAACCAAAGTTTGAAACTCATCTTTTCGGTCCTCTTTTCATCAATGCAGGTTTCAATTTTTCAAGATGTTTATCTGCCGTATGTTTTAACTGATGCATTATATTTCTCACTTCTTTAGTGATGTCAGCAGCAGAAGAACCAGAACATCTATTATTCGATTGAATGCTTACAGTTCTTTTGTCTTTATTGTAAAATCCTTTAGAAATCACAAAGCATTCATTTTCTTTATTGAAAGAAACTACGCAAACCCATTCCCCATCATCCCAATTTCTAGTAGAAATCAATATTCTAATAGGGAAATCTTCAAATACGTGTTTAATGTGATATTGATCTTGTTTTAAAGCCGCACTGACATAACCTAAACTTATTTTAGCAAAAGCCTCTAAAACTTCTTCTTTTCTACTTCTGAAATTGATTTCAACGCTATATCTGCTGGTATTTACAGCTTCTTCAATAGTAGTATTTTGATCAAAATAATATACTATTTCATTTATTTGGGGAGTGTACAACCATTTTTTAAAACTTGCCATATTATTATATACTATTTGTCACTCCATAACGTTTTTATCATTTATATTTATTTTAAAAAATACTTTTATCTATTTATATACTAAATTTCCAACGTTTTTTCCCACAATCCCAAATACGTGCCAATCCATTTTGTAAAGCCCATTCTCTTTCAGTTATGTTTTCAGGACATCCAGTTGCTGATTTTTGCTGTGATTGTTTTGAAATTCTTTTTTGCGGGTTGCCGTATTTGACATACGAATAATCTGGTGGTAAATCTTTTTCTAACTTGAATCCTAACATTTTATATAAATCACCTGTAGACCATCTGTTATCGCTCCAAGAAATGATGTTATCAACATTTTCTTTTTGCAACCATGCAATACATCGCTTCCACAATTTGGATGCACCGCCGATAATTTGCGTGTTTTGTTTAAAACAAAAACGATCTAGTACTAGTTTTTTAGAATCTCTATGGTGCCTTCCAATGGACATAATGCTTACTAATTCTTTTTCGTATTCTAATCCAAAAGATTTAATTATTCCCCTCGAAGTGCCTTGTAGATGATTCAGTTCGTAAAAATCTCTAGTTTGTTCTAGTTTTGGCTCTACCAAATTACATTTTCTTGCATATATTTTTTTTTCAAATTGCCCTAATTTAGATTTTAATACAGAAAACATTTGCTCTTTTTTGTATTTGTATTCATCTTCAAATATTGTTATTAAAAATATGTTTTGTTCTTTACATTTTTTATATTTTTCAAAATGATAAGAACGCTCTCTAGGTTCAGGGGATTTTTCATTATGCCAGTATAGTCCACAATACTCTATTGCTATTTGTTTTTCTTTATCGTATAAATCTATTTCTTTACCATTAAGAACAGTGACATTGGATTTAAAGTTAAAACCTAATTTATTTAGGTTTTCCTTCAACGACAACTCTGTTTTCCCCAAATTATGATACAAATGTCCATATTTGTCCAATCTGGTTTGCATTGATTTAGTTTTCACTAAATCAGTTTTCATAGGATGCCCGCCATACTTCTCAACACATGTTTTATTATATTTTTTTAAATACTCTGATGTCTTTGCATAGTTATCAACTCCGTATCTCTCAATACAAGTTTGTTTTTGTTTTTCATTTATTTTTTCATTTTGCAACGGGTGTTTAACACCATATTTTTGTTCTAAAGAACTTTGTTGTTTTTCAACATATTTCTTGTTTTTCATAACGTTTTTTTGTTTATATTTGTCTACATTTGTTTTTTCTGTTTTGCTTTTCCAGTCTTTAGTTTGAGAGAAATATTCTTTGCCATATTTTTTGATGTTTGTTTCTTTAATTTTTTCTTTGATGTCATCAGATTGCGAAAAATGTTCAACCCCGTACCTTTCCAGTGCAGACTCTTGTCTTTTTAATTTCGCTTCTTCTGTAGATAAAAAACTGTTTGCACCATATTTCTTGATGTTTGTTTTTTTAATCTTGTTTTTAATTACATCTAATTTAGCAGGATTGGTTACGCCATATTTTTTAACGTTAGACTCTTTAGCTTTATCTAAAAATTCATTTTTAAAACAATTCACACCATGTTTTTCAATAATGGTTTCGCTTCTTTTTTTAACACTGCATTCTTTTGATCCACAACTATGCTTTTCTTCTTTTATGCAATGCCTTTTTGCTCTTTCAAATTCTTTTGAGCAATAATCGCATTTAGAAAATATTTTATGGGTTTGCTTAATATCAGCAAACGTACAATTATATTTTTCTTCATTTTTTTGATATAATATCATTAAAACATTATATTTAAAAATTTTTGTTAGTCAAGATTTTTAAAATTTAGTCAAGCGTAATAGGGGCGATATCACCAAATTTGTTAAGCAAATCTTCAAACCATTTTTGTCGTTCTTCTTTTGCTTCTGCTAGTAGTGCTTGCCCATCTAATTGAATACCGCCACCGGGACCGGGAGGATTAGCATATCTGCTTCTAATACGCCCGAGTATTTCTTTTGCATAGGTCAACGCCCCTTCCTGCATGGCTTGTGTTACTTCTGGCCAATCTTTCATTTCTTGAAGATAATTTACAACTGCAATTTGAGATTTGTAAGGTATCGGATATAGTTTTATGTGTTTATATCCACCAATCCATTCCCATCCACCTAAGTTGGAGCTAACTCTACTGTACATTTGTTCATATTGTTTGTACAGAACCCATTCCCCCATACGTCCCCAAATAGGCTGTATAGGGTCAATCATCCCGCCTTGAATAGAAGAATATGCACCACCGGGATAAAAATATTCTACTGGTATTGAACCATCTAAGTCACTTGATTGAAAAGCAAACGAACCTTCTTCTTTATAGAATATATTTCTAACCTTGCCTACATCTGGAGGAAGTTCATATACGCTTTGGCCGGGAGTTGTGTGTATGGTGTAATATTGAAAATACTCTCTTGGAGCATAATCTTCAAAAATCTTCCACGCTTGATCAATACAAAAATCTATATTCTGCTCATCCAGTTCTATTTTGATTACTGGCGCTCCTAGCATATGCAAAATATAGTCTCTTAACTGCCCTCTGATTTTTTCTCTATTTGGCCTACTTGTTAATTGTGATTTGTTTAATGGATCGACATGTCCTAATTCAGAACAACTTGAGCTACACGACATGCTTCTCATTGAATCCTTAGTAGGCCGACTTATTTTTAAAGTATTTCCCATAAAACTATATATTATAAATGAATATTAATTTCAAATTATGGTTGGAAATGTGTGGTACAGGGGCGATATACGATCCCAAGGCGAAGGGGGATTTTAATTGGTGGGGGTCGCCCGGATCAACAGGAACAACTATTAAAGGCAATGATCCCATTAAAAGAAGCAAAAATAAAAGTAAAAAGAAGAAGAAAAAATGAGTTCTTTCCAACAAATGTCGAACCCTTATCGTCACAATGCACATAAAACATTAAAAGAATTAATGGGGGATAAATACAAATTTCATTTTGAAATTGCTGATAGAATAGGCGAACGTCTTGTTACGGAAAAAGACTATAGAGAATTCATGAAATTTGTTCTCGAATTGTACGAATTGGGATATGTAAAAGCCGTTCACGAACATAAAAACATTCTTGAATCGCAAGGGTATAAAGTTAAAATTAAAGGTTCTACGGTTGAAACACAAAGTGTTCCTAAAATATTCCCTAATCAGAAAAATCAGGATGATGGCTAGACATATTTGTTTTAATTAAATATCCATTTTCTATTTCGGAAAATTCTGCTACTTTCCACCATCTATAATCTCCAAAAGAGCTTCCGTCTTTATATTTTATTGGATATACAATTGACCCCTTTAACAGCTTTTTATTAGTCCAAAATGTAAATTGTAAATCTTCTCTCTCTACAACAACTGCTTCAAAAATAAATTTCTTCCCATATTGTACAGTCCCCCAAGAATCACCATATAAATTGTCTTTTTTAATTTTTAGTTCTGCTGGCAAACAGTGCAGCATTAGCATGTTTTTAAATTCTGTTTTTTGCATTTCTTCGGCATTTGCAACAGGCGTATTTTCCTCTGGTACAACTTCTTCGATGTTTGGAACAGATTCGATTTCTTGTATGATATCATTCGATGCAAAAACAGGTTTTTCCTCTATTACAGCAACAGAATTGAGAGGGGGAGATTTTTCAATTGCTTTTTCTGAAATCTGTTCATCCCAATTGAAATTATGAAGTATTAGGTTGCCATCAAAAAAATCAGCCCACATTTTTTGTTTCTTTACTAATGGATTAGGCTTTTTCAAAGTATAAACTGAACCGTCTTTTTTTCTTATAGACATGCTGTTATCTAGTTTACATCTTCAAAATTTAGCTTATAATGGGCGAGACAACGATCAATTTTTTTGCATAAGGAATTTATTTTGAAAAATAAAACAACTATCTGTTTCGCCTTCGTCGCTTTGTTTATGTTTATTGGAGATGGATTTGTCCAAACAAATTCCATATTTGATAATTGCCTAACGCCAGAACTTCTTGCAAAATCTCGTAGTAGTGGAGGTTTTAGAAGTAGTAGTCCAAGCAGAAGCAGAAGCAGTAAACCTAGTTCGTCTTCTAAGCCATCATATTCAGCCCCGCCGTCAAAGAAGGCAACTCCAACAAAAAACGCTAAGCCTAGTTCCCCCTCTAAACCTTCATATTCAGCACCGCCGTCAAAGAAACCAGTTCCAAGAAAAAATGTTGCCGCTGATGCACAAAAAAGAGTAACCAGTAAAAAGACTTTTGAAAAGTCAAATATTCCTAAATCCACTTATGTTTCAAAAAGCGGGAAAGAGATAAAAATAAGTTCCAAAGCGACAAATACTCAAAGAGTTAGAAGTTTATCGCCTACTGAATATAAAAACAGATCAGTAAGAAGTGAAACCCATTATGTTGATACTTTTGGCTCAAATAGATACGGATACTACAGATCGCAACCGTCCATATATATAGGTGGTGGATATTCGTCCCCTTTTTGGTATTCGACATTTGATTTACCGCTGACTATTCAAGCACTTTGGCTCTGGAATAATCAAAGAACAATTCAATCAGAATTATATCAACAAAGAATGCAAAATGCAGCATTGGCAGCAGAAGTGGCCAAATTGCAAAATGGCAATGTTCCTATAAATGAAAACTATGTTCCTCCACAGTTTGAAAAGAATCCTGATTTGATGTACAGTCAAGAATTTGTTGATGCAGCTTACAATCCCAAACCAGAAAGCCGTGCAAAAACTTTTCTTTGTTGGGGTGTTAGTATTTTCATCGTGTGCATTTTAGTCATAGTGTTGATAAGGTTAGTGTTCACAGTTAATGTTACAAAATAAACGTTTCACTATTCTCCGATTGAACTGGCATGTGTGTCACCGCATGAGTTGGCCTAGTTAGGGATTGCACAAACATTGGTGACGATGAGCAGTCTTCGGTGGTTCGAATCCACCCTTCGGGATTTTTTAAGGATTTTTTAATGGCTACATTAGCACAATTGATGCATAGGACGTTCTCTAAAAAAGAAAGAGAAAGACTAAACAATGAAAAAAACGCAAAGTCCCAAGCTGAAAAAGAAGCAGCAATTGAGGAATCCAAGCCTTTTGAATTAAAATATTTTAATCCATTTGGGGTGAAAATAAATTCAATTGCTAAATTGAATCACCCTTTATGGGAAGGCATCCTCTTTAAACTAAGAGGGATTAGAGAAGTTAATAGGATGGTAGGAAATCAAAAATTCCCACTAGCAGATTATGACTTCATTGGACACACTCTAGATGAGGAAGATGAATCGTCTTTGAGGATAAGATTGATACCTATAGACAATCCAGATGGGGATTTTGATCATAAGGCCATTCTTTTGAGACAGGTAAACGCTTTTGGATACGATGCAGATTTTCATAAAAGATTGTCAGCGGATTCCCTAAGAGATAATTCTGATGAAAGAGAATTGATTTACTACGAACAAGTCACTGATGATGACGGCAATCCTATTGTTGACGAAAACGGCGATGAAGTTTTTGATTCTTTCTATCGGGTTGATGACGTTGAAGAATTTTGGGGTTGTGAAACCAATCTTTTAATTGATAAAGATAATAATGGAAAAGTAGACGAAAACGAAATTACACATGGTAACGTAGCCATTTGGGATTTTTGGCGACAAACAGAAGATGATTCTGGTGAATTTATTGAATATTTCATAATAGAAATGGACAATGAAACAGGATATTTTGAAATTTGGCGTGGGGAAGAAATCGACGATCCCTCTAGAATAGAAATCAATTAGGATAAATCCATGTTTAAATTGTTGAAAAAAATCTTTGGACATTCTTCAAGTACTGTAGAAGAAAAATCAGAAACTCCTTTGGAAAGATATCAATTACTGATATCTTCTGAAAATGAAAAACTTATCAAGGCCCGCAAGGCTCTAAGCGACAAAAGTGAATTCATTAGGCAACAAAAAAGAATTTGCAAAAGAATTGAAAATGATGCAAATTTACTTTTGTCTATTTATAAAAAAGACGAATTCAACAAAGAAATTAAAGAGAAATATGATTTCAAATTGTTGGATTTAGAGTCTATTAAAACAAAAATAAAAGAATTGTCTAATGAATTCAAAGAAGACGAAAAAAACATTGAAGATTATACTTTAAAAATAGAAGAATTTAAAACACAAGCCAAACGTCTAAACATAGACTTGAAAATGGCAGGCGTTGAAAACGACGTGTCGCAGCTTGACACTTTTAACGGTTCGGGCGAGAAAATGAATGATGCCAAAAACCAAATTACGGATGATATATCAGAATTAAAAGCAAAAGCAAAAGCAAACAACATGTTTAAATAAGGTAAATTAATATGCAATTATTAAAAAAAATTATGAATTCTTCAATCCAACCGTTGATTTGGATTAGCGTAATTTTATATTTCGTTGAGCTTTCTACAGGAAGCGAAAATGGTCGATCAGGATGGTTGGGGTTTCTTTGGATAGAACGATTTATAGCATGTTTTTTTACGATAGAATACTTAGTTAGATTACACAAAGACAAAACCAAATATGCAATTTCAGCTTTAGGAATTATTGATTTAATTGCTATCATTCCTTTTTGGATTGGTTTTTTCATCCCTGTCTCAATGTTGCCTTTGATTAGAACCCTACGTATTTTACGACTTTTAAAATTGTTTAGATACAATAGATCGCTTCAACTAATAGCTTTGGCTTATTATAAATCATTTCATCAATTAAGATTTATAGCATTTGCCACGCTCGTTGTAGGGTTGTTTTGTCTAGCTGGAATATATGAAGTAGAACATAAAGCACAACCAGATGTTTACGATGGATTTTTTAATACTTTTTGGTATTTTGTTGTTACCATAACGACAGTAGGTTATGGCGACATGTTTCCGATCACTGTAATAGGAAAGTCGTTGGCAATGATGCTGTTGTTCATCGGCATAATGACCTTTTCTGGAATAGTTGGTATTGTTGGGACTTCTTTAAATGATGTTTTAAATGATGAAATAAACCCCGACATTGATCCAATAAAAATGTTCAAAGAAGAAAAAGAAAGACAAAAAGAAATTAAGAAAATAGATAGCAATTGGCAGGATGATCAAGAAACCAAAGTGTAGTCATCTTTGCGAAAAACTCCTTTACACAAGCTTGCTTTGTACTAGAATGATAGGTGACGGATGTTGTGAAAGGATTTTTTGAAAGGGATTTAACATGGGACCAGAAGATTTTAAAAAAGGCAATGTAGTTCCTCGTGGACGTTATGACCGTTGCCCTGTATCTTTACAGATAGAATCTATTGCAATAGCAGGCGATCAAGAAGCTGCTGATCGTATTGCAAATCACATTTCTACATGTGAAGAATGTAAAAAAGAGGCAGTTCGAGTTTACGAAGAAATAAAATCAAATAACAAAATATTCACAAAGAAAAATTTCTTTACGGGTATGGGGATTTTTGGAGCAATAGGGTTAGCATTGGCAGCAAATGGAGTTAGCGAAGCTATACAACATAGAAATGTTGCAACAGGCGGCGACCTGCCTTTTTGGCGAAAATATTTGAAAAAAGATGACTAATTTATGTTTTTTAAAATAATTTTAAATACAAAAACTAATTGTTTTAAATGGCAATTAGACGATTTTACATTTGAAGTTCCTATAACTGTTTTTACGGAAATGGTCCACTATATTGAAAAAACACAATTAGGAGACAGCCCCATCTCTCTCCCGCAAATAGAAATATATAAGAAAAATGAAAAATATAAAATTTGTTTGACAGACGTATTACAAATGGACGATGGGCAGAACAGGACTAACGTTGTTTTTAGAAACAAAAACAACACAAAAGCATTTGTAATTGACAAAAACGGTTGCTATAATTGGGCTAATTACATACGTGCTGTTAGGTACAATCAGCCCGAATTGACAAAAGAGAATGAAAGATTAGAAGAAAATGATTAATAAAGTAGTAGTCCATGATGGATCAGCACACGCAGACGATTTTTTGTCGTGTTGTATTCTTTTAAAAAAATTTAATAATGAAATTCTTATTTTAAGAAGAAGCCCTACAGAAGAAGACTTTCTTGATGAAAACACTTGGGTTGTTGACCAAGGCAGGAAATTCGATCCAAATCTTAGAAATTTTGATCATCACCAAATGAAGGGGCCACCATGTGCTTGCACTATGATAATGGATTATTTATTTGATCCTATTTATAGAACGGTGCTGTCTTGGCCTTCATATGTCGAAGAATATGACACTGGTGGTCCTTTAGGCGTTGCTACGCTGTTGAAGACAAGCAGTTTGAATATACCAGAGTATGCAGCGAATCCTGCTACAACAGCACTTGTAACGGCCTTTTCTAAAGTCGAGTTTTTAGATGATGGCTGGTTAAGAGAAGCGATGTATTGTATTGGCGAATTTATATTTTCTACTTTAGACGACATAATAAAAGGGATAGAATGTTTAGATAAATTTTCTAAAATAGAAGAATATAGAGGATTGAAAGTTTTAATAATAACGGGCATCGAGTTACCAGAATCATCTGAACATGTTTCTATTACTAAATCTTGGTCAAAATTAAGAAACCTCTCTTTTGATGTTATTTTGAATGATGATAAAAGAACTCCCGATTCATATCGATTGATACGAACAAAAGAAAAATCAATAAAATTCAAAGACAATGATCTTTGCCTATTCACACATTCTAGTGGCTTTTTGACATCTTTTAAAAACATAGATGATTGGAAAACCATTATAGATTTTTCTTTAGAAAAATAATCACTAATAAAAGAATTAAATTAACCAAGAATCTATATTTTACTATATGGGTTCTTTTCCCATAAATATATTAAATTGATAATTACAAGGCGTAACAAATGGAAACTTTAGAGGCTGCTAGAATAATAAAAAACAAAATAAAGGAGAAATCTTTAAGAGATGAAAGAACATTGGATTTTGCTTGGGGAATAATTGAAGGGCTGCATTTGTCAAAACAAATAGATTTGGATCAAAAAAGAGAATTGATTTCCAATTTTGCAGTGCTGAATTCTAATACAAATGAAAGCTCATATTTGAATCCCTTGAAAAAGCGATATGGCAGAATATTGTAAATAATAAAAATTTTTCTTTCTTAAAGAACTATCATATATAATATATGAATAATCGTTTGCTAGATGTTTATTTAATCTAGCAAGAAGGAAGGAAATATGGCATTAAATACACCAGTCGAAGGCGAAATTTTGCTTTTGCAATACATGTTAGGGGTTACCGCTCAATCTAATGTTAGGTTACATCTTTATAGTAGTCCTACAAGTGCGCCAGATGATACTTGGAGCATTGGAATGGCGGGATTGACAGAAAGCAGTGCAGCAGGATATGCTTCTGTAACTCTCACGTCTAGTGGGTGGACGGTTTCTGTTTCAGGAAACGATGTGACTGCTGCGTTTTCACAGATTACATTTGCATTCACCACTTCTGCGACTCTTTATGGTTATTATGTTACTTCTAATGATAATGGCACTATGCTTTGGGCAGAAAAGTTTTCAGGTGCGCCGTTTACCATTCCTACGACTGGTGGCAACATCGCAGTGACGCCTAAAATTTCTGCTGATTAAGTCATCAAAGGCAATTCTCTTAATACATTTCTTTTGACTTCACTAGCATATTCGGTTGGTGAAGCTGCTGCATGTGCTTTATTAAAAGCATATTCTAATCCATTTTTAAGTTTGCCTAAAACTGATGTTTGTGTATTGTGAACTGCATTGTTTATTCTATCTATAAAGAATATAAGATCAGCAGTTTTGGTTGATTTATTTAATCTAACCAAATTCTCTAATAAATTTTCCCATACTACATTTCGTCTATTCATATCTGATCTGTAAGTAGACTTCATAGCTGCATGTAATTCTTCCCAATTCTCTCCCCCATTCAGATGAGAGAAATCTGCATCTATTCTACCCTTATTTATATATTTTTTAATTTGTTGTTCAATTAAATATTTAAATGTGAACAAATATTTTTGTTTTATTTCATCTAATTCTTCCAAAATCAAAAATCTTTCTTCAATGTCAAGCGTTCTTCTTGACGTTTGGAAAAAATAAGTTATGTAATAAAAGGTAAAGATATCTTTTGCTGTTAATTCCATTTTTATTCTCTATATATTTATATGATTAGAAACCAAAACGGCACGCCTTATACAACGGCAGGAAGTATTCAGCAATTTGATCCTGAAAATCCTGAACATTGTTTATTTAATGATTGGGATTCAGAAATCATTCGTCAAGCCGGTTCCCCTATTTATTATTACGAAGTCTTGATACAAGATCAAACCATTGATCCAGTTTATTTAGAGGATCGGGGAAAAATGTTTTCTAACTTCCCTATTGAATTATACGCCATTTACGAACCAATACCATCACAAAACAGTCAAGGATTATTCGGCATTGACGGGTCTATGGATGAACAAATGTTTGAATTAAATTATAAAGAAGTTTTAGGAATTTTAGGACACCCCCCAAAAATAGGCTCACGTCTTTATACACCGCACTTAAAAGAAAATTGGGTGATTGTACAAAGAAATACTGGTGAATACAAATTATGGGGAACATTAAGGCTTCAATTATTCGCCAAAAAATTCCAAGAAAGCACTACTACTGGCGACGGCAAAGTTACTCAACCTAAACAAGATTTTGACATAATATGAAAAAAGACGAAATAAAAAACAAAATATTAAAAATGCTAAAAGATAAAGAAGAAAAAAAAGAAGCTAATGAAGAATTGAAAAGCTTCATTAGATTTCAGGATTGGCTTGAGCATAAAGACATTTCTACTAACCAATCGAGTCAATTTTCAGAGTGATTTTGGATTTATTGTTTTTAAACTTAAAATTTTTATTAACAAAGCGTAATGGAATAGTAGGTTTTATAAAACTTCCTTGTACTTCCCAAACAAAAACAGGTTTATTTTTCTTTTTAGTTATTTTATAAGGCGATATTTTCATTTATTAATCATATGTATTTTATATAAAAGAGTATTAATGAATAAAATAATAAATCTAACTAATCAAAATGAACGTGGCTTAATGGATTGCCAAGATAAAGGCAAGCAAGCCAGTATTTTGGAATTGCCTACTGGCCCTCATTGTTCTGATGATGGACATGATGGAGAAAAATCAAGTTGGTTAGAAGACGTTTCAAATAAAAAAATAGGTCTAGGAAGGTCTGCTTTATGCGACCCTATGCAATCTGGTCAAATTGTTAATGACGTAGAGAACCCACAAAGAAATGTAATTTATAGGTATTCCAAAGCGATTCGTGGTGCTGACGAAGCTATGTTGGATTTGTTTAGAAATCTTGTGGTTTTAGATGTTGATAGCAAAGCTCATCCAGTTCCTATTATTTGGGGGACTCAAGAAAAAGCAGTGGCCGCTATCATCCAAGAGAACGTCAGAAAAGACAATACTTTGGTGGTAGACAGTATTAGACTTCCTATGTTAGCCATACATTCTACAGACATTCAATTCAATCAACAGAGATACATATATCACAAAGCTTTAAATTATAAAAGGGGATTAAGAGAAGATAGAAAACCCGGATTTACAGAAAGTGAAAAATATGAAAGGGATACCGTATTTGGCTTAGCAAGAGGAATTCCTATCGACATATCTTACACTATGGTAGCGTGGACTTTATACGTCGAAGATATGAATCAAATTATTGAACAGTTAATATTAAAATTCAGTCCTGTAGCATACATAAGTGTAAAAGGAGTGCCACATGAAATTATAGTTAAATTGGAATCAATAGCCAACAATATTGATCACGAACCCGGAGATCAAAATTTAAGGGTAATAAAATACCAATTTAACTTTACAGTAGAAACGTATATACCACAACCAGTGGTTCGAAACAAAGCTGTATTGAAAACTAAAATAGATATGTTCAATAGTATTGAACCAGAGAAAATAACAGAAGTAATCTCTAGAATTGAAGAAGCAGTTGAGGAATTAAAATGATCGAAATAACGAATAGAAAAAAACACCCCGTACAGTTAGTAGTAAGATCAAGGAAAACTCCCCGCTCTTTTACCACTTTAAACATACCGGGAATAGGCAGTGGTAATAACGTGTATCTTCTAGAAGAAGAATTAATGACCGATATTGTTGAAAGAGTAGAAAAAATGAAATTTATTTCAACAAAAATAATATCCGACCAAGAATTAAAAGAAAAAAACAATAAGGGAGAATAAATATGGCAATTTCAAATGGCTTTCCAGCCGGTAACACAATAAGTCCAAGTGTCCGTATTCTCGAAAAGGATTTGAGCTTTATTGCAGCGGCTCAAACCTTACACAGAGCAGGCTTAGTTGGTTTCGCAAGTAAGGGACCGTTCAACACTCCAACCAGAGTGTCGACAAACAGACAGCTTCACGGCACTTTTGGGAATCCTCATCCAGCTAGCGGCGATCCATATTTGATCTATGCTGCTGAACAATATTTGTTAGTAGCAAACGAACTATATGTTGTTCGAGTTGGCGATGAGAACAATGCTAGTCCTGATAAAGCAGAAATAGCAGATGTTAATGTTCCTGTCGCTGGTGAGAAAATCACAATACAATCTGACACTGCTGGCTCTTACGTCTTTGCAGAAGATGGTTTTTTCCGTTGGGCTTTAAATGGCGTTGAATCAACTAAGACACTAGTCGTAGAAGCTGGTACATACACAGCTACTGAACTAGCTGCCGAACTAAATGATCAATTGGATTCGGTAAGCTCAACAGGTGCTGTTGTCCTTGCTGGATTTGATGGTATAAGATTTGTTGTCAATAGCAGTAAAATTGCTGTTGAAACCACCTTTGCTTATGGTCCTGATTCATCATTAGAATTACTATCTGTGCAAGATGCAATTTACGGTCCTTTGACCAATATAAGCGTCGGAACTTATCACCCTGTTACTAACACTACTAGAAAAACTGGTATAGGTACTGGAATGACTGGTGCTGCTGTTACAGGTACTAAAGCAAGCTATGGTTCAGGATATGAAATTCCCGGTACATTTAATTTTACTGGACTTGAAGATTTAAACCTCCAAATCGTTGTTGATGGAACAGATAATGTTTTAGTCGACAATGTGGTTCAGATTGTTGATCTTGCTGACCTTGAAGATATGAGTAATACAATTGAAGAAGTTATTGACGAAATAAATAGTCAATTAACTGCTTTGACTATTCCCGGTGGCTTCCACGCTACTAGATCAGGTAATAACCTAAAATTGGAAACTCTCCATCAAGGTTCTGATGCAAGAATAAGAATAAAATCTACTAGTACAGCCGCAGCAATATTTGGATTTAGCGATGTTGATGATGCCTCTATTACAGGTGCTGCATCTGGAACAAGTCCATCTGGAACAAGTGGTGATGCTTCCATTGAAACATATGGTTTAGCTATTGGAGAAAACGCTACTGGTTCTACTTATTCCTTCACAATGACAGCCGAAAGTGCTGGCATTGAAGGAAATGCAACAAGCATACAAGTCATCAATGATGATCGTGAAAACACTTTCCAATTAAGCATTGTCAACAACGGTGTCCAAGTGGAAAGTTGGGGAAATTTAGTTAAAGATTCTAATAGCAGATTTTATGTAGAAACCTTCTTGACTTTATTCTCTGAATACGTTCGTGTAGAAGACAATTTGTCAACGTCTGCACCACCCAAAGATGGAACTTATGTTTTATCTGGTGGCACTGATGGACTACCATCTGATCCAGATGATCAGGACACCCTTTTAATGGGCAGCATAGGTGCATTCACAGGAATGCAAGCCTTGTCTGAACCTGAACAAATTGATATTGACTTAATAGCTGTTCCGGGCCATTCCTCGACAGCAGTCGTATCCGCATTGTTAAATGTGGCTGCTGCTAGAGGCGATTGTTTGGCGATTATTGATCCGCCATTTGGCTTGACTGTTAATGAAATAACTTCTTGGCAAAACGGTACTCATCCTCTTAACTCCGTAAGGTTTGACAGCAACTTTGGTTCGCTTTACTGGCCTTGGGTTAAAATTAGAGACAATTACAATGACATAGATGTTTGGGTACCACCATCTGGTTCTGCCATGTCTGTTATTGCAAGAAGTGACTCTTTATCTGAGCCTTGGTTTGCACCAGCAGGAACAATTAGAGGTCTTGTGCCAAATATTACAGACGTGTTCTCACGTCCAAGTCTTGGCGAAAGAGATTTAATGTATGGTAATAGAAATGCTATCAACCCAATAGTTCAATTCTCTGGCGATGAAGGCTTCTTAGTTTGGGGTCAAAAGACTCTACAAAGAACTCCTACTGCCCTTGACAGAATCAATGTAAGAAGATTGATGTTCTACATTGAAAAAAGAATTAGAGCAAAATCTCGTGAATTGTTGTTCAATCCTCACGATGAAGCTTTCCGTTCAAGATTTATCGACATTGCAACTGTGATATTGCAAGAAGTTCAAATTGGTAGAGGCATCTTGGCTTACCAAATTCAAGCAGATGAAGAACTTAATACACCAGATGTTATTGATCGTAATGAGTTTCGTGCAAGAATCGGAATCCAACCTATTCGTGCTGCTGAATTTATCTATATTGAATTCAGTGTACACAGAACAGGAAACTTTGGAGAAACTTCCGAAACGTTCTAAAAACAAAAACAATTTTCACCCCCGCTTAATAGCGGGGTGAAAACATTTAATAAAGGAGATGATATGGCTGAACAAGCAATGGGTATTGGAAAACTAGGTGGAGCTAATTTAGTATATAAAAGAAAATTTCGTTGGACATTTAGGATTACTGATCTTTGTAATGGCGGAAGTGTCGACGAACACTTTGTAAAATTAGCAGCCCGCCCAAACCTAACAATAGAAGAAACAGAAATTAACTTTTTGAATGCCAAAAAGTGGATTCCGGGCAAAGGTGCTTGGGAAACTATTACTGTAACTTACTATGATGTTGCTACCAATGACAATAAAGACCTATGGAACTGGCTTGCATCTGTGTATGACTACACGGACAATGTAGGACTTAAAATGGGTTCTCGTCAAGGTGACTATGCTGGCAATGCAGAATTAGTTTTGTATGATGGCTGTGGAACTAGACTTGAAAAATGGAATCTTTATGATGTGTGGCCACAAGCTATGAACTTTGGGGAATTAGACTATAGTACTTCGGAAGAATCTACTATTGAACTCACATTAAGATATTCTTCTGTGAAATATGAAAGTCTATGTCCACAGTTTGTTCCACAAGCATGCTGTACTGGTTGCAATATATAATTAAAATTATATATTTTAATTGTTTCTTGTTCTGGAAACAATATCCGTCTATATCACAATTATATACTATTATGGAAGGCTCTTAAAAGAGTCCTTCTATAATAGTATATAATTTTTAAAGGAGTTATAATATGTCTAGAAGTATGGGTTTAGATTTTGGGTTAGAGAATACAGGTTCGTGCATAAAAAGAAAATTTAGATGGTTGCTTAAAATAGATGGCATTTCTGCTTTAAATAGCAACACACAAAGTGTAAACGCTTTACCTCCATCTAAAGCAAGCCGTCCTTCTTTGACATTTAAAGAAATGGAAGTGCAACATTTGATTGAAACGGTTTACTATCCTTCAAAGCCTGAATGGAAACCTATTACTTTAACATTGTTCGATCTCAAAAAGAACAGAAATCCTGTCTTTGATTGGATAAAACAAGTTTATGATACTTGCGGTACAGGAAGTTGGAACGTTTCTGTAGGCAATGGATTTAAAAAGAAAGCCACATTGGAAATGTATGACGGATGCGGGAATACCATTGAAAGTTGGGAATTCCAAAATGCATGGCCACAATCTATAGACTTCGGAGATTTAGACATGGGTAGTTCAGAATACTCCACGATAGAAATAACTTTACGTTATGATAGGGCTGTTCTTTTAGAAAATTGTGTTTAATTAATCAAATTCATTTTGTAAAACCTTTTTGCAATCCTCTAAGGCGTCTTCAAGTTGTTTTGGTTTCCATCCTAGAACTCTGCATGCCCCACTTTTATTAAGTCTACCTTTTTTAGTGTATACTTTATCTTCGTGTTCCATTAAAATTTCAATCAATTTTCCATGACCGTTTGTTTTTAATTTGTCTATAAGTTCTTGATGCTCTAATAATTCTAATAAGTTACTTTCCATAATGTAATTATAATAACATTGTTATTTGATTTCAATAAATTATTTTAATTTTTTTTAATTGAAATATCAATGTATCAAATTGGAGTTTACAAGCGGAGAATGAGTGCTATAATGGCTTTCATCGATCAACAGGATACAATCCATGAAAACAATTTGCACTCCTTTTCCGTGGCAATGTATTATTGGGGAAAATAGAATTGGAACTTTCGTCAATGAAGACATTGTTTTAACAGCTTCCCATGTATGCCCTAAAGATGTAGATTCTATATCTTGTTTAGAGAATAAAGGCATGGCTACTGTATTTTACAGGTCTAAAACTTATGACATGGTTTTGATGAAAACAGATTTTAAAGTTAGTATGTTCATCAAATGCGATCAAATCATATTGAAAAATTTTGATACTGTTGAATGCGTTTCAATTAAAACCCTCCAAGAGTCTTTAAACAGAAATGTACAAGTAGAATTTTATAAACAAATTGATTTAGAATCTTATTATGATAGTATAGGATTGAAATCTCATTACTTAGGACTAAAGGATAAGCCTTTTATATACAAATTTGATAAAATGGAGGGCGACTTTTCTTGTAGCGGCTCGCCTTATTTGAAAAACGATAAATTAGTCGCTCTATTGATGGCGTCATTGCCATCTACAAATAAAAACGAAAAAAAGTCTTATGGGTTTCCTATACCAAAAGAAATTTTGGAAAAAATAAAATGAAATCATATAAAACAATTCCCGGTCCTAAAAAATCCCCGAAAGAACATTGTATTGCTTTTGACAAATTAGATGGCTCTAATATAAGAGCAGAATGGTCGAAAAAACAAGGATGGCATAAGTTTGGCACTAGAAAGCAAATGATTGATAAAAATCATAAAGATTTTGGGCAAGCTATAACTGTCTTCATGAATAGCTTATCCGAAGGAATTGTCAAATCTGTTTTAGATTGCAAGGATTATAAGCAAGTTACGCAAATTACTGCTTTTAGTGAATATCATGGCGAAAACTCCTTTGCAGGATACCATGATCCAGATGACAAAATGCGAACCACTTTAATAGATGTTAATATTTACAAAAAAGGCTTTGTACTTCCTAGAACCTTCATCAGAATTTTTGAAGGATTAGACTACCAGAGGTCGTTTACGAAGGCGTTTATAATGATTCTTTTATAAAAGACGTGTATAATGGATGTTACAACGTAAAAGAAGGAGTTGTAGCAAAAGGTCTATTGCCCGGAAGAAAGCCCCACATAGTCTTTGGTTGTCGAAATGTAAAACCAAATCTTGGTTGGAAAAATTGAAATTAAAATCTGAACAAGATGAAAAATATAAAAACATATTAGAAGACAATGTTAGAGAACAACTGTGAAATTTATTATATTTTTAAAAATTTATAAATGTCTTTTGGGGAATTTGATGCTTTAATGACATTGATAGGGATTCCCACATAATACTTTTGTGGATTTATAGTTTCAATGTTGATGTGCTGATGCTCTCCCCATTGAGGATAAATTTTTCCTAATCCAATTGCTATTTCCTTAATGGATTTGGGAGATAGCGAAGCTGTTTCGATTTCGTTTCCAAATACTCTATGCCATTTGAAATTAAAGAATCCTATTTTACGTGCAGTTTGAAGGTCTTCGAATGCATCTACTTCTTCTTGAGAAAAGCCATAATCAGATTTTAGAACTTCGTCCCAAACATGATATTTTTTATTAACAATATCGCTTATGTCTTTTTGTGTTAAATTATGGTTTTTTATTATTTGATGTATGACAGGTTCTTCATGTTGCCCTGAACCATCAAATTCACGTACAATTTCTATTGCCCCATTGTCTTTTATCCAATAACCAAATGGTATTGTGGGGGAGTTTTCTTGTAACCATCCTTTAAAGTCCATATTTTATTTATCAACGTTTAGATCGTTTTTAGAAATGTCTAAAGAAATCAATCTTCTAACTTCCATTAGTATTTGACCAAGCCAATTATTGCCTTCATTTGTTTTGTAATGAACGCCCCAACATGTGTCTTTCCAATGATTGGTTTCTTCTAAATACCTATCGCCAGTATCAATTAGTTTTTGTTTTAAATCTTCATTTCTAGTAAATTTATCGTATACAATAATATCCATAACTCTGTATTTGTGCATGTCCCAATTTGGGATGATGGCGATGGGAGGATTGTTTCTCCAAGCTTTTTTACTGTCTGACTCACTCATTTGCGTAAAAGGCTCTCGATAGTCTCTTAGAAGCTTCGCAGCTTGATAGGCTGTTTCTGACGACGGATACATTAAGCCATCAAAGTAAACTTTTGCTGGATAAAAATTAGATAAAAATCTATAGTATCCAAAAAAAACTTTAATGTTTTCATCACTGTGTTCTGTATATTCTTGCCAGTTTGCCATTTTAAAACCTTTTCGTAAATTTTAATTCATTATACAAAAACAGTTTTGTCTAAGCCATTAAAAATATGGTTTTTAGTTTATGTTCGATTTTCTTTTTAAATGGAAATCGTCACGACCTATTTTAATATCCCAATCATCTGAAAAATATCTATTAACTATTTTTTCGTAGATGTTTTTTCTTCTATTCCTTCTTCTATGCCATCCGTATTCTGTATTTGATAAATAATAATCATGCAATTTTTTCAATTCTTCATAGAAAACATGGGCTTTATTATAATTTAATGGTTTGAATTCTTGTTGTTCTTCTGATCTTAGCAAATTTGAAAAATCTAAATTGGTGTTGTTTAAGCTTTCTGGACCTTTTAAAAATTCTGCAACACTAGCACACCATCGCAGCCATTTGTTTTTATCAAAGTCTTCCGTTGATTCTGGTGGGCTTCCAAGGTTTAAAATATCATACAATGATTTTTCATGACTTGATAAAGGAACTTCTTTTGCATTGTGATTCTTTACAATT